TCCATATTAGCTATTTCTTCATCTCTTATTCGTTTCTCTTCTGCTTCCTTGATCTTTCTTTTCAAAGATAATTCTGCAAATATAGAATCCTCATACGCATCCGATAACGAATCGCATTCAGACAACCACTCACCGTAATTCTTCCAATTAGGTAATCCAGCATAATTTCTAAACTCTGTATCATCACAAGGTGTTCCTCTAAATGATGATTGACTATAACTTAACTGGAAGTTCAGACAAATGAAAAGTATTACGGTCATATGTAAAATACCAAACTTCATTGTTCATTCTCCTATGATATAATTTAGTTCCATCAAATTGCCATTCATTATCTTCATCAGGTATTCCCAAATCAAATGTAACAATGACATTCCTAGTACGACCTAAAACAGAAAGTGGATGTGTGGGCCAACTTTCTGTTCCTGTTGATTCAAATTGTTTTTCTGCGTACAATTCTAATTCTTTCCAAATCTGATTAGTAAAATCCTTCTCAGTTCTAAGTTCTGCTAATTCAATTCTTCTCTCATATCTTGGTATAGCCACAGCACTCATAATACCAATAATCAGAATCACTATCATCATCTCGAATAAAGTGAATCCTTTGCTCATTAAATCTCTCCGACTACATATTCATTTAATGATGGGCTATCAAGATCTATATCTTTAATAACAATTCTTTTAGTTATATATCCCGTAGCACTTGTATCATCATCCCAATAATAATTATATGGATTCTCATTTGAATTATAAGGTAAATCACCAGAGAATAAATCATCTGGTGTTCTGCCATCTTCTAAAGTTACTTCTCGATATGTGGAATCAAGTAAAGTGTTTTCCGGCTCAGGTGGGAAATGTGGATTACCTTGCATATGAGTTACATAATGATACTGCATAAAAGTATTCTTTATGGTTTCCATATCTGATAAATTTGCTTGCTTCTGTGCTTTGTTTATCACTTTATTGTAAGTGGGGACAGCCACCGAAGTAAGTGTCCCCAACAGTACAATTGTTACGACCAACTCTGCCAAAGTATATCCGGCTGAGTTATTCATTGTTAGACTCCTATAAGTCTTCCCTAGTGCCAACTGATCCTACAGCGGCATCATCACCGGTTTGTGTGCCGGCATCATACGCCCAACCATGACGTGTATTATCATTACGTTGGTGTGTTATCGTTGAATCACTAGAATTGTAAGTCCATTCCCCATCTTCATCAGCATCTTCGTTTGCTGTTGAATACTTTTCTGGTTTCTTCGACAGTGCATCCCACGGATTCGTTGGCCAAGACCTACGACCATTTGCGATTAACTGTTCTACAGCATAAGTCTCCAGTCCAGCTTTGATAGAAGATATCACTGCTTCTTCTGCAGCCTCTTCAGCAGCCTCAACAGTTGAAGCATATCTAGGAATAGCAACGGCAGCAAGAATACCTAAAATGATTGTAACCATTATCAATTCGATAAGGGTGAATCCTTTGTTATTCTTCATTGTCATTCTCCTTATTGTGAATTACGGGGTTAAAACTTTATGTAGTTCTGATGGATTTTCAGCATCAGCTATAATCATACAAGGTGCTTGAGCAGATGAACCACTACCACTTCCTGGAATCACAAGATAGATGTAAGCACCATCCTGAAACGGACTTGAGATACCTTGATTACCAAAATTTGATTTCATATCATTTGCACCATCTACATCGAATCCAACATCTACCTGATGACTATTATCAGTTGGATTAATACTCATCCAATCACCAGCAAGTGCATCTTCATCTGTTAGTGATGTTGAAAACACATATACATAATCATCTAATGTAGCTTCGTAATGAGTTTGATCCTTCAAAATAGTTTCCAAATATGTTTCCAATGCAGCATCTGTAAGAGTGCTATCTGGAAGATCAAATCCACCCACTTTAGAGTCATACTTAGATTGTCCTGGAAATCTTCCACGACCTTCTTCAGACACTTTAGCGTTGTAGAAGTTGTTAGCCGCTGTCTTGATTTTGTCAAGTGTAGCGATTGTTTGTTTAGCTTTAGCACCATCACCAACTCCACCAAATTTTGGTGCAGCAGTTGAAGCTAAAGTACCCATCATCGCAGTAACAACAGCGAATTCAGCAAGTGAATTACCTTTGTTACTCTTTATTTTTTTCATTAGGTTTATGAACATTTCAGTTCTCCTTAGTTGGTTATTAATTACCTATATAATACAATAACTGTACCAAAGTATTCAAATTGGTAAAATTAGTTGAAAATTAATTATTTTGTAACTATTTGTTATGTATGATGTATATATTTGTTACTATTGTAACATTAAAATACATCACTAGATTTTACTTTTTCGATAGCATCCTTAATATCATCTGCAGAAACATCTACTTCACCATTCATATCGGCTTTCCAAGTCTCTTTCTTTGAACCACCAAAAAATAACACTACAGATGGATAATTTCTTAATCGTAATTTCTTACAAACCTTTTTAGTATCTTCAGACTTAACAGTAATTATTTTCGCATCCTCATGCCCCTTGACATTCTTTAATATACTAGCATCTATTTCATTTCCTTGCCACTCGGAAGTAAACTTTACTACTACAAATCCGGTTCCAATTTTGTCTTTAAAATTCTTATCCGTAACTTGTGCAGTTAATGTAGATAAGAAAAATATTAATCCAATTAAATATTTCATAACTATTCCCTATTTATTTCTCTTCTTAGCTACTTGAACTCGAAGATCTTGTATCGTTTTTTCTGCATCGTCCAATCGTTTCAATACTTCATCCATATCATCTTGAAGTGTTCCGACTTGACTCGTATATTGTTCATATGAAGTTGGCCAGTTATAGCCTGGAGCCTTTGATGGATACTCTCCTTCATATAAAGATTGCAACGATGGTAGTTCTTTTGCTTCTTGTATATCTGCCTGTAACATATACCACATTCCAACCAAAGATGCTATACCTGTTGCAGCTGCAATTATTGTTTGTACTGATAATGTGAACTTAGTACGTTCACTTATTTCTACTGACTCTTTCGCCAACGGGCCTTCTATCTTTTCAGATATCTCTTCTTGACGATCTTCATGACCATTTTCATCTGTACTTCTCATTATAACTTCTGTTATATCATTGAGTGTACAAAACTCTTTAGCTACAAGTATCTCTCCAAGTGTTCTTTTATCGCCCTTTACTTGAGCTTGTAATGCTAGATTTAATTGTCGTTTAGTAATGATATCTTCATCACAAAGCAATCTTCCTATTTTAAGACCCCCATTCATTATAATCCTCGTTTATTCAATAAATTTTTTTGTTTTTGTTTCTTTTTTTTAATTTGATTTGCAGTTCGACCATTTTCTGCTAACCACTTATTAGCTTTTTGACGTTTCCATTTTCTTTGTTTAGCATTTTTATTTGGCATATTAAAATTCAAACCCCACAAATTGATAATTCAAACCCACTTTAAAATTATAAGCAGGCTTATCCCAATAATAAAGATAACTGCCTTCAGCAAAAACTCCAAGATTCTCCTGCACCTTCATACCGATAATTGCACCAAAATCATAATCATTCCACTCCATCCACATCGGTTCCATATACATCATCGTGTGTGGTTCCATACCTTTCTCTAAATGCTCTTTATAATGTGCAGCATTGTGATAAGAATATTTGTCATGTCCGTAATGATATGGCATCCAATTTCCCCAACCATGAAACCACCATCTATCCCCATAATGATAATAATCAACACCAATTATAAGTGATGTTTCCCTCTGATATCCTAAATCTTTTACAAGTCTATCCATATATTCTTCTAACATACCTGGAAAATAATATAAGAAAAATTCTCTATCTGTCCAAGCTACTATCTCACCATCTGGATTCAACCACATATAATCATATCCAAGGAATTCCCCATTACCACTAAAGAAAGGACCATCACCCGGAACAGAAATCCAAGAATCTGACGCTGGATCAAAATATACTAATTCTCCTGGATGGTAATGAAATGCTGAATCAACCGCATACCACCTTTTATCATCCCAACCAAAAGCATTTTCTACAAAATCCCACCAAGAACCTCTATACCAAGTAGTATCTAAAACCATAGCATCAAAACCATAAACTGGATGTTGTCTATGTTTAGCACCCACACTAATGGATAATTTATTATCTAAAAAATTAGGTGACCACTTTATCCTTAAATCACCATGCCTATATTCTACTTCTTCTAACCCTAGCTCTGTATATCCTACTTTACCTACAATCCAATCACCTATATATCTTAACCAATATTCTTGATTAATATAGTCATCACCCCATATTCGTCCTTGAGTCCATTTAATTGAATACTCCCAACCCCTTACAGGCCCTATTGTAGCATTCTTATTAGAATTTTGTTCCGAACCATCATACCAAGTTCCACCAACACCAGCATTCTTAACACCCCTCTTTGGTTCATAATTAAATCTACCGATTTTTCTCAATCCAAACGATCTTTCAAAATTTGGTTCTAATTCTCTTTCTTCTCTTTCAACTTCTAAATCACCAGTAACAAATCCTCCGATAATAGCAAACCTATCATCTTGATGTCTTGGGGAGTTTAAACTGAAGCTAGCATAAGCAGTTGAATACTTAAAAAAGTCTGATACAAAATTTTGACTGAATAGTGGTGTATATAATAATAAACTAACTATGATTTTCTTTAACATTTGACTCTCCAAAATTACATTATAACTATAAATATTTATTTATTTAAGTTAATAATCCATTCTAACAAAAAATCGCATAGGTATTTGTGTTGATTTTGGTATGGGTTGGGATAATCTTGCATGTGCCATTAACTCATTATTATCATCATATAACCCCACTTCGGTAATATAATTAGGCCAATAACTTGAAGTTAAATTATCTTTTAAAGACCCCTGCCCGTGAATGGGAAGATAAACAGATTCACTAGTAACAGGATGGATAAAGGGGCCTCTACCCCCATTTTCTTTAAAGATAGTCATATTTTGAGTATTATTAAAATCATTTGGTTCAATTCTACATACATATTCATAAGTCTTTATATCTAAACTTCCTTGAAATTGAACATCATAATTACCAGTAGTAACCTCACTATAATTTATAACACCGCCTGGATTGGTATCATCACTTGAACCACTCCATGATCCTGTTTCAGTTATTGTGAATACTCCAGTATCATAAAATATATTTCCAACATAATTTTTTGATGATGATGGATTATTACCAGCCCAAGTTTCGTTGTCCGCAGAGTCAACGACACTTCTAGAATCTACAGCATTTGTTGAATATAAATTACCATTTGAATCATCAACAATCTTAATTTCTTTTGCAGTAGAATTATCAGTAAGAATAAAACTTCCTTTTTTTATTTCATCTCCAAATAAAGATTGTGATATAAATCCGACAGAACCAGTTTCGTAAAATTTATTTAAATATATATTCTGACCATCTAATCTATTACCAACAGTAGGATATGAATTAAATAAAGGATTTGTTTGTGCTATATCAGAACCACTTAAATAAAAATTTATACGAGAAAAATTATAATAACTAGAAGAAATTGGTTCATTTGAAGCCGACAGAAATTGATATCTGGTTATATTGGCTTGACTTAGGGATTGTGTTTTGTGAGCTCTAAATAAATAGGTGTTTACTTGACCTTCAGTAAAAAGCCTTCTTCCTTCCGGCATAAGATCACTTAATAAGTCAATCGTACTTTAACGATTGCCTCTGAACTAAAGTTTTTATTCAATGGAGAACTTATTCTTCCAATTGCCATTAATTCTCCTGTATTATCATATAATCCAACTTCACTTAAATATGTTTGTGGATTTGCTACCATATCATTATGTCTTATTTTATATTGAGAACCACTCCAAAATGTTACATTATTAGTAAGATTAAATTCATTAGCTCTAGCTCTACAAAAATAATCATAAATATATTGCTGTTCTTCTGAACGCATTGTCTGTGAAGAAGATATCATACATGCTGCCAACTTTCCAGCATTATCGGCTGCATTATCATCACTTCCAGTATCTGGATTTACCCCAACCCCAACAAAAGTAGCAAATGGATCAGCTGCTTGTTGATAAGCGGGTTTACCTGGCAACGAAGAAGAAAGAGCATTTGCACTCAATACAACCAATCCAGCATCAGGATAAAACTTACCATATTCACGAGTATCTGAAGCATATAATGTACCAGCAGAACCAGACTTTACAGAATATCTTGGACCAAATGGAGAGCCTGGAGCTTCTGGATCATTATTAACACTATTATCTGTTAAATTTAAAGTTTTACCAGTACCATTTGCTATCGAACCACTCAATGATATTGTCCAAGTTCCAGGATTCAACCTATCTTTCATCTGAAGTCTTTCAGCAACAATAAAATAACAATCAGATTGTGTTACTGGATTTGTACTATCTGTACCATCAGCTATCAACCAACCAGCACCATCTCTTAATTTATCTGATGATGGTTCTACTAAATTATAAAATCCTTTATATATAGCCTCTGTTGAACCTACTTCATTTGCAGCATCAGCATTACTACCACTACCACGCATATGTCCATAAGCTACAGTAAAATGATCTGTGGAACCATATTGTAAATTATAATAATATTCTTTTTGTGTAGCAGATAAAGAAGCAGTTTTTATAGTATTTGCAGCTACAGTACCAGTACCAGCACTTCCAAAAAAACCATTCGTAACAGTAATTTCAGTTATCACTACATCATTTTGTGGATTTATACTTTTTAACATATCAATTCCTATTCATTAAGTATTAGAAGTATTTGATTCTATAGTTACAGTACAAAAGGCCGGAGCGGAACCATCTCTACGAACTTCAACACCAATTACTTTCTGTGCAGTTATTTCTCCAGCCCTAGCATTCAAAGTCAAATCCGGACCACTTACTTGATAAGGAAAAACATCTGGACTATCAAAAGGAGAAGTTATTGTAGAATCATCATTTATTATCAAACCCCTAGCATCTAAAATTCTAAATGTATAGCTGGGATTTTGTACTATAGGCACAACAGATGCAACAATAGTAATTGGTTGACTTGTAAACCCTTCTCCACCTGATGCATTTGTTTTTGAAATTGTTTCTGTAGTATTTTGTAAATTTATATATGAATAAGTTTGTACATTTCGTTGTCCAGTTCCCCAAAGTTTTGATCTCATAAAAACCAACTCATGCGGTACAGCTTCCATTTGTGGTAATGAAGTTATTGCTGAACCATAAGCAGAAGAACCATCGGGGTGATTTGGATTATATAAAGTATAATCCACTCCAGTATCACCGAATGCGAATTGTGTAATTCCAATTGGCTGACCTTCTGCTAATTTCCGTCTGCCAGCCTTTGTTAAAATAGCGTCAACTATTACTGTATCATTATCAAGTAAACCCATAATATCTTTCCCTGTTTGTTAATAAATATATCCAAAAAAAGTTTTATATATCTATTATGTTATTTTCAAAGCTCTACCTTCACCAGATACCGTTGTTGTATAAGCTGATGAAGTAAATTGTGTATCTAAACCCATTGGATCTTTTGTTGGATTAGTTCCATTGTGTTGAGTTCCTTTGTAAATTAAATTAACCAAAACATCTTTATTAGTTCTTGCGTTCATAAAATGATTTGATGGATAATAAATATTACCCTCAGAAGAACTAAAGTAACTTGTTCTACCAACCATTCTCCCATCTATTGAAGAATTTTCTTGATATAAAGTTAAATAACTATATCCCTGACCAGAATCAATAAAATTGCGATTATAAAAATCTTTAAATTCATCATGTTTATTATTCTTTTGTCTAACTCCTGTTGTTCTACTAGCAGTTATTGGTATATAAAGTTCAGTATCACCTATAGTTGGAAATGTAAATCTATCCTCATAACGATAAGTATTATAAGTACTACCAGTTCCAGGATTTGCAGATTTAAACCAAGTTTGATTTGGACCCTTTCCATGATTTTTATAAAACTCATTCTTTGAACCTAATAAAAGATTGGTGAAATTGCTTGGTATTAAATCATAAACATTCTCTCTATATGAATTTGTTAAATCTACAGTATTTAATGAAACTGCATTCGATTTAATGGAAACTGTTTCTGAAGAAAGAGAATATATAGTATTACTTTTTATTTCTGCAGATTTAATTTTATCATTTAATGTGGAACTGATAGTTAATTCTTCTGTTCCCGCCAAAACAGTTCCTTCTTTATAATTATTATTTAATGTAGATGATAGTGTTAACTCTTCATCGGTTACATCAACAATAGCATTTTTTACATTATTATTGAGAAATGTTTCTATATTTAATTTAGCAAAACTTGCACTACCAACAACTTGATTCGGATTTAATTCAGTTTGTAATTTTGGATTTTTAAATTTATTTCTATACAATACATCATTCATTATATCATATGAAAAATTTAATTGTGTATTAGCCGGCATAAGTTCTTCAAGAACATCAACATCTATTAAACTAACAAAATTTTCTACGCTACTTAAATTACTTTGTACATCTACAGTAATCTGTGAATTTCCTATTAATGATTTTCTTAATAATAATAAATCTCTATAAATATCAGATAATGTTGTATCATAATCTCCTATATGATTTTCCAAACTAAAATCAGGAATCATATTAAAAATTAATGAATCTATTGCATTAACATATGATAAATTTGTACCAAAATTATTTGAAAAAATTCTACCAGGAGTTCCATCATAAGGTTGTGTCAAAGAATCAAAAAATGGATTTAAACTTCCTTGAGAATATAATTCAGGATAAAGATTCATCATATTATTATTTAAAACATCACCAACACCACGAACAACAAATACATAAAAAGTCTGTTCTGTAGTTACAGTTCTAAAATTTAAATTATCTTGAGTTGTAAGTAAATGAGTATAATCCTGTACATTTAAAGGATTTGCATCATTAATAGTTAAAGATGCTAAATCAGAATTTGTATCTGAATTTATATATCCTTCATTTAATTTATAACGATATATTATATCAGAAAAAGAAGCTGTTATATGACTACTAACCGTACTTTCATAATTCAAAATATGTTGTTTAAATTTTGAAGAACTTAAATAACCACTCCAACCCCTAACCTCTGCAATTGAACCAGTTAAAGTTTCACCAATTAATAAATTTTGAGATCTTGTACCATCAGCTGCAATACTACCTGAATTTCTAAAATTCCTATTAGCCCTTTTCGCCATAACTTTACTTATACCATTACCGATGGATGAAGATACCGACATACTAACTATGTGATAATTGGTTATCGCGTCATCATCTTTTCTACCAACAAACATCTGATAAGATTGACTTAATGGGAATCCATCTTCAAAATCACTTCCAGAATTTCTTTGTAAAATTAAATTATAGATATTATCCCCAAATAAATTATCTATTAATGGTGTCTCCATACTAAAATGTGTAGTACCACTTCCATTCGCTGTCCTATTCAATCGAAATTGAATCTTACCTTTTGTTGTAGAAGTATTATGTTCTGGTATTAAATTTATATTCCACAAATCATTATTAGAACCACTTAATCTCATCAAAGATTGTGTTACATTACTCGTCGGTTCTTCCGCATTAAAAACTAACTCCAAACCATTTGGTTCAGAACCACTGCAAAACCAATCAACACCAAATCTATTATTTCCAAAGTTCGCAGAACCAGAACTAACATTTAGCATCGAAAATGGTTTTATACTTTCAACAAATGTAATACTTCCAGTAGTTCCCCCTAATCCATCAAGTAAATCTTGTGCATCATTTGTAATTACAGTTGGATTATGTTCTTGTACAGAACCACCATATTCTCTTAATCCAAAAGAATCAGCATTAAAACCATATATATTTAATAATGATTTTATTGATTCTATAGAACCTTTTGTTTTGTAAATATAAATTAAATTATTTAATATTTTTTTCCAAGTTGCATCTATTGCATTTTTTGACCCTATTTCTTCTGTTTTATTTGTCTCAATATAATCAGACAAACTACTTGACATAGAAGAAATTAATTTCCAACCAGAACTATCAGCTATAACTGGCAATAAATTATTTGGAACAGTATTTGGATTTTTATATCCCAATTTATAAAAATTTAAATAATTGTCTATATAATTTCTCAACAAATCAAATTCTTCCCCTAACATATTTACAAAATCACGAAGAGTTTTATGTTGATTATCTTCTCTTAAAAAGGAAGGTAAATTATTAACTAATGAATGTATATTATCATTATCATAAAGTGAAGCCGAACTTAATGTTCCTGTATACCAACTATTCCATTCAGTTGAACCAGCATAACTACCAGATGGTGGTCTATAAATTGGCGAAAATGGATGAGTGTTTGTTGGATCTTTATAAGTCACTCTTACATCACTCACATATGTTTCATAATTACCATTTTCTTTAATTCTTATTGGAAACAAATCTCCTTGTGGTAATACAGAACCAGTAACTTTTGTGAATGGATTCATCAATCCTTTTTCATCTACACGATTTGGAAAAAAATATGGAGTATGTTGACCAGAAGTATCCAATATACCATAAGCAAACCCATCACCCACACTTCCACTTATTGATGCAGATATCACATTTGAGCCCGATAAAATTTCGTAATCTTCATTAAGTTCAGCAACAGGCCAGGATATATTAATTATATTTTTATTTTCTACTGGTCTCCAATAATTTTGTTGAGCTTTAATAATATATCTTTTATATTCAGAACCAGTTGCTGTTGGATTTAAGAGTGTAGAACCACTAGCAGCTTCTTCTGGTAGAGTAACATTCTTATTATAAGTAAATTCAGATAAGGATCCATTACCATATATTACATTTGAAGATGAGTTTTCAGTAATCAAATCATAAGTTGCATCCGAAGCTCTATCACCACTTAATATAAAAGATAAATAAACCCAATTATTAGTATTATAAAATGGTGGTTCTGCTACATCATAAATATTTGTAAACATATGTAATGGAGCATTTGAACTTGTAAAATGATGTATCTTATCAAAACCATCAAAATCTACACTACTTGTAACAAATCCAAACTTATTATCAAAATTACTTCCAGCTAAATTAACACCAAGTCCTGGAGCTGAAGCAGTTGAATAATTTTGACCATCAGTATAGAGAAACCTTTCATAAGAAGTAAAATTACTTTCAATCTCCTTTATATCTTTAAATAATTTTTTTCTTTTATTTTTTATATCAACACTACTACTCAGGTGTAATGTAAATGTTAAACTCCTATATAAACCTTCTAATTCTACAGCCTTATCTTTAAAGTTTTCTATCTTCGATACTGCTGATCCGAAATATATATGATTTTTAAATTCAGAATAATCTATATTTAAATTTAAATCTTTTTTATCTCTTTTAAAATCATCAATTATTCCTCCACCAAATGAGCCAGTAATTGTACCGTAAGATTCATAACCTACATCATTCAAAGTTTCTTCTGGATCACCGCTAACATCTACTTCTAATGCTTTAGCTCTTATTGCTAAACTTTCAACATCAGCTAAAAATATTTCTTGAGTTTGTGTCGGTAGAAATTTTCTTACAATTTTAAAATCTTGATATAATCTTCCTATTTGATTTGATAACGGATTATTTAATTTAAAAATTAAAGTTGGATTGGGTTGTCCCTGTAAGTTTTCGGTTTCATAATCTTCCGGAAATATATGTGTAAACCTATCTTCAGCAAATGAATTTATAGGTATATATTCATTATCTGGTAATTCAATAAACCCATCGAATCTATACTGTCCATCATTATCATGTAATACAGCATAAGTAGTTGAAATAAATGATTCATTTGATACAACGCCCTCGTCTTTACTTCTTACTCTTATCTCTTTTCTAGTTGAAGAAACCTCATCAATATATGTAGCAACCTCTATTCTTTGTATAAAATCATATTGTAATTCATAATCACCTTGAAAAAATCCACCCTCATCAAGCTTATCATTTGGTTTTAATATTATGACATCTTCTCCCCCTCTTTTAATATAATAATCTTTATCTTCTTCTAATACAAAACTATCCCGATAAATTCCATTACTATATACTGATAACTTTATTTTAAAATCCGGTTCAAATACTGGTAAAGTGCGTGCCTCACTTCCAGAAATTACTGACATAACATCAGAATTATATGTGTATTTAATATCCATTAAAATGCTTGATTATCTATATTTGTTTCTACTTGTGGTGTATTCATAATTCCTTTTTTTCTAATCGGTTTTTCTTTTTCTTTCTTTTCCAATTCATAATCGCCAATCAGAACTGCAGTTTTATTAGTTCCTGTTGTATTACTCAAGGTTATAAAATCTCTTTTTTGTGAATTTAATTCCAATGAAGTCTCTCGTTTAAAATAGTTATCAGTCTTATCTATAAATATATTGGTTATCAAACTATTATCTTCTCCACTACCTGTGGCATGAAAACTTCCAGTCATATCACCCAATCTTTTTACCCCCCTAAAATTTCTCACAGTACCCAAATCAATTTTGCCAGGATTCTTTCCAAACATACCATCATTATATTTTTTTAGAAAATCATCAGTAGAATTTTTTGATAGATAATCATCTCTACTGTATAAATCATACTCATTTATTTTTTTTGAACTTATTATATATTTAGAATCTTCACTCAATCCACCAATTATTGCTTGATTCTCTTTAACTGGCAAAAAATTAAACTCTGTACCACCGAATATTTCAAAATCTTGTATTGTTATATTTCCATCATTTATTATAATATTTTTTGTTAATAATGACATTTCAACTAAAAATTCCTGATCGGCTGTATATCTATATACTATTAGTTTAATTCTTTTTATACCAGAAGTTGTATAAGTATGTTTAGATATATCTTGTATTGGTTTACTATTAAGTTGATTTAAAACAAAAATTTTAGTATCATACTCACTAATCCCCTCTGAACCACTTATAAAAAATTCTGAATAATGATCTTCTAATTGTATATCTTTAGATACTTCTTCTTCATCACCCCATTCTTGCACATAATATCTATAAACACATTCTTGTGCGCTCATTGAAGTACACTCGAGTGTAGAATCACTTTCGTTTAAATATGTATGTATATATTCACCAATACCTGGAAAATGTTCTGTATAAGTTTTTTCTGTTGCTAAAGTATTAGGATATGATGCTACTGTACCATCTATATATAAATCTACATTTAAATTTACTTCTACTGGATATGATGTTTTCATATATAATGATGATGTTACATTGTAATTTAAAAATGGCTCTTCCTCCACATTTACTACATTAACCACATAAGTTGCAGGTGAATGATTTACTGCATATGTATTTTTTCTATTATAAAAAGGGAAGTTTAAATTCCCCCCCAATTTACTAGCTTCAATTATATTTTGATCCATATAAGTTTTAATTAAATTTGAATTAGGATGAACATCAAATAATTGTAATTTGTCATCATAAAAATCAAATAATAAATCACTTTCCTGTATATTAATATCACTGGAGATCACTGGAGGGAATACACCACCATAAGATATATTTCCAGCATAATCATATTTTAATATAGGAGAATTTGTTGTTGAATAACCAGATCCTCCTATTGTTTCTTCTTGCATAGCTATATCTAAATAAGGTCTATCCCAATCTAAAATTTCTTGATAAATTTCTTGTCTTTTTGTGAATACCCAATTTTTATCCGTCCACCACTGCCAACCCCCATACATACTATCAGTACTATTTACTCCGAAATTATGATTGTAATTAACAACCCAAGGAGTTTTTAATTTAAATGAACATAAACCAAATTCATCAACTAATCCGTTGTCAGACTCAGCTGTTGAATATTTTGAAGCAAAAAGAACATTAATAGTTAATCCATCATCATTAAAATTAAAATCTACTGGAGTTCTTCCAATAAATTTAGCATTTACAAAATCACCTTGAGTATAACTCTCATATGTAAAATGATAGTTATCAACTGAAGCATCTTCCGGAACAGAACCTTTGATAGTCTGAAAATTTTCTGATGTTGAATACCAAAGTGGATTATCAAACATTTCATTATCTTGTTCAAAAATCATCAATGGAAAATGTCTATTTAAAACATTATGCCAATCAGGAAATGCATAAAAATCATGCTGAATTCTATCATCAAATTGTTGATTAACAACTGATGGGGCTACTTTTTCTAGTAGAAAAGGCACCATTCTATCCGCGTATCCAATCTGCCCTAATCCATGCTCACCTATATTGTTCGGGTCGGCTAAATTTCCCCCCTCATTCTCAGGAGTACCAGCAGCACCTTTGCGATAATCTAAAAAATCTGGAGATGGGCCGTTACCAACAAAATCAGTTCTATTTAAATCAAATGGATTATGTAAATCAATTTGTATTATAGTAGCATCAGCATTACAAGCATATTTCCTATCACCATCATACGCCCCGCCTGCTGCGTCGGTGACTTCCCAACCGGTTGTTCCACCACATAATATATAAAGTTTATTTCCATTATCCCCAAATTTAATTTTATGTGGTTTGCTTGGTAAAGCTGAAGAGTAAAATGCTCCAGGGCTTGGATAGTCAATATCACCCCCACCATTAACTTCCATCCATGGAAACAAATCCCCCTCAGTCTGAGTATTTAATCCCCATGGGCCAAAATAAAAAGTACCAGCACCCCAACCAGTTGTAATCACACCTGCCCCCTCAGCCGGTGGATTAAAATTATTAAATGGAATTTCCAATAATATCCATTGTCTAGGCCAATATCCCGCATCCCCCATAATATTATTATTCAGAAAGTGTTCCATCGTTTCTATCAATAAAAATAATTTATTCCCATCATCAGAAAAAGCAAAAGCAGTACACACCGTATTAAGTTTTAATAGATTAGTGCTATACAGACTTGTGTGGTGAAAATTGGTAAGTTCAGTTTGAACAAATTCTTCAACCAGATCAAAAGCATATTCTTCAGTTAAATTAGAAGAGTCCCAACCAGAACCAGCCAGCTTTGTATAATGATGAATTTTATTTTTACTTATAGCAAACATTTCAGTATCAGATTTAATCCATGTATCTCTAAACCAATCAGCACCCATATTATAATCAAACCCAAATCCTTCGTGTACTTCTGGTAAAGATGGCAAATTTTGATGATATGGATATGGATTTTGTAAACCTAATATATCATTTTGTCTTGTTTCAGATCCAAATGGGATAGATCCTAAAGATATCCAATATTGTGCATTTTTACTTTTGTAATCTTCCCAATTACCCAAACTAAATTCTTCCAAATTATCAAAACCTATCCCATTTAATTTATCATCTACATCATGATAAATTCCTGGTTTATCAGGATTTGGGAAATTATCGTATTTTATAAATCCCATTAAAATGCCTGTTCAGTATTTTTCTTCATTAACAGCTCAATATTATCTTTTTGTTTCTTCTCAACTCTTATAGTATCATCAAGCCCAACAATAAAATCAAAAGTACCAATAATTTCAAATTGTGATGTCCTATCAATCAAATCATCAACTGTATCTTGATTAAAATCAATATCTAAAATTAAATCATCATCTACTTCATTTAGATTTGTAATTGGTGCTACTATATCATCACCATCCCAAGAAAATTTACTCCCATAAAATCTTTTATCTGGCTGATTTACAAAATGACCATCACTCCCAGTATCATTCATAAAAATACCAACTTTATTTATTTTAGGTAATGCTGGCCATTTATTATTAACCCAATCTTGTGTAGCAGATTCATCTATGGTATATTCTTTAAACTCATCAACCAAAGCCTTAGAGCCTGATATTGGTTCTCTAAAGACATCATATTCAATTCCTTCTTTCTCAGTCCAACTCCACTCCTTTGGAATTATATTATTCCAATCGAAGCCACTATCATCATTTTGAAAACCCAACTGCTTCCACATTGGTTGTACACCATTATATACTTTACAACTACCAACATCTACATTATTCAAACCTGTAGTTTTTAATATATCACCATATTTTTTTGATATATAATTATTATGTATTAAAGTTTCTCCATCATAAATAGGATCAGTATAATCATCTAAATGTATATTATATAGATTACTATCAAATTTCATAATAGTATTCAATATATTTATTTTATCAAATTCATTGTATTCCTTTAACTCAACCATCGGTATTTTCAATTCTTTATTCATATTATATCCAGCAAGCATTAACATTGTTTTAAAATATGCTGAGTTTTCTTTATATCCACCAACCATAGCAAAGTTTTTATTTTGAAAAAATGGAGAATCATATGCATCTGATTGATTAACTATTATGTTTGATTTAAATTTTTCCCACGACTTTATTTTTTCACCACCCCAAGATGTACCTGTTTCTTTTAGAAAAATTATAGCATTAATAATATAAAATCCAGGTTTTTCATATACATGATTAAATACATCTATCCCATCATATAATAGTTTTGGTTTACTTACAAAATCTTTTGGTGTATTATCACCCCAATCCAAATTTGTTATATAGAATTCTGATGCCATCTTACTGCAACCCGTACATAGCCTTAAACGTTACATCCCCAGTTACATTTTGTATTATTGTTGTTTGCATATTTGATTCAAATAGCGAATCATCAAAATTACCAGCTCCAGATACAACATTCCAACCCATAAAGTTATACCATTCTATTGGATCACTTCCTAAAACTCTTCTTGGAGTAGTTGATAAAGTTAAACTATTACCCTCAGCAACACCATCAAAGTTAATATGGTATTGGGATGGTGGGAATGTTATCAATCCAGGATGATAAGTACTTCCCTCATAAATCACACTATAATATCCATAATCCCACCACTCATCAGGATCCGGATCAGTAATCCACTGCCCATCACAGGTAACATTAATATTAAAGTACACCGTTGGTTCAACCTCAACATAATTAGCTACTAAATTTATATGCCCCGTTGAATTTGCCTCAACTACTACATCGGTGGATGTATTACCATTGGGAAAATTTACATTCTGCGCCGTAGTGCCGCTGCCCACCACCCACTGGTTTAATTGAAAATCTCCACCCGGTTGTGGACTACCGAAAACATTAAAAGTCCAACTAGTAACTGGTTCACCTAACTCATCCGTATCATCTACAGAACCCACATAATCCGGTCCAGATGGGAATCCCCAACCTGGTGGATTAGCTGTATAATCAACAGTTAATGCAGCACCCTCTTCTTCTTGATCGTAATCATCCCCTCCCATGTAAAGCCAATGACCAATAAAGGTGGTGTCGCCAGTTATATTAAATATTTTAAATCTAGAATATGCTGCAGTCTCTACCCAATTATTTTGTGTAATTGGAATTTCTATTGTTGGATCAGTTGAATCGTGGACATGATCTTGCCAATCAATACTAAGCATAACTTGAGGGTGAACATTCCATTTATGTTCATCAACCCACTCATCACTAAACATAGATGAAACACTTATATTTATATTGTTATACGATCCCCCATTAACATATAATCGATCAAATACTTCATATTGTTGCCTTCCAGAAAAAGAAACAGTAACCTTTGCAGTACTATTATGTGGAAAAATTGCCCCATGACCAGTTAAAGGTATTGAATCTGCATTCTCAACACCTACATTTCCAGAAACATTCTGAGTAGGATCAGACATTACTTCATATGCTGTTGGAACCAACCAACCTTCTCCAATAAATTTCCAATGATACAAAAGTTCTTCATCATTAGTATACTCTTCAGGATCAGTTGCTAACCAAGCATAATACAGTCTACCTTCAGCCCCAGACCAAAGATCAGTCCGATAAATATAAGGAAGAGCATCGGTTGGTGATAAACTTGACGCGGCCCACACCGGCTGTCCTATAATTCGTGGATCTGAAGTTGTATCTTTCGCACCAACATTAAATAATTCTGTAGGGGGATAATATGGGTTTTCACCATCACTTTGCGGATCGCTGTCAAAAACTGGTCTATCTATATGTGGATTAAAATATGTATTTGTTGGTCTTCCAGGCTCTCTCTTAACGAGCTTTAAACTTACTTTACCTTCAGTTGTTGCTTCATATTCCTCTCTTTGTAAATCTTTATCATAATAAAAACACAATGGATAGGATTTATCATCTTTAACTTTAAATGCTAATGCGTCAACCGAAAAAGATTGTACTGATGGAATTATAAAGTCCACATCATCACCATATACTGATGGGTAAGCTTCGGATGAAGTTATCAATGAATCAGCTAATTGTAAATTTTCATCACTCATTTGTGATGTGTATGTTATTTCATCAAAAGTTTGTTTTTCCCAAAAATCTCTATTGTTTTCAATATAAGTTCCTAAAGGAAATCTGTTATCATAAATAACTGGAGTTGTTATATTAGGATTGGTTGTTGAGAATAAATAATCTCTACCCTGCCATGGCTGTCTAACTATATCATAATAATCCAACACTTGCTGAACTTCTGGTTTAGTGGTTGTAAAATTAAATTGAATATCCTCATCAAAAACTTCATGAAAAGATGTAGAAACTATGTTTTCCGAATAGTATGTGAGGTCTAGTCTTTCAACACTTTCAACTGTTTCTGTTATTATGTCTTGAGTATAACCTATAGAATAGGTTGCCGGCGAATAATCTGATATTCTATATCCAACTTGTGTAATATTCTCTGAATCCCCGAATCCATTAAAAGGACTTTCCCAAGTGCTTAATTGTTCAGTAGTTAATTCTAATTCAAACCAATAAGGATTTGTAGTATCTGGTGGTTGTACTGGCCATTCATTAACTACTCCATCAAAAATTTGTGGGCTTTCCAATTGGAAAGCATTTTGTATAGATGTTGGTATAGGTATTTCTATATGATAAGTGCTTCCAAGAACATAATCCCACCACGAGTTATTTTCAGAATTATTGTCCGAATCTGCGAATGGACTAAACCAAGCCCTTCGTACAATTTCTGCTCCTGGTCCAGAAATCCACACCCAGCCATACATCGGTGGCGTTGTCATGTTATTTGGATTAACACCACCCCCATAATATTGCCCATTAGTTAGCCATTGATAACCCCAAAGATTTCCACCAGAATCAGTAAAATATTCCGGATCCCATGGACCTGCGGATGGGTATGTTCCAGGAGGTGTAGTGCCCGTCACCCACATCCACCCGAATACCGGAGGAGTGGTCAGATTCCACTCCTCCCCCTCTGGTACATCATAACCAGCCGCCCCATTAGTTAACCACGCATATTGCCATGTATTACCATTATTATCTACAAATTGTGTTGGTTCTTCCCAACTTGGATTTTCAGGTAAATCACCAACTGGAGCATTATTACCATATTCCCCAGTTACAGATGGATTATCTGGCATATTGAGATGTTCGGTAGTGACTTTAAAAACTCCTCCTGCCCCATCATAAGGTATAACAAGAGGAAAAAGTTCTGTAAAAGGTTCTCCTGATGAAGAATCTCCTACTACACTAAATGTCTCAAACCCCTGCGCACCATCATCACCATATGTTATTGGCCCACCTCCAGTCGAATCATATATTGTCCTTTGGATTTCACCATCGAACCTTGTCATCTGAAAATTTTGCGTTGTCCAATCTCCCCAGTCCTGTGGTGGTGTCGGATTTACTGGCAAATCATATATCGACATAGGTGTATCCCCAGAAGTAATTGTAAATCCAATTCCATAATCATCGTTCCATATTACTTCTGCTTGACCAGAAAGAGTTACAGTATTATAAGTTGCGGGTAAAACACCAAGACCATGTATACCTGTAAATTGTGCAAAATCTTCCCACGATTTATTATGCAAAAATTGTTTTTGCGTTTGCATATAAGAATAACCAACGATATTATTACTAGGTGGATCCTTTAATGGTATAGTTAAATCTGATGGACCATGTACCTGTACATAAAATCTTGAAAATTCATTTCCTTCAATTAATCCTTCAAGTAAATAATTTTCAACATCGGTTGTCAACTGTAATATTGTATCAGCATTCGTTGAATTCAGCTCATCAATCATAAGCCTATTACTTGTACCATAAGTAAACTCATTAACATCTATTGTTCCTGTCCCATATATTGTAAGTGGTGTTTGGTCAAACACATTGTCCAGTTGCATAGAAGTAATATTTCGATTGATGGTAAGTTCATTACCACCATCATAAAGACTATTGGCGGCGATATCAACAACCGATCCTGATATATTTGTATCTGATCCACTTAATATGGTATCTGATGTTAGTGTTAATGTTATCCCAGAATACATATCGTTGTACCATTGTGTGCCTGGTCTCACCTGTGGAGTTCCGTTTGTAAAAATATCTAAATTAGTACTGTTGTCTGTATCCACAATTAAAATATTAGGAGCGCTATTTTCACCCCCCACTATAACATTACCATTGATTTCTATATCTATTGGTTCTTCATATGGAATTACAATAGATGTAGATACCTCAGCCACACCAACAGTTTGAAAATTCCATTCTGTTATGTTGTGTAAATTTTTGTTATCTATCGTTATATTTGACATCTTTATTCTTATCTGTTATCAGCAGTTTCTGTAGTTTCTCCTTTAAAGGATATTTTCTTTTTTTTATTTTTACCATCACCTGTTTCTTCTTCGGTTTCTTCTTCGGTCTCTTCTTCGGTTTCCGTTTCACTTTGTTCTATTATTACAGTTTGAGTTATTGTATCAGACCCCCATTCATTCGAAACTGTTAATGTGACTTGATATTCACCAGCAACATTATAGGTATGTGATGGATTTTGTTCTACTGATGTTGTTCCATCTCCAAAATCCCATAACCATTCTGTAGCTCCAGTCGATGTATCAGTAAAATCAATTGTTTCTGATACTTCTGGTTCAGCAAAGTCTGGTGGTGTATATTCTGTATTTCCTGTAGTACCCATAATAATTCCTTATTCAAAAAAGTCAGTATCGTCTATTGCTTGCATTGTATAATTAAAAGAAGCGACTGGTGGACCATCACCAGCATAATCGTAATAGTCGGTAGTGTCCGCTTGATCTTGATCCATAGGGGCTTGGATTTCTTCAACTTTAAAACCCCTAGCTGTTAATAAATCTCTTCTGCTTATTACTTCTACTTTACAACGATAAGATCCATCAGATGAATAATTTTGCCAATCGGATTTTTCATCAACAGTTGGATCATAAGTTGCACATATAAAGAACCACTCATCTAAATTATCAGTTGGTATTCTTGTATAGTTAAAAGCAAATTCAGCCATTGCCCCACCTTGTCCTTGATCTCCATATTCGTCTATTGGGAAATAAACAGGTAATGAAGTTTTTCTTATATTACCATCAGCCAAATCTCCTATACCACTACCAACATGCCCTTGCACTCCTTCATTTGGTTCATACCATCCTGGATCCCATAATCTTTGTCTACCTTTTCTCAATGTACCGAAGTGGCTATCATAAAGTTTTCCAAAAGAACCATCATCGTTTGCTAAAGCTGGGCTTCCGTTTAAATTTGACACCGTATTATAAGGGGTTGTATCTGTATGATCCCACACCACAAGCCTCACAAACCTTTCATAATCGCTATAATAAAATGGAGTCTCAATCATATCCCCATTTTCATTTACATGACCGACTGGCCACTGCCATGACCAGTTATCTACAGAATTGGGTGTTATCCATTGTGATGTACCCACATTATTTGGATAATCAGGATACCTATCCTTTTGACTTACAGTAAATGTTTCTAATCTAAATCCGTATCTATTCTCTACATCTGCTTTATATGGATTCCCAAAACTAAATAGTGTACCAAGTCCAGTTCTCCCAACAAACCTAACCCACATCGTTATAGTGAACCCATCTGTTAAATATGAATCGTCTTTTTGAAAATCTAACTCCCCACCATCAGGATTTCTTATAATGATTGCTTGATTTGGTTTTCTTAATTTTAAAAATCCCTCAGCTCTATTTTGATATTCAGGTCTATCATCTTCTACTTCTTCAACAACATTATCAACATCCTTTAGATATGTATTTAAAGTATTGCGTAATCCTTGTATTGTTTTATTTGTATTTGCTAGATTCGTTTGAGTATCAAGTCTTGTTATTGGAGCAGATGAACTTTCATTTTCACTTATTCTCGAACCAGAATCTTCAGCTAATTGTTCTTCTGTGATATTACCATCTCCATCAAATCCAGGAACATTCCCAAGCATATCACTTGAATTCAATTGAGAAAAAAGTTCATCAACCTCAGTTTGTCTTGTTCTTTGATAAGGTAAAAGTTCATAAATAGTAGTATCTAATGTTTCGTATGCTTTAGTTTTATCTATAGTTTTTCCAAAATCTTCTATCCAATCTATGTTTGGTATATTTGGTACATTTATCCAATTCCACATATTCGTTACTTCTTGTGCTTTTGCATACACTTTTGGATCACCGTCACCATATTGAACTTTATATATTTTATGCGCATATTCTGATTCATCAGTAAAATAAGTTATATCGAAATTTTCTATTTGGTTTTGAATATAACTCATATTTGTGCTATTAGCCCATATATCTTCACCATCGGCATATATCTGAGTTACTATATCTTCAATTTCATCATCAGTTTGACCTAAAACATTTCCATCTTTTTTAGTATAAATCAAAATATCATCGGCATTTCTTCCAACAGTCATTGCACCATCTCTTATTGTTTGTTGGAAACTCATTATATTGTGTGGTCCTAAATCAGAAGTAATTACAGCCGAATACATCCCCTCATAAACTTTTTCTCTAATCATTCTTTTAATAGTTTTTTCATCAGGTATTATTGCCGCACCATCACTTCCAGTTGGGAAATATTCTACTTCTTCATCATCAATAAATTCTGGTTCTATTGAAATTATTGGTGTTTCAAATGTTGCTGTTTGATTTACTAATATATCTAGATAATTGGTTGAAGAGTCATTATAAATTTTATTAAAATTAACTATAATTTCAAATTGCGCATCTCCACCAATAAAACCATCCGAATCTCTATCAATTTTAATTACACTATTACCTTCGAAAGTCGATACTATCCGATATGGTACAGCCAATTCTCCTTTTATTTGATTTATTTGTATATCAAAACTATCATGGTTATCACTATAGGTTATTGTCTCATTAATTTGCCAGTCTCCAGATGGATTTAAACCAATTATATGTACTTGAATACCAAACTCATAATGAGTCAGAGAAGGGGTGGGATACCACCAAACTGGTAATTGTACAGTACCGTCTGTAGCCAATGGATCATAAAGAGTTATATCTACTTCAAAACCTTCTACCATATTTGGCGGATCGATGTCGTCTGTTTCCGAATCCCTAGAACCAGTTGGTTGTGTATCTATAGAACCAGTATCTTCAGTAAATTTATTTTTATATTTTTTCCATTTTTCCTCATCTTCTTTTCTTACTTTTAAATCTCTATACTTTGGATCAGAATAAGTTGTCTTTGAATCTCCTGTTAGGAAATCCTCAACAGTATCCGTTCTTTTTGGATCTCCCCATGAAGAACACCAATATTGATGTCTTGCATCAACTCTATATTTACTACAATATCCAGCAACTTCATTAAAAAATTGACAACCATGACATTGTTGTTTCTGAGTATGTTCGCCACCTCTCTGATATGTGTCGGTTAATGGTGGGATAGGTATTGTTGACCCATCCTTATAATATAATAAATTATCATTTTGATGTTGAAAAACTCCAGGCCTTATTTCTATCGGCCTACCATCATCAGTATAATCAAGGGTTTGTGTATCGGTTTGTGTATCCGCAACATTAGCAACTCTTGTTGGATCAAATTGAGTAGCTGTATATTTATTTATTGTTTCTTGTGATTTTGAACCATAAGAAAATACTTCCTTTTCACCATGATTAACTATATCGGTTATATATGTATTTAAAACAAGTTGTCCAGTATCACTATTCTGTATTTGTATTTCTGATCTATCTGAATATGGTGGTGGATTATCTGGAAGGGTGAATGAATTATCAACTAAAACTAGTTTAGTTCCATCATTTCTAACAGTAGCATATCCTTTAAATGGGCCCCCATTTTGTTTTTGTGCTATATAATCATAAGAAACATCTTCTTGTAAATCACTAGTATTTTGTAACTCAATGTTTATAGTACCATATGTATTTTTGGAACCAGAATTATAAGACATATTAACTCCTTATAATAAATTCAAAGCCATCATCAAATATAATTTCTTGATTATCATCATGTGATAGTTTAATTAATATTTTATAAGACCTATTTGGTTCATATGAATTTAAATCTTGTTTAAAATAACTTGATACAGTATCACAACTCATTGATGTAAATGGACTAAATGGAACAACCGATTCATTTGTTGCCATATCAATAATAGAATATGAACCTGAACCTTCTGGAATAAAACTACCACTTATGGATTGTATAGATGTACTAAATGTTTTATCTATATATCGTTTGCGAGCACCAAACCTAAACTTAACTGTTTCTGTTTCTTTATAAGCTTCTCTAGAATGTAATGGATACAAATAATTCTCCACATTACCACTAATATCTAAAGCAATCAAACTACCTGTATTATCCCCCGTTGCTGGTAAATGATCATCCCATTTGATTTCTAACTTTGGTGAATAAATTGTATTAGTTTGTCTTGAAAAGAATTTTAAATCTTCGAAACTACCAGTTGCATTTTCATAAGTCTTATTTGGTTCTAAAGTACTTCCTGAAAGCATAAGCAATAATCCGTAATTTGGATTTGTACTATCTAACCAATCCTTTACAATCGATGTGACATTCATATTAATATCAGGAGACTCAGATGAAAAAGATTGGGATACTACATCACCAACAATATGTGTTCCACCAGCATTTGTCCAAGCTATCTCGTTAGCCCCAGGTTTGTTTTGTCTATACTCCCAACTAACACCTTCAGTAGTTTTTGGGGTATCTACTTCCTTACCAACACCCTCATCCCACTCTTGACTTAATGGATAAGCAGCAACATTATATGTTTCCGACAAACCACTCGTGCCAGTGGTTTCATAAAGTCTAATAGATGCACTATATTGATTTGATGCAATATTATTTTCTGTTAAAAAAGATTGAACTTCATTTGTATCAAATTGTATTAATGCTCTTGTTGGATATTTGAATGTTCTATTGGAAAAAACTTTTTTAATTTCTAATACTTCATCCTGTCCTGTATTCTTATCTTTAAAGGTTTCGCCAGTGATTAAATGTGAACCACTATTAATAGTTGCGTCTTTTGTAGCAAAGAAAAATTTATGCATGTTATCTCACCCTACCCTTAATATCCGTATTTGGGTTTCTTATTTCAAATACAGCTGGTGTTACAGATGGTCTTAATATATTATTGGCTGAAACAGCCTCATCAGTTGTATCATTTTGATCATCCGCAAATGGATATAAAAAACCATATCCATCAACAGCGTCCGGTGTTGGTTCACCATTTTGATCCAAACCATATAATTTCGTTCCATCATCAAATGTTTGCACTAATTTTAATTCAGCTATTCCAATAACACCATCTAATCCAATTATATTATATTCCAAATCATTTAAATTAATCGATTGTTTAAATTGCATTTTATCAATTCTAAAATAGTTTTTTATTACATCTATTACTTCTAATTTAACTTCTCTTGGATCAAATCGTCTATCATAATTAACATCAAATTGTACTCCAAAATTTATCCAATGACCAGAATAATTTCCTCCAGCCAATCCAATCCCAAAATCTAAATTATCATTTATCATTCTGAATTGTTCAAGATAATTTTGTAGATTTTGAAAAACTACCAATGGTGTTTTTACTAATTGTTTATTTTTATTATATGATAAAGTTCTTACCACCAATGATTGTCCACCATCCCCACGCTCAACATAACATTTAGCAATATTTCCAAATTTCGCAGGTAATGTCATAATTCTTGCCTGATAATCTTCTTTGGTAACACATCGTAATTGAGATGCAAATAAAGCTTTAGCATTTTCTTTTATCTCATCTACTGTTAATCCATCTGTCCCACCCACCGCAGGAAAATCATTTGTTACTATAACACCAGCACTATCATCAACAACTTCGGTTATTTCACCAAACTGTACATTAGCACTTGGTCCACCCCCAACTCTATATGTTACAGTCAACATAGTATTAGCTGGACTTTCACCAAGATTAATTGTATTATTCTTTATTAAATTACTAATACCAGCATTAATAGTCGTCATAGGAACACCAGCCACATTTATTCCTTGTTGTTGAATTATAGAATCAAATGATGCGCCTGAACCAGAAACATTATATTTATACAACCCATTTCCAAATTGTAATTTAGTAGTGTTAGTATCTACATCAATTTTTTTAACAAATTTTTTATTTGTTTTTATATACTCTAATGTAAATGGTACTGCAACATCAACTTCTAAGTTAGGTGTTGGTAGATCTTGATTTGCATTTTTACTATAATGTGTTTCTTTTAATATTTTATCTTGTGCTAAATAATCCACCTCATACCATTTTTGTCCTGAACTATCCGTCATGTCTAAAATTTCAATTACATTAGTTTCACTCAACTCTAATTCTAAAAATTTAGTAGGATTAGTTATACTAAAAGTTTTTGTTTTTGTTTTTCCAGAAACAGCATTAACAGTATGCGTTATTTTATATTTTGTTGCTATACCATTCCCATCTTCTGCTGATTGTTCAATTATTGGTTGTGGGTAAGATCCTGTATTTTGAAAATCTACATAATCTAATGTTTCAAATACTAATTCACTATCTACATTTGATTTTATTTGAAATCCTGGTTCTAATAATGTAGTAGTTTTTATTGGTTTAGTTGTATCACCCGCATCCGCATTAACTTCTTTTGTTATTTTTAATTCAACAGTAGATGGTGTTACTGTATTATGTTTGTATCCTAAAAATTCTGCTAAATTTAAAACATTTCGTTTTTCTGTAGCAGTTGCTAATAAATTTTCTTTATAATTGTAATCAATATAATAACTCAATACATCACCAACATAACTTGTCAATTCAATCAACATCATACCAGGAGATGTTTCATTAAAATCTCTATAAGTATTTGGAAAATAAGCTTTAGTATAATTTATCAGATCATCCTTAATAGATGTAAAATCTTTAGAAGTATATTTGATATTAGATGGTTGAAAGTTGTTATCTTGTGTGTACGGCATAATTATTTCTCATTTTAATATTCAAAGTTGGAAGATGCTTCTGAGATAGAAAAGTCTCCTATCGGTCCTGTACTTCCTCCACTAAAAGAAACACCTCTTTCAGAATCAGCAATTCTGTTAAAAAACAAATCAACAGTTTCAAATTCAACACCAGCTGTTAAAGATGACGCTCTACTGATATCAAATACTAACTTTATATTTACTTGATTAACACTCGTAAATACCTGTATATCTTTTATATCAACAAAGGGCATCCACACTTCCATCATATCAACAATATTATTTTCAATTTGAATTTGTATATCTTCCGACATTGGTTCAAATAAAATACTTTTAATATCCATCCCAAGATTTGGTTGAAAAACTCTTTCATATCGTTCTGTTTGTAATAATAATTTTATATTATTTTTAATTGAATCAATTGTAGTTTTAGTTGTTTTAAAATATCCATCTTGATTAGGAACATTAGCAAATGGAAAATCAATACCAACACTTAATCGCGTATCTTTATCTTCAATTAATTGATTTGTTCTTCTGTCAACTATCGCCATTATATTTGTCTCCCACGGCCTAATTTTTTACTTGGTTGAATTTCATCTGGTTGAACAAATTCTGCTTTAACTTTCGTTACATATGTATTTAATGGTTCTAATGGAGAAGCTGTCATACCTTTACCTTCTCTACTTAAACTAGCCATACCGGGACCAACAGCCGTCATTACTGGAGCATTCATTTCTGTAATCACAAACTCTTGTCGAGCCACATACGCAGTAATTGCTTTGGATAATCCATAAGCAAGTTTATCAATTTTAGATTGAAATGGTTTCTTACCATTATCATCCTCAACATTAACATTTTCCTCACCTAAATTATCAACTAAGATGTCATACAAATCTGCCCTAAGGCTTGGTTTATTATTTATATTCATAAATCACTTAAGATCCAGCAGGTGGTGGTATTTTATTTAATGATTTCTTATCTGCAGCTTCTAACATTTTAGAATAATCTTTATTAAATGCTTCAGATAGATGATCTGGAAGTTCTTTATTTTCTTTTACAGATGGTTCTGGTTCATCATTCATAGACTTCCATTCTTCACCTTTAGCAGTTTCTTCTAACAAACCATTGATAATTTGATTTTTAGTCAATGGACGAGTATCTTTTTTTCCAGATTGATTAGTATCCAATTTCTTTTGTAACCTCGAATATACATCGTCTTTAGGCGCCTCTTCATATATCTTGGTTACCTTGTTCTTAACTATAGTTTCTTGTATGTTTTTTTCAAGTCGACCCATAGCATAATCTAACTCTTCTCTTACTACTTCTCTGATCAATTTCTTGAATATATTAACCTTCATTTTTAACTCCTACGTTGTTCTATTTTGTTCTATAAAGTGGTGATGACTTAAATAAGCAGGACCACTAATTCTATCTGTTGTTGGTATTTTATTTTCAGCATCATAATTCCTTTCAATTTTTATATTTAATTTATCAATTACTTGTGTAATCCTATTAAATAAAAAATTACCTTTAGAATCTACCAATCGTATTGGAACACCCTGTACTAAAGCATGTGCATCTAACATAATATCCATAATTTCTTTCAGCAAATTATTTAATTCATTACCCAACACCATTGGCTGAGTTCTTTCTTTACTTGCCTCTCCTAAATAAATATTCTTTGATTGAATAACTGTGAATCCTTTATTTGTTAAAGTGAAATTATTACCAGCACCTAAGTTTATATTACGATGTGATGATAATGTAAAATCCCCATCATTTCCATATGCATCAAAAACTATTCTTTCAGATGTAATAAAAATTTGATGTTTTGATGGAAATTTTTCATTCTCTCTATCTTCTTCTGTTTTTCTACTTAAAACTGGACCATATTCATAATTAAATTTATTCTGTTCATCAATAGAATCGTTACCCATCCCCATAACCCAATTTGCCATATAATCTTCAACTGGTGTTGATATATCATCACAAGATAAAATAAAGTTATATAGTTTATTTTCTCCATCTCTATTACTAATTTTTAAAGTATCTAAATGATCATCAATACCACCCAATGCAGACATAAAAATTAATGAACCATCCCCAGTTTGATTATTACCTACCCCATTATTAATACTAATCAAAGGTGCTACATTCCTATTACCAATTCTGATATGATTATTATATCTACCCTCCAATACTACATCACTAACTCTAGATTCATAATCTAATAATGAACCATCAAAATTAATTGATTTATCATTTGGGTCATCTAATATTTTATTAGTTGGTTTATTTACTTTATAAGTTTTTATTACAGGAACAAGTTTATTATAACCGTCTTTATTTTTTAATTCATCTTGTTTGGTATTAATATGCACATGATCAACTGCTTTACTTGGATTGTTCCTAGTATTTATGGGACCCAAATAACAAGTTATTCCTTCTACAACAACATAAAAAATCAAATCACCATGAGTTATAGAATCAGAAAAACCTCTAAGTAGTGGATGTGCTAATTTAGTTTGCCTAGGAAGTTGTTTATTGGATGCACCAGGTTGTCCATGTGTGTTAGAATACGGTGTAAATTCTATTATCTGAGATACTTCTGAAAAGGTTCTTTCATATTTTTTCATAAAAAATGATAAATCACTTTCTTCATTAAAAACCCTTTCAACATGACCAAGTTTAAATTTTAAACCAGAAGAAAAAACATTATCAGGATTAGACGCTCCAAATCGGTTTAGTAAACCCATAACTAATTAGCCGTTTTAATAGTTGATGCCTTTATATCTATTTTTTTATTTAATTCATCAGCAACTTCATCCAAACTAGACATCAATTCTTCCTTTTCTTTATCTGTCAATAATTCAATATCATCAACTTCATTAGTTTTATTCATAATACGCTGAATAATAGTTGCTAACTTTAAAAGATTATCATCATTTTTTACTCCAACTTCAAATAACTCTTTTAATATTGGACCAACAGTTGCTATATCTTCTATTCCTTGTATATAACCATGTACCTCTTGAATAAAAAGCTCAATTTGGTTTTTCTTTAATTTGGAATTCTCGTATATCTCCTTGGATAAATCAGAGAAATTAATATCGTCAAATATGTTGAAGTCTTTTTCCATAACATTCTAATAATAAATATAGAATGTAAGAAAACTTTACACAATTGAGCCTGTGGCTACTAATATATCATTTATATGACCCTTAGATAAAACTTCTTTTTGTATCTTAGGATATATAGATCTGAATACATTTGATATTTGTGTAATTTTAGATGTCTTTACATCAGTCATTTCACGAATCATTATATATAAAGCTTTTTTATTGTAATTATCTATACTATCTTTATTTTTACACAAATACAATATTGATTCAGCAACATTTCTATCATTTTCATTTGGGAAAAACTCTTCTAATTTATATTCAAAATATTCAACAGTTTTTTCAAAAACTTCATTTGTTGGAGAAGGATCTAATTCGGTATCCCATATAGCTTTATCAACAACAGTTTTTATATCATCATGTGTTTTTAATTTTTTATAGTTAGCATTATTATTTAAGATTAAATAATTTTTTGCTATTATAGAAAAATAACTAAAAGCTTTCGTTCCACGAGTTTCATCAAACTTATGCATGTTTATTAATAAATTAGACACAACTTCTTCTTGTAAATCTCTAAATCCATAATCAAAATAACTAAACTTAAATGTATTAATTATATTTTCAGCCAACTTCATAAATGCTGGATGGATTATTTCAGTATATATTTTATCTTTATACGGTTTATCAGTAGAATAGTTATATACTATAATTGCTTCTTGTACAGGTAATCCAAAATATATTCTACTTTTCTTTTTCTTTTTTAATTTTACTGGTGGGATTTTTTTCATCAACAACCTCTTCCAATGGTTCAAAAAGTTCTTCTAAATCGGAACTTAATAATTTTATTTCATCAAAAAAGAAACCGATTTCATCATCGGCTTCAAAATGACCTTTATCATCTATTAGTTTTAATTGTTGTTTTATATGTTCTACTCTATTATTAAAGTTTAGTATTATTGATTCGTATTGATTTATTTTGCGCAAGGCAAAAAATAATATTGTTGTTGATGCTATGCATAATAAAAATAAAATAATTGTAAAAATTATATGTAACAAAATATTTAAGACTCACCAACTATTGTATCTAGAAATTCTATATCAAATAATTCTTCATCTTTCTCTAATTGGTTTTCCATAGAATTTAGATGATTCAATACTGTAAGTTTTCTTTTTTCTATAGCATCTAATTTGATAGGTAAATCATTAGCAATTAATTCACCCAATATAGTATCAAGTTCTAAATTTATATCTTTTAATTCATCTTTAACAGTAACTAATGATCCAGAGATTTTTTCATTCTCTTTTTCATTTTTTTCTAAACGCGTAATTACCGAATCTAATAAGATCTTTATATCTTTATTTGGTGGATCCATTATCATAAATAAATATCCTAATTTAATGATTTACTACATATTTTTTTATCTCTCTTAGCTATAGTTTCGGCTTGCACTTCATATGGATGAGTTTTATAATTATAACCCATATTATAATATCTTTCCATCCATGTTGGTGATTGTAAATAGTGTTGATATTCATGAATTATAGTTTCAATTAAATCATCATAAGTATTGATATAATCTGGATATATAATTAAAGAATTATCATCTGCTTTATATTCACCCATCATACCTAAATCATCTTCACTAAAATCTAACCAAGGAACATCATCTTGGTGTTTAGAAAAACCATATGTATCCAAACACCAATCTAATGCTTCTTCAGCATCATCTAAACCTGTTTCCCAACAAATCAATATATGTCCATTCCCAAATCGCTAAGAGTTTGTATTTCTTCACGACCATCACAATCTGAATAATCATCCACTCCAAGATCATCAAGTTCATCTTCAGCATAATACTCAAGATTAACTCTTTTGTTCTTTGGATAATTAGGATCATCCTTCATCGTTTTTTTATCAATAGATTCCATTTGTTTTAAATCATCATCATTGAGTTCGTATTGTGATAAGTCTAATTTTACTTTTACCATTTTATCCTCATCGTTTATGTTTTAATATTTGGGCTTGAAAAGAAAGGAAGAAAAGAATTCAAACCCGAAGTTCTTTGGAGAACGATAACCTTTATATGCACTTCCAACACATAATAATATAATGTATATTTAATTAAGATACAAGCCTTTTATCAACCCTTTTTTTAAATCTTTTATACATTTTGTTTAAAGCTTTTCTTTGCTTCAATGTTAATTGATTTCCATTTTTTAACCACCCATCAATACTTTTTAAAAAATCATCAGCACTCATTTCATAAGATGCTGTGTAATTACATTGATATAACATATGCTGTATTTTAGAAACTTTCTGTCGATTCACGTCAATCTGTTCTTTATAATTAGAATCGTTTTTTAGAAAAAAATATTTAGCATATTTCTTCACAGCTTTAACTACAACATCATTTTGTTTATCTGTGAGTACTCTACCTTTTTTTAAATGATTATGCATATCGACAATAACAGACTTAAATCCTTTATCATTAATCCAATATATATCATCACTTAACATATGTGACAATTGATCTTTTCGCTTACTAGCAGAAATCATTAATAACACTCACCTATTGTGTTTTCTAAACCACCATACATAAGTAAGGCGTTTGTAATTTCATCATCGGCATCCGTCCATTCTTCATCAGATGGATCTTCCCAATACACTTCGCCAGTATCATGATCGTAAATTTGAGTGATGTATGTTTCACCAAAATGTTCATACCAAACTACAGCCAAAGTATCAACAGGACCTGGATGATCGATGAGTTTTAACTCTTTCATATAATCCATAAGAGTTATATTTTTGAGTCTATGTTTACCATCAACATACTCATCTTTTGCAAGTAAGTAAGCAGTTCCAAAAATTGTTTCATTTAAGTTCATTGTTTTATTCCTTTTTTCCATATGTGAATATACATAAAAAAACAATACAAGTCAAGACTTTTTTAAATAAATTTATCCACTTCTCTTGATTCTTCAACTTCTATTTTTTGAATTTCTGCGGTGTTTATAGTGTCGGCAGGATAGGGATATAGTTTATGTTTTAGTGTTGATTTATATAGTCTATTTTCTTTTTTGTTTCCGATGAAGTAAAGATACCTATGTTTCTCTGCTTCCTTCTTCAACCAAAATGTTTTACCAATTTTCTTAATTAAATTTTTGGGTGCGGCTGAACCATATAAAGAATAAACGGTTCTGCTATGTATCCATTCCCCATCTTCTGTTAATCTCAAACTGAATGTTGGCGCCATCTGTATTTCACCACACCCTTGATATAACCAATTAGTTGCTTGATAAATTTTACCTGTATGATTTTGTTCAGGATCTGCATATGATATTAATACTTTAATGTTTGGTGCATTTAACCTCAACCAACTAAACATAGCACCCAATACAAATGATTCTATATTTTTACCATAACCATCATCAATATAAAGTCTTGTTAACTCTAATAGATTTGTTGTCTCTAATCCTATGTCTTCACTAAAGATAGAACCTAGCACTCTTCTACCAACTGGAAAACCTAGAGTCATACAACCTATCAATGTTTCTTTAGATTCATTTTCAAAAAATGGATGTGGAGAATCATCTTTATAAAAGATTCCTAATGCATATCTACATGAAGAAGATTTATGAGAATAATGTTTTTCAATAATTATATTCTTAGCTTGCTTCTTGGGTATTTGTTGCAAATATACTTTTGATTTATCTACATATTTTTCTTCCATACCATACCATTTGGTTATCGTTCAAATTTTGAGCGGTGTTAGGGAATCGAACCCCACCTTCTTCGTTGGAAACGAAGTGTATCACCTTTGATACTTCCACCGCAAATATCTGGGTGATTTGGTTGTTTTTTAAGTCATAAAATAGTGGAGACTAAAAATCGGTTAAACCACCCAAACTTTATGAAGATTTCAACCCTAATACGGCTGACCGAAGTTTGTTAATGAAATCTTCATACTTGGAAATTAAGGAGGGATGTGAGCCTGACATCTCACAAATGCCTTTGATCTTGAATGATTTTAATACTCATGCAATCAACCCAATCGGTTATGATTGGTTACTTCTAAAAGTGGTTAACTTCGTTGAAGTGGACACAACTCCTGTCAATTCACCTTATCCATCACTCACGGATTATTAGGTAATAAAGTAAGAATCTCAGCTTTTACACCACGCTCTTACAATGAGCCAGAAAAGTAGTTTCTTTTCTTTAAAGACAAATCTTTCGGTTCACAATTGTTATTGATTCTTTTCACTCACATTCGAGCAATAGAGTCTACCACAGACGAACTTACTAAACAATAACTCCCTTCTCTAGAAAAGAGTTTATTCTGTCAATCCCACACGAAGGTAGCAAGCCTTCGCGCTTCCTATTTCCAAATTGTCAAAAATCTATGGGTTGATGCCAGAAGTATCAGCAGTACCGATACTAGCAGTGGTATGGATAGGTATACCCTAATCAACCCAAATCTTATATCATAATATAAGTATTTTTACCTATACAAGTCAAGACTTTTTTTATTAATTATTACCATAAAATATATGCACCATCATCAAAATTTTCATATTCTTTTATATCAAAATTTTCTTCTTTTAATATTGGTCTTGTCAAACACAAAAATTCTAAATTTATAGCTACTCTTGGAACATCCGGATCATTACATGGATTTGGTTTATGTAAAAACCAACCAGGCATTAAATATAAATGTTTTTCTAAAGGTAAAAACTTTTTCTCCATACCATCGTCATCCATAATAGATAAAGTACCACTATCATCAGGTATTTGCGTATAATAAACTCCATTTATAGTAGTTTTTGATGTGTGTCTATGCCAAACAGAATCATATCTTTTTCCAGTACATATATAAGAACAAGCTAAGGTTTTTTGTGGCCTTGGTAAATGTTTATCTATATTTCTAAACCATACATAACATTCATCTTTAAATATTTTATATAATTTCTTAACATTTTCAGTATCAACCATACGTGTATTATAATGAAAAGCATCTAATAATTCTCGTTCTTTTGTATCACTTTCAATAGCTTCTATTGTTAATATTTTATTAAATTCATCTGTGATTTTTTCAGATAAATTTATTTCAATTAACCATGGATTTCCACCGAATACTAAATTATTAGTCATTAGAAAATAAACCTAAAACCTTATTAACATAAAAATTGTCAGATATATAAGCATAACTATATGTTCTTGTAATAGTTGGACCATGACTATAGCTTGTTAAAGCATAATACCAATCATCGCCAGAGTTATGATATAAATCAGATAGATACATTATACCAACAGTTACATTAACATATGGGTCATATAAATCATCTTTAGGTGTTTTGAATTCACCATATGCTGTTTCAGGTTTTATTTGCATTAATCCAATAGCACCACTCTTTGATATTGCTTTGTGGTTCCAACTTGATTCGGTCATTATAACTGATTTAGCCAGATCATAAGGTACAGTATATTCATCACATAAGGCGTAAATATAAATCAATACATGCTTTAGTTTGGATTTATTTAATGATGAATTGATTATATCAGCATCTTCAAAAAAATTTGGTTTGGTTTTTTCTACTTCAATTAGATTATCAATTTTACGAACTACAGTTCTTATTGGAACTTCATACATATTTTCCATATAGAAAACTACTGCAAGAAAGGCGGTAAGTATTCCCATTATAAAAGTTGCTCTGGGGTTATTCATTATTATCTCCTGTTTTATGTTTCATATCTTTTTTAGTTTTTTCTTTATGACATTTTCTACATAAAGTCTGTAGATTACCTTCTTCCCAATAACTCCAATCTATTTGATTGGTTGATAAATCTTTTTGTTCATATAATGGTTTGATGTGATCTAATTGCCATTTTGAATCATACTCACCACAATTAGCACATTCACAATAATCTCTCTTCTTTATGTATTTCTTTATATGCTTTTGATTATAGATAAAAAGATATCTTTCACTACAATCAGGATGCCAACTAGCTCTATTGTTTCTTCTACCATATTCATCATTAATAACATCACCACACCACCTACATACACCTCTTTCCTTTACATCATAATAGGAATCTGGTTTAGGTGGATAGCGATAATCATTTTCGTGATAATCAAATTTGCGTGTTTTTTTCCCAAGAGTTTTTCTTATCCTTGGCATATATTTTTAATTTAAAGTTTCTTCGTATTGTACTGCTAATTCAGCACCAGCAAATAAAGCCTTTTCAATATTATCTTTAAGATTGTATAATTCATCTCTAGCACCGTCTACATAAGACCTTCCATCACTATTACAATCATATTCTGGAATAGAATAGAAAGCGTCATCTAATGAACCTTCTATATTTTCCAATAAATTTATTATTTCTTTTAAAGTCATTTTATTTTTCCTTCTTTATATTTTATCTAACATTTATACATCATCCCAACTTTTAATTACAACTTCAACCATACCATCATCCAATATCTCAAATTCACCGCCAAACAAGTCATCATTATCTTTCAACAACTCATTAACCTTAGATTCCACTATGGATTCAGTTATTATAAAGTTCAAAGCATCTTCTACAGAAACTCCATCATCTACCATATCATTTAAGGCATCTTCTGGGTTCATTAAAGTAGGTTCCGCTTCAACTTTTATTTTCATTCCACTTTTGTAAGTCATTTTTGACTCCTTTTTTTTATTATTATAAATAGTTTGGACCAGTCCATTGAAACCAATCAGTATTCTTATTAAAGATACTACCTCTTACCCATTTAGCGGGAGCAGCCCAACTAGCTGCTTTAAATACATCTCCACATACATAGGTTTCCCCTTTAAATACACCATCCTTTTTAGCAACAAATCCCCAAACAGAATTACCATGTAACACTTTATCAAATTTTCTACCAGGTTTTACTGATAAGCCATCCTTAAACTTATTCCTTGAATTTGTAGGATCGTCACTCCAATTTGAAGTCCAATTCCTATAATCTTCATTGATACCGACAAGTAAATTATCTATCGCATTTTTATATTTTGATGGATAACTTTCGTCCAATACACTACCCAAATTCATTACACCCCCCTTAAATAAGTGTTAACTGTTTCTAAATCCCAGGGTGATAATTTATTAAACCACACATCACTAAAATTAGAAATGTGAATTGGATAATCTGGATTAAAAGTTCCATCATCATCAACCATCATTAGCATTCCTGATGATGTGTTAAATACATACCCTACTGAATCAAGAGTTTTTATGTAGTCAATCATTCGTTTTTTCCTTTTTTGTCATATGTGAATATACAAAGAATAAATGAAAAAGTCAAGACTTTTTTGAGAGTTTCTTGAGAAATTTTTGCTTTCCATTTTCTATATATATATTAGCGTTGCCACTCTAATATAGTTCGTTTCAAAGCTTTAAACGTCATATTTCTATGAAGTGTAGCAACAGTATCACCTTCATCATTATCTGCTACAAGATCAATATCATCCCAATATGGATCGGGTCCAATCTTTTTCATAATTTTACTGTCTTTCTTCAATTCCTTCAGAATAAGTAGTCTATCCTCCACCCCATTTGAATTCCACAAATTAGTAGAATCAACAAACACATCTTCACCAACATCAAATGGTCCATAACGCCAAAGTTCTTCTTCATCAGCTTTCAATTTTTCAAACACTATTGTTTCAGCTATATTTCCCATTTTATAACCCCTCCATTAAATCTGTTAATCTACGATCAGTTTCTTTTTGTGCAACACCTAAAATAACCATAGTCCTTTGATAACCCAATTCATCCATCGTTTCATCAACAACCTTTTTATCAACAGGATGTAATGATTCATACCACTCTTCAGATTCATCTGAAATATCCATATCCATTAAATTGTTCATTACACCTTCGTCAAAATCAATAGAACTATCTTCATTAACAGGTAGTAAATCACCATTCTCAGTATTAAGAACAGCACCAACACTTGGTAGCCATTCCATAGAATTGGTAGACTCTACTTTATTTTTTTCCAAATATTCTTTTAAGTTCATTGTGTTTTCCTTTTTTTTCATATATGAAGATACAAAAGAAATGCAATACGAGTCAAGACTTTTTTTTATATTTTTTATAATTTTTATGATTGATATCTAATTCAATCAAACAATTAAAACAAATAGTATAACCTTTAGCTATATCTATTGGTTTTCTTTTACATCTTTCACATTTATCTCTCATCAAATAAATGGTATAAATTGATTTCCAGTTTCATGCTTCCAAGTACCATTATATTCTGATGGTGTTATTATATCAAAGGCTAATGTAATTCTTGGCTCATCCGATTTATTCTCAGTAGATTTATGATAAGTTATCATATCACAAATTATATGACAATTCCCTGTTTCGGATTTTACTTCATCATATATTTCATTTTTATCATTTCTATATAGAGTATATGAATCTTCTGGAGCATTTACACAAAATACACCATGATATGTATTAGGTGTATATCTATCCATATGATTATGCCAATCAATGAAATCACCCTTTTCAAATATATTAACCCATCCATGAATATAATATGGTATAGTCATATCAATATCAATTTCTTTCGCATATTTAAAAAACTCTGTTCTTATCCAAAAATATAAATTTGCAAAGGGGCCTGGCCATCGAAAAGCATTGTACTGAATATTATTCATTACCCAATGTGGTCTTTTTATAATCTCTCTACCCTCATCAGATAATATAAATGATTTACAATTATTTGCCACAACATCACTATTTGGGATATTTATTTTTAGTAGTTTTCCCAGATGATCCGGGTTATATAACATTCTATAATTCATAATGGTATTTTAATATCACTTATCAAAATAACCCAAATCTTTTAACACAACTGTTGCTAAATGATTTGCCATAACTTTATATTTTGGATACTTACCCATAGTTTCAATCAATCCAATAAAATATTCTGTAGGAACATGTTCTAAATCATATTCCATCATACCCTCACAGGCCGTTATAAATGAATGTAATGCTATCGTTATATCGGAAGGTAATGTATCTATCACCTTTAGATCATTTAATGTTTCTATAAGTTGCTTATCTACCATATCATAATATACATAATAATACTTATTAATACAAGTGTTTTATATTTATAAATAGAACATTAATTAATGGAGTTCAATTATGAAAAATATATTGACAGGAATCTTATCTTTATTTATCTTCTTTAGTGCTGTTCCAACTGCTAATGCTGCAGATTTTAATATGGCAGGTATGGAAGAAGTGAAGAAAAAGAAGAAGAGTAAGAAAAAGAAAAAAGTTGGAAAAGGAAAGAAAAAGAAGAAAGGCTTTTTCTCAAAGGTATTCGGTTCTAAGTAATCCAATACTACTAAAAAAACCCCTATTATATTATTTAATGGGGTTTTTTTATTTTGCTGCCCACCCTCCTATCATCAACCTTTTTTCTATTGTCTCAAGCCGTTGATTCAAATTTGTTATTGTTTCTGTATTATCTTGGGGTGATTTAGAACTTGGTTTTAATCGTTTTATATCTTCTTTAATTTCCGAATATGAAGCTTCTACATCTTTTTCAAGTTGAATTAATTTTTCTTCAATTAATTTCATTCTTTCTTCATAGTCGTTCCCAAATAATCCCATGTGATATGCCCCCTTTAAATTATTAATTTATATTAGATGTTTCTAAAACTTCACCCAATACTAACGCATATCTATTGGGTACAGATTGCCTATCAATAGTCAATTCTTTATATTCTACTTTCATAGTAGGTGAATTTGAATTATATCCATTTCTAAATACAATAACATTATAGTCTTTATTTTCTAATCGTGGTGTCCAATAGTCAGATATATCTCTATACTCTATTGTTTTAGTACCATTTAGTATTTCATCAAAAAATTGTTTTTTTAATGTTAGTGTTAAAGTATTATTCATTTTCTACCACCCTTATCCATTGTTGTTGAGAATTTTTTCAATTTATCATATGCTCTAAATTTCTTTAATTTTTCTTGTTTAGTCCATTTCATCTTATCAAATACTTTCATTCTCATATGTTGTTTAACTATAAAGTAAATATCAACTGCATTACCACCCATTGATTTTATCCACTTAGCATATTTCTTAACCAACTTAGCTGAAACATGCTCATGCCCATAGTGTGTCCAAAATCCTTTCTTTGGATGAAGTGCCGCTGTTTCATCTTTACCTATATCATGAAATAATGCGGCAAGTGCGAAATCTATATCACCTGTTTGTAATGCTCTATTAGTTACAGCTATGGTATGTTTCAATACATTACCTTCAGGATGGGCATCCCTTCTTTGATCATATTTTTTTAAATTGTAAACTCTTTTTTTTAAATCGATCGGCAATGCGTTATAAATATCTTTAAATTTTGTTGGTTTGATTCTTGCTGCAATCTCACCTAATTTACCTATTTTTTCTTTTTCTGCTTTAGACATTTTAGTCCAATGTTTTTGAATACCACCACCAAACTTTTTCAAATTCTTATCTCTTGTCTTTTTCAACATTACAAAGATTATATGATGTTTCTCTCTATCGGAAAGATTAGGTGGCATCAATTGTTTTTTTGGACCTTTACGAACTGAAGGTGCTTTTAGTTTCTTTTTAAGTGCAGTAATCTCTGCCTTGGTTAAAGGTTTACCCATCCTTTTAGTCCATTGTTCAAATAGTAAATCTATTAATTTAATCATTTTAGTGCCTTCAACACTTTATTTACATTTTGACCATCTCTTTTAACCATATCAATATCTTCAGGATTTTTTAAAATCTTTTTAATTGCATTTTTTTGTGATGAAGATAATTTTTTTAACTTACCATACATCCCAAGTAAATGTTCAGGTGATGTTCCAATATCTCTAATAAAATGTCGTGGTCCCAAATCAAATCCTATTGTACGCCATTTACCTTTCATAAACTTATCAAATACCAAATTTACATATTTTCCATCTGAACTAATATATGTATCACCTATATTAACCTCTCTTAATAAATCTTTTAATTTTATCATTACCAATCCCAACCCATTATAGTTTTTTTAGTTTTCCAATTATGTGCTACTTCAGCAGGTGTAAATTTTTTATCTACCTTCGGTTTCCAAAATGAATAATACTCTTTTTTAGGCCACCCCTTTTTAGCATATTTACTTCCACCCATCACCATCGTTTGCCAATCTTTTACTAAATTGCCATCTTCTACCCAAGCATGCCTATATCTTTTATTATTAGACACATGTTTATTCTGAACAGTACCATAGGTAATCTTCATCTTCTTATTTGCTTGTTTATTATCTTGATTTATAATTCCCATTTTCCAAACATAAGAAAGACACTCACCACAAGCTATTGTTGCTTCAATCAATAACTCTTTTAATTTAATCATTATCTCTTCACTTTATGTCTATCATCATCCGCCGGATGTTCTGAATGTCCTCATCTCTCTTGCACAGGTTTAAGTCTATTCTTTGCTAATATAGATACAAATTTTATTTTAGCATTGGCTAATTGTTTTAATTCATCTTTTGGTAGCTTATCTAAAAACTTAACAAATTTCTTATAAGTGGGTGAAGATGGATTCATTTTACTTAGAGTACTATATGCGTGCCGCATAATCTCTATTTGTTCTTTTGAGAACTTACCTTCATTTACGGATTCACCAATTACAAATTCAGTACCCATTCTTGTTTTTTTAAAATTTTTTATTTTTAGTTTTGAATTTAAATTTTTATTTGCATCTTTTAATACATCTCCCATACTATCTTGATACATATAACTTTTCATTTTTAAAAAGAAATCTTTACCTTTTGGTTTCATAGCGATTAAAGCTTTTGTACCAATACCAAGATTATCTAAAGACATATCTAATTGATATTTTAAATCTGATTTATTTACCTTTTCATTTACGGATTCTCTTATATTCTTTTTTATCATATCTAATTGTAATTGCATGTAATCTACAACTTCTAGAAAATCCTCATCATTTTGTTGGTTATGATATTTTTTTAGATTTTTTGTTTCTCTATCAAGGATTTTAATAAACTTTTTACTTTGATTCCAACCCTTTGGTGTTATAGCTTCATTTAATAAATCTTTTAACTTAATCATATCTTAATACCTCTTCAGAGAGTCTAATTTGAATTGCCACTTCAGTTCTTCTAATTGTTGGTCTCTCTTCATTAATTCAATTTCTGCCTGTATAGTCTTTACTTTATCTTGTTGTTGTAATTCTTGTTCCAACGCAGATACTCTGTTCTCTAACTTATACCAACCACCACCAATAGCACCCAACAGGCCTAACATATTGATAATAAACTTAATATTAGAGTTAGAATTTTTTAGAAAATACTCTTCCATACATAGATAAATATACAGAATAAATAGTTAATAAACTTCTATATAGTATGGTATATGTAGGATAAAGGATAAGGCTACAACAATTATAAAGAACAGTACAAAAAGTTTTTCTTTTGTACTGTGATTCAACATTATAGATAAATGAATTTATTCTTCATACTATTAAGTATAATGAATATATAAAAGCTATGCTAGAAAAACCAGGAATATTATTCACGAAGGCTTAGCGTGTTAAAGTGATACTTCAAGCTTGCAGACAACCAAATGAAGATTCCCCACTACACTTCTCTATACACGACAATTACCCACAAATATGTGGTAAATGATGTTATTGGGGTTAGGGTCGGCGTGACGATACAATACACTAACCATAAGTCAATGTATTGTGTCACTTAGGGGTTTGGTGGGGAAGTCTCCTTTAAATTAAATGGTGGGGAAGGAAAAAGGAGGAAACCGTCCCCACCGATGATGGGTAGTTGGTATTTTACCGTAGTAAACTAATGTCTACTTATTCTTCTACCTCATCAAAAAGTTCTTCACCACTTTCGTCATTAACAAATTTCTGAACAATTTGCTTTACGAAAGTTCTTTCACTATCTACCCCACCACTATTATCATATTGTGGATAGATGGTGATTTCTGCGGATTCCAAAAGTGAGAAACCATCGAAAAGTAATCCTACTATTTCAACCGAAGTCCGAGTAGAGATACCACTTCCTATTCTAGCATTTTCATTTTCTGACTCACTTCTCGTTAGATAGGCAATTTTAGATACATCAGTTATTAATCCTTCATCTACTGATGGATACATATAACGAAGTAATCCAAATTCTTCTTCTTCATTAAGTAAGTCCATTTCGATTACTGTGAACCTATCCATAAGAGCTTTATCCAACTGTCTTGTGGAGGTATATTCATTACCTATGTTTGCCGTAGCTATGAAACATACACCATCTGCGACCTTAATAGTATCACTTCCATCTTTTTCATCCAACCTTAAATATCTCTGTCCACTATCCAAAACTGTCATTAAGATGTTCCACGCATCAGGGTGAGCCCGAGTCAACTCATCTAATAGTATTACAGAGTTTGGTGTTTGAATAGCTTTTACAAATAGTGATTCAGAAAAGAAAGTTCCTTTCTCTTTATTATAATGAGTGTTCCCAATTAAAGTAGATCGGGGATCTTGTGTCCCACCCATATTGAAATAGTATGATGGACGATCGAGTGAATTAATTAATGACTTCGCCGCGAGTGTCTTACCACATCCAGCTTGCCCTGTCATCATAATATTTTTACCCCTAATGGCTGACCTAATGAGATACTTCCATTTAAGTTCACTCATTACCAAACCTTTAGGTTTCAATCTATATGAAGTAGAAATAAAATTCATCACTTCAGCATGATCAGTAGGTACTTCAACTTCTGAAGATGGTGGTGTAACGAAAGTATTACTTATATTATCGAATTCAGACATTGGTACTTTCCACCAATAAACCCTTCCACCTTTACCTTCCCTTTTTTCCAAAGCCATACCCTTATTGAAAGCAGACTTTCGAGTAGATGTGAGAATTTGGGAAGTGACTTTCTCCCCACTTTGAGTGTACGCGTTATAACGATTCCCACTCATCTCAATTTTTACAATAGTTTTATTCATTTAAAATTCCCTTTTTTTCCTTTTTTTGAACAACTAATAATACAACTAAAATGCAATATAAGTCAAGACATTTCTGAAATATATTGGATTAAAAATTTCGTATAGGTTTACGCCCTTTCCTACTATTTCACCCATTATGGTATCTGATAAATCAGACAGGCTTTGAGACACTAAGTTCATCGTTTTTTCTCCTTTTGTCATATATGAATATACTAAAGAAATACCATATAAGTCAAGACTTTTCTTCACTTTTTTTAAAATAATTACACCATAAGTTAGTCCCCCCACGGCTTATTGAGACTCAATCTCAATAGTTCTAACTATAACAATATAAAGATATACACCACGCTCGATATCGAGTCTCAATAGTGATGAATTAACCTTTTTTTTTATATATACCCCCCTCAATATACACATAAAAAGCTATATAAGTCAAGCTTTATTTTAATTATTTTGGAACTTTTTTGCCCTTTTATCGTAGTATTTGGGTTTTAAATCCAAATCTCTAGCTTATGGTAGGGACGAAATATACATAAAGTTATTGATAAAGTCAAGCTTTATATCTACATATATTGTTCAACTTAGGGATTTTTTCCGACCACGGCGTGTGTGGACAATATATATTTGAGATTATATTATAATATAAAAAATACCCTAATCGTAATGATTAGAGTATTATAAGGTGGGTAATTGTGGTTAAGAGTGGTGATTAATGAATATGTACCACTCTTATAAGGTATATCTTAGTCTATCATTTTGGACTCACTTCTTTCAATGTATCTGACCCCCAACCCATATGTTGAAGATATAATTTACCATCTTCTTCATTTTTTGCCCAAAATGAGTAACCTTCCGTTGAAGTGTACTTTTTATATCGATTCACTATATGGAATGGTTCTTTAGATTTATTTTTTTTCATAACTTTATACCTCAGCGTGTTTCATATAGTTTTTCAATATCCAATCACTATATATTTTATTTATCTGTTTATTTGATAATTTTCTTTTATTATATGCATCTTTTCTACTCATCATAGTCATCGGTGTATCGGATAAGTTGTGGTCTCTACCATACTCATCTACAAATATCTTCTCTTTTAACCATGTATCTTTATATTCTTTGAATGTCATACTGTAATCTCAATTCCGTTTTTCTGTTTTTCTGTTTCTGTCAATTTGTCTATCAACGGTTTATAGTATATTTTATCCCAACAATCTAAACATAATTGTCCACATCCTTCAATATAACCCATACGGAAGTCAATATGTTCATCTACTCTATATTGTGTATCCACTCCACATACTACACATTTATCTAATTTGCTATTCTTTTTCATTATCCTTCTCCACCATTTTTATCTAAATTCCAATTAGCTTTCTCATCTCTAATATATAATTTATGTCCTTTAGTTACCCACCACCAATGATTCCTACTATCATATCCCATCTTATTAATCTTCATATTTTTCTTCTTTATCTTTTTAATAACCTTCATTTTTTCTCCTTGCTTCATTTAGGATACTTTTCACTTTCTATACCAATCAGATATCCAAATAGTAAACAAAGTATAAATAGTATTGCTAACATAACCATTATGCTACTGATCCATTCCTTCGATAATCTCTATTATCTCATTATCTTTGGGAAATCTATTTAAATTCTTCTTACTAAAAATCAATTGATCGTTTAACTTCACTTCAAATACTCCGCCGACACTTTCTATCATTTCAAATCTAAATATATCGAACTTACTCTTTAACTCTTCCCTTAAACTAAGGGCTCTTGGTTTGTAATTTCATTCCCCACAATATTCAATATGAATATTCATCTATCTATACACTCCATAAATCGTTTCCAAATTCTTTTCAATATATATGGTTTACCTATATTACGACACCACATTAGTATCATCTCTTCTCTTAATTTTGCCTCTTCAACTTCACTCATTTTAAGTCATTCAATCCATCAAACATTTTTCTCAAATTAATCTTTTGATTTCTTCTTTCTTTCTCTTTATCCAACTTACTCTTTATAATCATTTTTGGTTTTATAGGATGAGTATGACTTTGGAGAGTTTTTTTAAATTTTAATTTGTCTTTTAAGTTCTTCATATTCTTTTTTTAACCCTGTTAACACCCAACCATCCAAATGTCCCTCGGCAGTTAATTCATTTCTTAAATATCTCATTCTTTCCTTTATTTTCTTTCCCTTTAACTCCAACGACATACCTTCAATCCAATTCATTGGTTTCTTCATTTTAATCTATTGTTCCACCAATGATTTATCAATTCAATCAACCCCATCAGAATCAACACCCCAACTATGGTGTGCCAATGTGTATAATTTGGAATTATCAATATATTGAGTATTTCATTCATACTTTAATTCATATCCTGATAACTCATCATCTTCATGAGCTTGTGATATATTGGTTAGTTGTTTGATAATTTGACTTTCCGTTAAATCCGGATGAATACTTTGTGTATCCTGTGCTATGTCAATACATTTAACCAAAAAGTCAACCTGTTTATCATCCATCTTAACTATATGGGTTTGTTTATCTTTCATCATCTTGTCCATTATATAGGGTTAATCCGCATCTATCTAAAATTTCATTCAAATTGCTTGATGTTTTCATCTCTTCACTTTCTACTAATCTTTCCACCAATGGTAATAAAAACTTTTCATTTATTTCGGGCCTCTCTTCAATTAAACCCATAATAACAATTAATAGTTGATTCATTGTACTCCCATTTACCAAATAATGATTTTCATTTGGAAATGAATGTTCATCGTAAAACTCATTACTAAACATTTTATTTCATTCGTTAAGCTTGCCCAATCTTATCATTCATCAAATCATCCATAATTTGTTTCATCATATGAATTTCTTTAATTTCCTCAAAACTCAATGCTTCCAATTCTTCTTCATTATGTTCAAACAACTGAGCTCTACTGATAACATCCACTAAATCTTCCGTAATACATTCTAATGAATCTTTTGTTCTTTCATCAATAGTAGGATCCTCTACAATCAATTCTATCAATCTATCTACCACGGTAGCTAATCTAATAGTGTTTATTTTTGGATTTGTTAGTGTATTTTCCATTTCAATAATAAATATCTTCCCATTTAAGTTAACGATTTAATATATATAGTGCCCCAACAAATTTTGGCTCCACTCTCTCATTTGAAACACGCCTCATACACCTTCGGTTTATTTTTTTTAATCCAACCTTGATGAGTCAATGTCCATTTATTATACATCCGTGGAATGTCAGTCTTTTTATCTCCGTCACGCCACTCCCAACCTTTTTTATTCCAATGGTGTGACCATATCAATTTATTCTCCATATGTATAGACTTAGCATGACAATCCGGACCTTTATATGTTTTCAATATAGTCATCTTAATAGTGCCGAAGCACTTATGTTTTAACAGCTGTTGGTGTCGTTTCAATCTCTGTTGTGGTTTATAACTTTCTCCAAAATAATAATATTTACGACCTTTCCAATCATCCCAATCCAATCGATAAACATAGTTAGTTCCCACCGGTGGCCAATTTTTCGTTACCTTACCTGCTACTTTTTCCATTCGTTGTATAATCATTTAATTACCTCATTTTATCCTTTTCCACCAATGTAATTTGCCATTAGAATCTTCAAATGCTTCCCAGCTACAATCTTTCCATATACATTTCCATTGATGTCTATCAGTATATTTTTCAAATGGTTTCATAGTCCAACCACAATGACATTCTGGACTATGTTTATACCATTTTTTAACTAACCACTTTATCAATATATTCTCACTAAAATAATCACAAACAATATAAAAATTATAATTCCCAACACCTTACAACTAATTTCTTCAAACTGACTCATATAGAAGACTTTTTCCCATCATAGCTATTCCACATTTGATTTGCAATTATCCGTTCTGATAATTTAGTTCCGTTCTTACCTCTTTCATGCAAATCATCTATCAAATCTTCAACCCATTTATAATCATTTTTAAATTTATCATCTTGTGAATAATAATATCCTCGTTCATTCATATCCCAAGCCCAATTCTCCATCTGCATTTGAAGTATCTTCAATTTACCTACATGTGTATGTCTCACTTGTGGTTTTCTTCTTGCTTTAAATTCGTCCGCAGACATTGGTGTTATATTAAATGTATCCCAAATTTGTTTTAATGGAACATGCCTCTTCATTTCGCCAGAAACATATTATTCATTGTTTTGGCTACTTCCATCATATTTTTAGTATTGATGAAAGCTGCATCCTTACCATACATCTTATTAAAAGTTGTTCTATCCGAATCACTATGGTAATTACCTTCACTAATGAAATAACTTAATACTTTGATTCCATTATTACGAATCACTTTTAGCATTTTATTACAATGTCTAATCGCATCCCCACCAGAATAATGTACATCATCATTACCAAACCAAGGTGCCCCATCTGAATAATTGATGAAGTAATTATCATCACTATTCGAAAGACTTAAGAAATGTTTCATCATAGCTTCATAACAAAGTGACTCAGGAGTTGTTCCACAAACCCTAAGTGATGGCCACAATTTCTTTATTTTACTTATCTTATCTTTATTAGAATCATAACCAATCAACAAAACAGGATGTCTATCATCTGTATATCTGAAACTAACAACAACTCTAATATTTCCAGCCATTTCAGCAGCCTTTACAATAGCTACCGTAGAAGTGATAGCATCAGTCCACTTCTGACCACTCATTGAACCAGACCCATCAATACTAATATGAAGATTAGCTTTATTATATCTTTCCGTAAAAGTCTGTGAAAATACTCTTTCATTATCAAAACCCAACTCAGAGATAAGTCTTTTATCAATCCTTCCTGTATCCTGCCGAGTGAAAATCAAATCTCTTTCTTCCCCACGAACTTTAAGTTTTTTACCCAAAACAGTTCCTAATCGAAGACCTTCATAAATAGGTTTTCCATATCTACTCTCAGAAATACTCTCTTTATTGTACATCCAAGGTTTCTGACAAAAATCAAAAGCATTTGAATCAATCATATCTTGAGTATAATTAGGAATAACAACACATTTTGTTGTACCTAATGAACCCTTATCACCAACTTCAACTAACTCAGCACCACTCTTTGCCATCGAATTAACCATCTGAGCATCTTTTTTAGTAAGTTTACTTTTTGGTGCTTTTCCATCCAATAAATCTTTCATTTTTTCAATAGCCTTATGAAGTGATTTTTTCTGAGCTTCATTAAGTTCTTCATATTCAATGGTTTCATCAGAAGAGTTTCCATCATCAGGAACCATTTCAGCATCACCAGTATCAACCTCAGTACCATCACCACTACCTTTAGGAGAACCATCACCTTCTGGACTTTCTGACTCTTCTGAACCATCTTCTGGTAAACCGTTAGAATTTCCTTCACCTTTAGGAATCATTGGAAAAACCAAACTACATATATCAAGAGCAAGATTAACAACATCTTGTTTACCATCTAATCTCGATATATTTCTCAAATCAATCATATTGTAGATTTCACGAAGTTTTGGTAGTGCATCTAAATCTGATTCCTTTACCATAAAACCTAAGATACGAAATTCATAACTTTCGATATCCAACTCACGAAACTCACCTGATTTCAACCCTTTTTTAATCGCATTATTTTGAAAATACTTTTTATAAAGACTATGGTAGTAACCTTTATATCCAGGAGAAGATTTAAATACCTTAGTATCAATTCTTCTATCTTCAACAAAATTAATCATATTTTTGAAAAATGATGCTTCTTCATAACTCCAACTATCAGGAACTCCTCTGATTGCATCCTTCAAAACCTCAAAATCACTAAAAGCAATATGACTACCTTCATGAAGTGCAAGACCAACAATGTGGTCGAAACTCTTCTCATTCACATTACCTGAAATAGTAACATTTTTCCCATCTGTATAAGAATCTCCACGAGTTGTATAGTTGACAGGAATATTCTTACCACTTACGATACGAACAAAATTAGCGATAGCCCTTTGATTTGAAGCCATCTGAATATAATTCTTCTTTGGTTTTTCCTTTTCAATACCTAACAATTCATCAATGTCAGTATCTTTTTTATCAAACCAAAAAGAAGAATATGGGGAGTAATTTTTCATTTGATTGTTTTTCCTCTTTTTTTCATATATGAAGATACAAAAGAAATGCAATACGAGTCAAGCTTTATTTTCACTTTTTTATGCATTTATTATATCTTTCAACTACTTCTGATGGTATTTTACCATTTGGATATCCCTTACCACAGGTTATCATTCTTACATAAGCATCTAAAGATATGTTATTTGCATATTTATAAGGATAAGGAGTGGGAGTTGAGTTAAACACATCGTGCCATTCAGAGGGTAAATCAAATATATCCATTTGCCTTTCCATCGTTTTTCCTCTTTTTTTCATATATGAAGATACAAAAGAAATGCAATACGAGTCAAGCTTTATTTTCACTTTTTTAACATATCTTTAATAAATGTTCGTTTTGGTATATATACTTGACTATAAAACCTATACAACTCATTACACATTTTCATTTCATCATTATTTAATCTTGATGGGTGTGGCATATCATCATTTAAATCCATCTCTAACTTATTAACATATTTAAAATCATCTTTCCATTCCATATCATCTTTACGATTTGGTATTTGGAATTTCCCTTTATTCTTACGAATCTTATTTTCCTCCGCCCAATGAATCATAGTGTGTTGTAAATGTCTTAATTTTTTTAAATATTTATTCATATGCTCTATATTCCGATCTTAAGATACTTACATACTTCATTAACCTACCACATTTCTTACAACACACAATTTCAATAGATTCTGTTCCTGAAGATTGTGATAGACTCTTCTCACAATACGCTTCCATCAATTCCCAATCTTCTGGATTCTTCTTATTTAAAATATCCCTATCACGAGACTGATTACAACACTTTGTCATCTGTGCCCCCGCTTTCTTCCCTGTATGCTTCTCCTTAAAGTATGCTCTATCCATCTTCATATGTTACCTATCCTTTCTATATCTTTCTCTATTTTCCATTGGAATTCTATTCCAATACAATCCTTTATAATACCAATCGTTGTTACATTCTGGATGAACCTTACCATCACACATACATATTAATGCTACAGCGTTGGTATCCGGCGCTGATACTTCCGCTGTGTTATCGCAGTTATCACAACTCCACAGTATATTTCCATTAGGTAGTTTTGGATAGAATATTATCATTTATTCTATTTAAATATCTAATGTCATTCTCTATTAATGGTATACCTTTTACTATCTTAACTGCTAATCTCTCACATTCCATTCGTACACCAGCATCATATGAGTTTCTACCCAACTTATAAATCTCTTCCCATGTCCATTTAATCTTCTTCATCTTTAATCCAAATATTTCTCTGAAATGTTTCCGACCATTCTGAATGTCCGCAACAATCTTTTGTCTTAAATTGTTGTATCCAAAACTCCAACTCAGATTCGGTTGGAACTTTAATCAAATGAAATATAGTATTTACTTGGTCTTGTGTTTCCATCCGTTTCCGTAAATACTTGGCTAACTCTTTGTTGTGTACCACTTACAGCCTAGGCTCATTAGCAATCCGCCTATTCTTCATATCATTATGAACAGCATCTACATAATCTTTTGCTTCTTTCAACCCAACCTTTTCATCAAAATGTGTTGTCATCACTTCTCTATAATATTTAATGGCATTTATTTTTTGAACATCTGGTTCAGATAAAAACTCTTCTACTGTTTCATGTACCTCTAATAAATCTAAATCTTTAATTTCACCATTTTTAACTTTATTTCTAATCTTCCATATTTTATTTGCCCTTTTCATAATATCAATCATCAATTTTCTTTCGCTATCCACATCCAGAGCTTTCCTACCAGTATGTATCTCTCTTACTTCATCTATCATCTCCTCAACATTTACATATTGATTACTAAATAAATGAGAATCTGTAGGATTATCCCTCTCTGTTTCTACACACAAATCACGCAATCTACCCAATCGTAACAATATAGATTCTCTATCAGGAACTAAAACATCCATAAAAATCCTAAATACAAATATATTTTTGAGCGGATGGTCGGAATCGGACCGACATCACCAGCTTGGAAGGCTGGGGTAATACCATTATACAACACCCGCATATTTAAAAGTCTCCCGGAGCTACCTGAAATACCGTAAGTCCCAGATTTCTCCACATATCAACCACTTTCTGTCTATCATCTACCACTAAAAATACATCATCAATATCTGCATGAGTATCCAACATATCTCTTTTCAATATTTCATCAGGAATAAAGTTCATTGTTTTATGTGGTCTCATCACCAACTTATGAAATGGTACTTTATTATGAGTTAACCAAGACTTAGTAGTAAACATAGTTTTATCTGAACGACCTGAAAATATAAAGATATTAAAACCATCTTCCGCAAACATCTGTGCCATTTTAATCACAGGCTCATTTGGTTCATCCAAATGTATGTTAGACGGATCGTGTAATATCTTAAAATCAATCTTACCATTAAATTTACGAGACAACTCACGTCTTTTATCTATGATGGCAAGTGTACCATCCAAATCGAATATAACTGTATTTTTCATTATTAACTCATTTTCATAAACTTAACAACAAAACACCATACAAGTCAAGATCTTTTTGAAATCACTTCCAACTTTTTTTATTTTTCTTTACTATATACGAATAACCCCATTCACCGTACTTATCCTTTTTATAAACCGCTCTAATATCTTCCCACTCAAAATGAAATGCACAATATTGAGTAAGTTTCTTACTATCTCGTGGAAATATAAAACTATCAATGTTATCTTTGTATTTATGTAACTCACCTTTATGATCTTTTAAAGGAAAACTCGTTACCTTTGTGGGAACACGAACTACACCACTTACAGTATCACCTTTATATGTCAAATTACTAACACATCCATGAGCCAAAACCAAAAGAATTATCAGAGCTAACAATAAATAAAAAAAAGTTAAAACATCAACTATATTATTTTTGTTCATCCACATCATCCTCTTCAGTTTTTCTTTTTTTATTTGTCCAATGACCTTTAATTAATTCTATATCACTATATGGATACCACAGCTTATCACCATCGTTGCCAGTCATAACATAATACATTTGAGCCTTATTGTTTCTTTCTTGCACAAAACCGAATGTTTCTCTTCTCACCAACCCAAGATCAGTATATTGATTTATGTATATTTTACAAGGATTTCTTCTATCACCCCGTAAAATTGATTTTTTCTTTTTCTTATTAAAAAATGCCACAATATAACCCTTTACTTATTTTAAATAAAACTTTTATTAAGAACCAATATAACTCCATACCCTATCAATCAATAAAGCAAAAAATCCAGCACCTAATACATTTCTCCACTTACCGGTATTCTCTCTAAATTGGGAATTCATTTTAGTCTCTGTCCATAATCCTTTGTGTGGATTGAATAAATTCTCTTTAATGAACTTAATGTCTTGATGAATCTTATCTCTATCCTTATCGGCTTGGTCCATTCTTTCTAATATCACATTTAAATCTTTCTTATCTTGTCCGTTCATATCAATAATAAATATAATATATTACATATACCATCATATTTTCCACCACGGAAAATACAAAACAATTAAACTTTTTTTCCAAACTGAAACATTATCATCTGTTCAAGTTGTGGTTTCTTTTCTTCAGAAGTATTATGCCATTGTAACACAAGAGATTTCATCATAGTATCAAGTTGTTCTTTTATCATTTGAATCTGTACAGATAAATAAGATATTTCATCTATCTCTTCTTCAATATCAATATCATATTTCTGAGCCATATCAATTAAACCATCCAAATCATAGCTATCAACATTATCCTTTAATTTTTGGAAATCTTTATGGTTCCCAGTCTTTTTATCAGGATGAACTTTTTGTGCTAACTTTTTATATATGACATCAACCTCTTCTTTCCTCTCCAATTTAGGTTTTTCAGATTTAGCTTTTTCTGCAGCCTGTCCTGTCATCACCGCATCTAACTTATCTCTAAAGTAATCATCAAAATTACCTCGTGCTGAATCAAAAATTGATTGTTGATATTCCAACTCTGCCTTTAAATATTTGTATTCAGCATTTAATTTTTTTTTCTCTAAATCCTTATCAATCATCAAATAATTCTTTAAATAATTCGTTAGCCTTCTTAGACTTCTCTGTAACTTCCTCTTTTACTTTTGGTTTTTGTGGTGGTGTATTCCAATCACCCCTTTTCCACATATCAAATTCAATATGAGTCGCCATACTATCAGCCTGATGTAATATATAAGCTATATTGGTTCTTAATGATCTCTCTGGTGTCCAACCTATATAATAACTTTTATTAGCTTCTTCATAAAGCCCATCTGTCAATCTTAACCCAATATACTCATTATCTGTCATTTTGATATTAAAGTGTTGTAATAACCAAATAGATCTATCAGTTACAGTCATATACTGTAAGTTAGGATTATGTTTATAGATTAACCCTTGGTTCTTACGATGCCAATCTGAATCATTTATAATATAATAATCTTCACCCAAATCACCAACCTTACCCAAATCATGATGTAGAGCAGCAAACACCAATTCTTCATGAGTAAAATTTATAGTAGCACCATTTGTCTTCCATACCCCAGCCAATTGAATAGCAAATTCTGTAACATTCAAAACATGCTCAACATAACCACCAGCATAGGCACTATGATAATGTTCTCTACCACTGGCAGGTGCTAAAGCCATTCGTTCTTCAAAATAATCATACATCTCCAACATATTTGTTAATCTCTCGCCTTCAAATGTAGTATTGATTAAATCAATAAGTTTATCCCAATTATTTTCAAGTTGTTCTGCTGTTAATTCTTTTATCATTTTATTACCTTATTATTTCAATGTTTGATGTTAAAACCACTCTCCTACTATCAGAAAAGTTCATTCCCGACCTATGTAATAACCAACCAGGAAACATAAAGACATCCCCAATCTTACATGGTATTGCTTTCCATCCTACTGCAGCTAATGAATTATACTCATTAGCTCTTATCATAAATTCAGGATCCATAAACCATATATCTCCAGAATTATTATCTTTGTTTAGGTACATGGTTAAAACTAAAGTTGTTGTCCCATGATGATGTTCAAGGGTTTCTCCACCTTTTAAATGCTCATTAGCCCAAGTTTTCTTAAAATCCCAACCAACGCCATATGATTCATTAACTTCATAAGACCACATTGATAAAACATCTTTTATTCTTGGTAGACTCCATTTAAAATAATCTGCAAATTTTGGATTAATATGTAATTGATTATCCAAGTCTACTGTACTTTTAGCTTTGCCAGTCTCTAAACCTATATTCCCATATTCAATCTGATTAAATAATATATCAACTTCATCCATCATAGGTTTTAAATCCCCATCATAATGAGATTTAAAAACTAATGGGTTGCTTAATCTTATAGGTTCAACTAGACCCAACCCTTCATTTAAATAATCTGGATATTGCATAACATTTACGGGTTGACTCATAACGATACTTCTATCCCTATTTTAGCTTTATAATAATCTTTACCTTTAAGCTTGGCAACTTCACCACTATTGTAGAGCCTAACTTTTTCTGTAAGTTTCCAAGATATTCTGAATTTATCTTCGTATTCAAAATTCTCAATATATGTTTCACCATTTTCATCAGGTGGTAGATACCCATCAAATGATATTTCAACTTCTATAACATCACTACTATATTTCTTATTCTTACTTATACCAACTGAAGCAAATGTTTCATACTCATCCAATGCATCATTAGTGGAACGAGTAGTAAATCCCCATGTAGCACCAATCCAAGTTCTACGCCAGTCCATCTTCATATACTTAATTTTCTGACTTTGTTTATCCATATACTCTGGTTTAAAATAAAGATTATTAGCATCTAACTTCAACCAAACCAAATCATCAATATAAGGTTCACCAAGTTCTCGCTCCCATTGACGATTAAAGTAATACGCAGGATGACTCACCCCAATACTAACCTCATAATCATCTGGATTTGGTTGTACATTTGGTGTTCTCACCGCAAACGAAGTGAATAACATTACTCCTGTTAATAAACTATCTAATACCATTACTTCTTTTTCCTTGTATATTTACGTTTTTTACGAGCACCAAACTCTGATGCTGGTGCCCATTTGGGCTCCCGCACTTTTTTATTATCTAAACTCTCATAACTTCCTATCCAGCTTTTAAGAGTATCCATTGCCTTCATAAAATTGTTCATTTTAATCTCTCCATTCATATCCATGTTTTGTAAATTTGATTTCATCATACTTTCTGAGAGCATTCCTATAACCATTAAAACCTATTCTAACACCCCATCCAAGGTATTCCAATATTTCTTTTTTAGTTACGAATCTCTTTCTCTCTATGAAATCCCTAATTTTCAATACGCTTTCAGTTTCACGTACCGCATCTAAGTTAAATACATTATCCCAATTATTAAACCACTTTGATATACGCTCTTCCCACATCATATTTTTAGCTAATGTAGTAGTATCGTAATCTATCTCACCATCTAACATTGTATTGAATTTATTCTTAAAATCTTTTCTATCATCATATAAGAAAGGATAAGGATCTTTTACCACACTCGTCATTTCAGGATAACATAATTTATTCGGTAACAAATAAGGAACTCCTACAGAGAATCCATCTGTGGTAGAAATACTCCAAGCAGAATAAGTCTGGAATGTTCCCACTCCAAATTTAACATTAGATAAAAAATCCATATACTCATTTCTTGTTTCACAGTTAACTTTTTTATTCCAAGGTCTATCTACTTGTGTTAATGTAGTATAGACTTTAAAATCTTGCCTTTGTTCCCAAATTTCATCAACCACTTTAACGAACCATTCCCATCCAGTATATCCAGCACCTCTATGATTGAACACTACTGTTTTATCCTCATACTTATCTCTTACATTAATTCTATCTACACCCAAATAATGTGGTTGAATAATCTCATGTAATCTATTAATAACTTTATCATTCCAATGATGAGCTGCATTTTCAATCGTTTTCTGTTTTAACCAATTACTATTTACTCCACATTCATCCATCATAAGTAGACCAGCCACACTTTCGTACAATGCTCTAGCAGGAAAATCCTTATGAACTCCAGCCCTATCACCGTATGGTGCATTTTCAGGTACCTCAAACCAATGTGAATAACCAATAAATTTAGGTTTGAGATTTGAATTATTGTATAAGCAATTAGCCATCTGAAGTGTATGTTCTGGCAAATGTGAATACACTATGTCAAAATCATTTCTCTTCCAATCAACATGTGACATAAATTGTTTTGTATCAAAATGCTGTCTCATTGTATTGATATATGTCGGTAGTGTGTACATTCTCTGTTCAACATTTGGAAAATTCAAAGACTTAACAAATTCTGGTATAAGAAGTGTGAAGTGTATATTCCATCGTTTACTCATATAAGGTAGAACATGCCGTAACACCTCCACCAAACTATCAGCCTCCAAATTATCACGATAAGTATAGTTCCCATAAAGCAATATCTTATAATCATATTGTTCATGTTCATATCTATCATCTAAATAATCATTTATATCTCTTATCATATTATCCTCTAAAAAAACTCATTCATATATTTTGAAGATTTATAGGCATCTTTTAACCTATATCTAAAATTTCTAATTTTTTTATCATTTATAAAAAGTTCCTCCGCCATATAGACAAAACCTGGAAACTTCCCCATTAATTTAATATGTTCTTCATATTGTAATGCTGCAGTTCTAAATGTGGAACACCCCCCACTCGCATAATCCTCATCTACAGTAATTACAAACTCATCACTTCGTCTAATCTTATATCCTCTCGTAAGTAATTCCAACATCAAATGGTAATCCTCACCCACCTGTACAAACTCATGATCTATATCTTCCTTTTCCAATACAGCCCCATCCAAACAATGAACTGAATTAAATGGTGTGAACTCAGTATATTCTTTACCTGATGGTGGTAATGCAGTAACATTATTACCTATCTGTGGCACTCCATCATCCATCCAAGAATTAAACAAAGAAAACATATCATTAAAGTCTTTGGTTGTCATCAATCTATTTGACTTTTCCATATTGGATTCTTTACCATAATACTTAGCATTTCTTCTTATGAATTTAACATCATCATCACACATACAAAATCTAGAGTCTTTAGCGTGTTTATAAATATATTCTCTTGTTTTAGCAATACCTATATTATTTGGAACAACCAAATATTCACAATTATAATCATACTCATCTCTCTCTTGCTCTTGTACTACTAAAATAACATTCTTTTGCATATCATTTGGTAAATTAACAAATGTTATTTGTTTATGTACTCTTTTGAAAGTTGGAATGTATATTTTCATTTATCTTTTGGGAATACTGATTCCGAAACTAATGTTTGCCATTGTTCATATCTAATGTTCCAACCTTTAGCATTCCAAATGTCTACTTTAATTTTTTGTTCTGATGGTAGTTCTTGGTCTTGTGCAACTATAATCAACTCTTTTTTATCTAACTCCACACAATATGAAGCACCTTGCCAATGAGCTGATGGTAAGTCTTTACCACCCTCTTTTTTTAACTCAAAGACTTTTTCTACCTTTAGTCCATCAAGAGCAACTATATCAGGTATACCACTTGTACAACCTGAGTATTGATTATCAAAGGTGTATCCATCAACACCCAAATATTCTCTAAGTTTAGATGAGTCTCTTAATCTTTCCATTAGTTGTTCTTCCATCTCATCTTCATCATAACGATTTGCAGTCGCTGTGGAACGAACTAATATTTTCTTACTACGAAGAAACTCAGTAAGTTCGTCTTCAAAGATATCAAGTTCTAATGTTCTTTCAATCGAAGTTTTATCACTTGTAGTTTCTATACCTTTTATTATGTCGATAGTTCCATAGATACCAGCTTTTCTATCCATAGAAAATTCTCCACCTGAGATTCCGACGCCTTCTTGAGTGTAAGTCAATCCACAAAACTGACCACCATATCTGTAAATATTATCTTTGTAAGTATCAGGACAATATTTAGGGTCGTTAGTTTCTTCATAATGTTTGAGCAGATTTTTTGGGTGTGGAACAAAACCTATTTGTAAGTCCACAATATAACCAGTCTTAGGACATTTATACATTTCATCAAGTTCCCAAACATCAGGCCCTATCACTCTTGCTTTGTCGATATGCTCATAAGGTTTATTTGTCTCTGGATTAATAACTTTCTCAAAAACAACTCTCTCAGCAGATTTTAGTGGTGTATGTTTTCGACAATGTTTATGAAATACAACTTTATCGTCTTTCAACCAAATCACTTCAAGTGATATTGTTTTACCTAAATATTTTTTATAACAATCTTGAAATTTTTCAATAAGATTTTTTGGGATACGTTTATCTTTAAAGAAGTGTTTCGACTTTAAATCAATGGTTATCATTGAACCAACACCATCAAACTTTTCCCAATCTTGAGTTTCAACATTAAATCGTTTTAGTGGTTCATTGCTTTTTACAACTCTATGTCCAACATAGTCAGAAGTATCATCGACTATCATTGAAAAGTAATCCTTAACATCAGCATCACGACAAGTTCTAATTTCATCAAGTTCTCCAAGATAAGGAATGAAATATTTTATTCCCATTCCATAACGAGACATAATAGCAGGTGTTGGGAGACTTACTCCCATATCCATAGCTTCAGTCATTCTTGTTTCATCCCAACCCGTCATATCATCTATTACATATAATTTCATATTTGTAGTATCAATAACTACTTGACCTTTTACAAGTCTGTTATATCTTTGGAAAAAAGTCAGACCAACAATAAAGTTATTGACTATCTCTTTTATAGCTGTATGAATGGTGTAATGACTTGCACCTAAACTATCTTTACCTCTCTTTGTAAACTTTACATCTCTTGTGTATAAAGTTTCACCAAATGATTTTTTTAACATTAGCACTATCTACCCACCTCATTTAAATACTTTGCCTTTGTTTGTTCCCATGTCTTACCAACAACATCAGCATAAAATAATCTATCAGGTTTTAATCTACCCTCATCAAATAACTTAGTATACCTTCTGATAGCCTTAGGTTTCCACCAATTATTTATATAATCAACATCACCAGTAAACTTCTTCTTCATAATAAGTTCATCTTCATGTATCTCATTCTGTAAAAACTCTTTACCATTTTCATATATATCTGAATAATAAACACCTCTTTTAAAACCATGCTCATAATTTGAAGCTCTTATACCCAATTCCTTAAACATCATATGAATAATGATACTCTTCACCCCAGTCCTTGGACCAGCAACTCCCTCTTTTTGTACAGTTTTTTCTAAATACTCATCTCTCTTATTCTCTTTCAACCAATCATGCCACACTTCATAAGTTGAATCATCCGGCTTCAAAGAAATTCTACCTACAGATTCCCCAAGAGTTTTCCAATGTGGAATGCCATTGTACATTGAATGAACACCATAGAGAGCAGTAGTGGTTATGCCTACTAAAGTTTCATCATAAAGTTCTTCCCATTTATTCCTTATAACCGAACTAGTTGTCATAGCAGCAACCAACTTACCACCCAAAAAATTAAAACCTAATGGTTGAGTACAACATATAGTGGTAGCAATAGAAGTGTGCCTCAATTTACCATCAGTCAACTTATCTTCTTTTGTCCAACCAATATGTTTATCTCTAACACCAATTGACACAACATCAGACCCTAAACAAACAACACCTAAGACTTTATCTGTATTCCTATCTTTAATAAAGAATTTTAAATTCCTACCTGGATTAGCAGTAAACTCCATACTATGAATCAACTTCCTTACTGAAACCCAAGTATCTGTGGACTTAACATTTCCCTGCTCAATATATTCCACATAAGGGTCTAACTCTTCTATCTCTTTAATAGTCTGTTGTTTATTGTTTATATCTGTAGGACTCCATAACATATAACCAACATTGAAAAACTTATTTGCCTTCTTTACCATTTTATAGGCATCTTTGTTCAACTCTTGCCACTTTTTATATAAAGTAATCTCTTCAACCGACATAGCCTTCAACATATTCATATTATCGATAAAGTTATCCCGCTCCCGATCGTAATTAAACTCATCGGGATCGTCAAAAAAATCGTTGAACGCCATCAAAACCTTTTTATTTGAAATATAACCATATTTTAACTTAACACTTTTTATTCAAAATGTCAAGCTTTTTTTTTACTTTGATTCTGCTACAGATGCTTTACGATACTCAGTAACTAACTTTTTGATTTCACCAATAGATTTTCTTGCTCTACCACCAGCGGCTTTGTTACCTTTCTCTACGAACTTATGGTGATCGACTTCAAACGCATCCCATTGTTCTTTCATCTGAATAAATATTTCCATGCTACTCATTATAATTTCCTCAATAATTGTTATTTCTTTCTCAACTATAACCAATGGTTTACGTGGACCAATTCCTCCACCCACAATTTATCTCTAACTTCCAAATACTTTTTTCTTTTCACCGTGATACTCATATGCGTGTCCGTTCTCTTTTAATAATTCATTTACCGAAGTATCATGTCCTTTAACAAACAGCTCACCAAGAACTCTACCATACTTACCAACACCATGTGATATAATTGAAAATTTACCATCATCAGAATTTTCTAAAAGGTCCTTTACATAAGCTTTTGCTGCTAAACCCTTTTTCTTTTCGTCTAAATTACGAGTTCTACTTTCCCAAGTATCAACACCATAAAATCTTATTCTCACCTTATGCCACACATTAAATCCTAAATCAACCATAGCGTCTGCAGTATCTCCATCGACAACTCTGACTAACTTACAACTATATCCATGCTTCTTAACTTGTTTGCCCACCTACTTTCTCCGTTACAATCGATGATTTAAATAATCATCTCTTTCTTTTATTGCTTTTTTCACTTCCATCTTTTTCTCATTGTGTCTATCTATAAGTATCTGTTCCTTAGTTCTTCTTTTCCTTTTATTTTTACTTTTAGCTTTCACTTTTGTGGGTTTCAAAGTTCCCTTCAATTTGGGTTGTTCTTTACCTTTATGAAATACATTACCATCTTTGTCTACAAACTCTGTCATCCAATGCCAACCGGCTGGTCGTCCTGTTGGTTTGTATCCCTTTGGTTCTTCAAGAGGAAACATTCTAAACATTGACCTCGTAACATCGGTTGAACATCTTACTGAAACTGCATCTTCACCTACAGCAACATATTCCCCGCAATCGCATTTCATATAATAATGAGATGAGCACATCATATATCTAACTCCTTTTTCTGTGTATTCTGGATAATCAATTTTTTTCACAACCTTAACATCCTCTAATATAGTTAAATATAACTATATAAGTCAAGACATTAAATCATTTCAAATTCTGCTTCTATTACTTTTGAACAAATAAAAAGTTTATTACCATTTCTTAAAATGGTGTCAGCCAATCTATATTGTGATTTCAATTCATCATTATCCAATTTAGTATCGGCTGACACCTCTCCGAGTATCATATAACAATCATCATTTATATGGATGATTTTTTTCACCCAATCTTAATTGAGTGTTTTTTGGGCTTTTCGGGCGCGGTCTTCGGAATATCTATTGTTAATACCCCATCTATGAACTTAGCTTTGATATTGTCACCATCAAGTAATTCACCAAGTTCGAAAGAACGTCTGAATGAAGAAGCCTTTAACTCTCTACGAATTACTTTAGCACCTTCTTCTTCTAAAACTCCATGTTTATCACCTGAGATGGTTAATACACCCTCTTCAACTTCTACATTGAGTTGTTTCTTATCGAGACCTGGAATCTCAGCAACTACACCAACTTTATCATCGTATTCATATACATTGACTTTTGGATATGCTGAACCTTGATATGGTTTGACACCAACCTGTTGTTCAATCTCAGGAAATTGTGCTTCCATCATTGAGTCAAACATTTTATCAAATGGGGTTAAAAAATTATCCCTGTCGAAATGTGGGATACCGTGTGGATTAAAAACTAATTTAGTCATTTTATTTCTCCTATGTAGTTAACTTTCGTCTAACTTAATTTACCATCCCATTTATTTGGCGATGGTATTCGATATAATATATACAATATCTATACCACTTATAAGTATATGACAAAATGACAAACTATTAAGATTTTTCTATGTCAATCCAATCCCCAAATTCCCCTTCTGATGATTTTCTTGTACAAGATTCCGATATTTCATAATACCTGTCTTCTGTCATTACTCTCCATATTTGTGTAAAATTTTCATATGAAATTTGTTTTCTCTTTACAAAATAAGTTGTTGCCCCCTTGACACCAACATCAGATGATAAATCTTTGGTATCGACTATATTATCAAATCTATCAACAAGAACATACTTCATTACTAATCCCCTATTCGTTATCAACTATTTCAATATATAAAGTATCCATATAATGATGTCCATCATCATCAGTATATCCACAATAAACCGCAACAGTATAGTCAATAAAATTTTCCCACGCAGCAAACATTACATGAGCATTTCCATTTTCATCTGTCATACTTGATGGATTAACTAAATTAACCCAATCATTTTCAATTCTATATTCATAATCAGATTGCCAAGAAAGATGTTGAGACCATCCACAATTAGTTGAAGCATCCAACATCGTATAAGTTTGTGCTAAATCTGCATTAAACTCTAATTTATAACTCCCATCAGAATATGGTAATGTGCTTGAAATATTCAAATCACATTCACAATCTTCAACAAATTCAGAATACATTGGGTTTTCTGAACAACCAATAACTAGCATTCCTACTATTAAAAATAACCTTTTCATTTTATTTCCTTATATGTTCCTTTTTTAATTATTACAGCGTACCCCATAAAAAAATAGAAGTACAAAAATATCATTGTTAGTGTAACCATCATTTCCATACCTAAATATAACAAAGAAATGCAATATAAGTCAAGCTTTATTTTCACTTTTTTAGTGGGCGGGTAAGTTTTGACACTCACGGCCTATAGCCTCCCGCCCTATTATCCTTACTTAAAAGGTATAACTTACTCGTACTGAAACATCTCCATCTGCGGACAATTCTGAACGAATGTAAGAATTGCCATAATGATAACCGACACCATACATGGTTTCGGTTTCATCATCAACAGATGAATATCCTATAAGGGCAGTGATACCTTTAGTAAAGGACGGCGAGATTACGGCTCTATACCATAAGTCCCCACTCGTTTCTTCACTAAGATCATACTCAAAATAAGATGCAATTGAACCAAATGAATCATATGAAAATGTTCCACTTGCGTCCAATAGACGTGCTTCATCACTATTGATAGAAACCCCAGCAGTATGACCAGCTAAACCATAAGATGTTCTCATGGAATATGATTGGTTATCGCCGTAAAATCCAGCAATACCTACACCTGCAAATTCGGTAGATGCTCCAAGTCCAACGGCATAAGCCTGAGAACTTGGTTCACTAACGAATGGATTACCTGATGGTCTGTGCCAAGGATTGGCAATACCAAAAGGAACCCTCTGTTGTCCAAGTGTAACGGAAGTAACTTTAGCATCTACATTGTAATATGCTTCTTCTACATTCACGCCACCTTCTGACAGATGCGATGTAAGTTTCCACCCTTCACCACTATACGAAAGACCTGTATATGGTGTAGTGAAAGATACTGTATCACCAAAAGTAATATCAGTACTGAATTCACCACCCCAAGCAGGTGCTTGAGTTTCTTCTTGTGCGAAAGTAATTCCACCCAAAAAGAAGATAGTAGTTAGGATTGATTTTAGTGTATTCATCGCGTCACTCCTATTGTGTTATAGATTCTTTTGAATAGGTAGAACCCATTAACCTGTCCTCCTTACTTGTATCTTGTATGTGAAATCTTAATCTTGCGGAACTGCATAATCATCATCACCATGTACATTAGCAGAAGTTGTTTCTTCTTCAGGTGATGTATCGGACATTCTCATAATTTTTGTTCTTTCTTCTTCTAACTTAGCTATCCACTCTGACAACAAATCGATTATTTTATTCTTAGTTACCTCATGATCATCATTGTCTAAAATTTTATCAACCCATTTTTTATAAGTTCCCAAAAAGCCAGAAAGCCATATAGCTATCTCTGACCTTTCTTCAGGCCATGATTTTTGTCCCATTATTTTAATCTCCGTATACTACTTCTATTGAATATGAAGTATCGGTCACCCATTGCAGGCAAACGTCTGTATATGTAACGCTTGGTATTGTGGAATAGTCTATAATAAATTTCATAAAAAAATCTCCAACTATGTTCTGTCTATAATTATCAAATTATAACCTGTTAAGTCTTTTTTTTCATAGTAAATGTGGTTTTGCTTCTATCGTTCCAGCGGATGTAACCCTAACAAATTCGCACCTCGATTGAAAATCCAATACATCACTCGCGCCAACATAAGAAAAAGATGAGCCAAGACCATCACGAATATCAGATATAATGCGGATGACTTTACCTTTATATGGAATGATTTTAGAATTTCCTTCCACATTTTTAGATTCTCCTCTGTCAGCTTTACTATCGAGAGAAGCACTTCCTCTATATTTCTTGTATAGCTTTTCATTAGGCCATTCTCCTTGTTTTATAATTTCGCCTGGCGTTTCTTTCGTCCCAGCAATAATAGAGCCGAGCATAACCGAATCAGCCCCTGCCCCAAGTCCTTTAGCCACATCACCCACATACCTAACGCCACCATCAGCGATGCAAGGAACACTATAATTGTCAGCAACGGAACACACATCAGACAAAACAGTAATCTGAGGAAGTCCCACCCCAGTTCTGATTCTCGTTTCACATAATGATCCGTTACCGATGCCGACTCGAATGCCATCCACCCCCCATTCACATAATGCTCTGGCAGCTTCCGGTGTCGCAATCGAACCCCCGATGACTTCAACATCTCGTCCAAATTCATTCTTTAACTCCTTAACAACATTTTTTAATAACAAATGGTGTCCATGTGCTATATCTATAAATAATACATTACATCCATTCTTAACTAACTCCTGAGCTCTCTCTTTATAATCACCCGTAACTCCTATGGCTGCACATAGTGGTCGTTTAGACCAAATCTTTTCATCACGAATCAAAGAATCCGTCCAATAAAATCTATCCTTTAAATCTTTCCAATCTGATTTAGTAGGTGGATGATTCCAATGTTTTACACTCTTATACCATTCATCCCATTCTTTATCTATAGTTCTTTCTTCTTCGTTATCATTACCACTCAAAGGTGTAAAGTATTTATCCCATTCATAATGTAATGATCTCATCATACGAGCTTGATCCTTAATACTCTGAAACCTATGTATGACACCAACTCCACCCCAATCCATCATTTCCTTTGCCATATCTTCTTCACAAATGGTATCCATCGGTGACGCAACTATTGGAATAGATAATACCGTATTCTTGGTAAACCTTGTAGTTAAATCTACTTTATCACGAGATTCCAATTCCGAATATTTTGGAACTATGTTTACATCATCATATGTCAAATAAGTTTTCATATTAATCAAGCAAACTACTCCACTTCATTAATTTCTTTTTCTTCTCTAATACTCTATTATCTACATCTGTCCAACTGATGATATCGTATTCGTGTAACATATCAATCATACACATAACATCACCAACTTCTTCTACCAAATTTTCGTTGCCGTAATAATGGCTACATCGAATAGCTTTACTACATTGTTGAATCAACTCACCACATTCTTCCATTGTGATTGTCATTAATTCTTGTAATTTATCCACTACGCTTCTGCCTCTAAATTATCATTCATTTTTATTTTTATTGTTTCTATCGTTTCTTTCATCGGATCATCATCTTCCATCAAGTCTACAAATTCTTCATCTATCTTACCATCTCTAAGACCGCTCATAAACTTTGTTGCTATCTTCATTCGTCTTTGAAATTCAGTAGTCCGTTTTCTTTGGTCTTCTAACGATAGTTCTTCAAATGGTGTCTTCATTAATTTCATATAATCTTTATGTTTCATATCTCCCACCCCATTACTATAAAATGAAAAAACAAATACCCAGCTAAAATCCATATGACCATTTTAACATATTCACCCCGCACATCAGCATGAGTTACTCTTTTTTTGGTATACAAATCTTCTTTAGTTACTCTTCTATTTCCAAATATATCTCTAGCCATACATCATCCACATCACTAATTTATATAAACCATACCAACTAAAAAAAGCAAATACTGGCACAAACACTATCCATGCAAAAAAGTTTAACCAATTAATTCTAAAATCACTCTTAAACCAATGCAAATCTCTTTCTTTTTTATAATCCATATTACCCCTCTTCTTCATGCCAAGGATATAATTTATCATATTCATCCTTAGTAATCGTGCCAATCTTTTTCTGTTTCTTATCTTTAGCATCCCAACCCAAATTTTCAACTACTGAATATGTTTCTTTTTCTGTGATAAATTCTCCATCTTCATCCATATGTCCTAATACTTTTGCTACTTCATAACTACCATCAGGTCCTGTATAATAATCAGAATCATCATTTGGATTAATGCCGGCTTTATTATCTATTTCTATTTTTAACTCACATCCCAAGTGGTTAGTTCCACTACCCACATAATCATAATCAACATCATATGTAGATTTACCACAAATTTCACATACCCAAGATTCTCTAGCCTGCTCTTCATCACATTCAGAACAATTACTGTTTAATGAATTTCCATGCCTACAAACATCGATTTGGGAATCACCATTAATTGTATTTAAATTCAAATACCAACCTTTAGATTTTATACCAGCCATAATTAAATTAGATACCACCTCTCTAGCAGCTTCAGATTCTAAATTAGGTTGACCTTTAGACACATCTTTCAATATATCTTTTATCAATTGTTTCATATCTTATCAAGCTCTCTTTCCCATTTACTTTTAGGTGATGTTTTTTTCTTCATTTCTAACCTCCAATAATTTTCATTCAGATAACTTCTAACAGCTGCTCCCAATTGCATATCATTAGGATATTTATTCACCAACTCTTTTATTACTTTTAATTGCGATTTCATTTTTTTTCTTTCCTATGTTTTCCGACTCCAAAAATTTTTTCCCACTTTTCCCCCCACTTGTTCTGTGAGATTCCTCGTCTGAGTTTATCACCTTTTCCAGCTTCGGATTTAGATTTAGATTTAGATTTTTCCACCACGTTGTCTTGACCATCGGGCTTCTTAGTGGCCACCTGGTTGAAATCTTTGACAGTATCTTTATTGGATACAGGTATATCTTTTGTTTCATTTTTTAATCCCATAAGGCAAATAAATGTTCTCCTATCAATTCAAGTGAGCGCTGAGAACTCTTTGATAACCTCATTCCCAATTCCTCATCTTCGTAATCAAAATCAAGATCTTGAAGTTTCTTAGCACACTTCAAACCATAAATTATTTCGCCCAATATATTATCCCATCGTTGCTCTGCCAATACATCAGCAAAATCAGTTGGAACTGAAACTGCATTAACGCTATCTTCATCTTTATACATTGACGATGGTACTCCCAATTTCTCCTTCTTCAATCGCTCCACCATTGGAATAAGACCACTTACTAACCAATAATCTATTGCCCAAGCATCTTGGTCAGACCAACATCTACGACCACGCTGCATATAATATTTGATACGATACGGCCACTCTCTCAACCACCTATACGCAGTACCGATGGGTCCAATGATATACTTGACATACCATTTCTCATAATAAGAATCCCACTCTTCAATACAATCTTCCCAATCAACTATATCTGGATATTCTTTACTCATCTAATGGTGTCCACTCTTTATCTAATTTTGATTCCCATTCTTGCATAGGCCTGTTCTTTACATACTCCAAAAAATCACCACCACTCTCATACTCAGATACTGCCCTTTCCAATATCACATTCAATCCAATTTCCAAAAGTAACTGATGATACTTATCACCAATTTTACATTCCAATAATGTTTCACCAGATTTTTCATCAATCAATTTTAATTTTTCATTGTCCCACGGTCCAGGTCTTTTTTTACTCAAATCAAGTGGTTCTTTCATCGTATTTAGCCTTTCTTTTTTTACTTAACCAATCTAAAGTTGGCATATCTTCTTTAGTATTCCAAACAGCCTTCTCCATCAATTCATCTATTGGGTTATTTTCTTCACCAAATCTTCCATCACTTTCCCACAAAATATATAAATCTGTATTTAATATTTGAGCAATTTCTCTCAATGTTAAATAATCTTCTGTAAGATTTAAATCACCATACCACACTTTACCATAATCAGGCATCAATACATTTGCATTGTATACAACCAAATCCTTCGGATGAAGTTCTGAATATTGCCACTTAGACCCACCTATCATTCTACCATCATAGAAATCAAATGCTGCAAATGTTTTTTGTATATCAACAATAGTATTTGGTGGTTTCCAATCACTAGGATATTCGCCTGTAAGTTTTATTGTTTTATCAAACACTAATGTAATTATCCCTAAATATTTGCATACCCTTTTCGGTTGGTTTAACTATAGGAAAACCAACATCATCACAACCTATAATTTCTACAATTCCATCTTTAAGTAATTTTTCTATTTTATCTTCTAATTTACCTTCACCTAAGTATTTTTTCATTAATTTATTTACTTCTTTTATTATTTTATTTAATTCACTTTTTTCCATTATTATTTATTCATTTCTTCTGTAACTTCTTGTATAAGAAAAGGACATACGCCACACTCTGAATCATATTCCCAACATTCCCAATATGTTCGCGGAATGTCAATACAATCATCATCAAAATCCTTACATATATGGTCTGGTACTGATTTGTAATCTATAGATGTTCTTGTCTTACCTTTTACCCAACCATAACTTGACATAAATCCTTTCATAACTGATAAATCATTTGTATCTATTTTCATTTTCTCTCACAACATTTTTTATATTTTTTACCACTACCACAATGACAAGGTTCATTTCTTCCAATTTTATTTTCGTTTCTAATAGTAGTATCGATTTTCCTATCGTGGATAGTCATTCCATTTAAATGATCAATTTCATGTTGAACACATATTGCTTCTAATAACCTTTGTTCTTGGTCATGATTCTTTCCTTCCTTTTCCCAAGTCCCCTTAGCTTCTGTAGAAGATTCAGTTCCACTAAAATACCATCCACTTTCTTCTTGTTCCGTCTTAACGATAATGTTTTTATATCGTTTAGTGTGGATTCCTTTTCCAGGATAACTTAAACATCCTTCATAATAATCAATCTCATCCCATTGTTCTTCGATAACAGGATTGATTAAGATAATTGGCTCGCGGACATTAAGTACAGCAACACTAGCATTGATCCCAACTTGATTAGCAGCCAACCCAATGCCATCTTTCCTTTCCGTGAGTATGTTGAATAAATCTTTTGCGATATGTAATCCTTCATCTACTGATACCTCCCTCAGTTTCTTGTTTATAACTGGATTATTCTCTTTGAAACAATTTATTATTTCATGTTGATGATATGAAAATCTAATCATCTCTTTCATATGATTAACTTACATATAAAAAAGATAAATGTCAAGTAATTTTTGGATCTAATTTCCTTACACAATGTTTTGGTATATTATGAAATACCTTTCCATCCAACTCAACAGCATAACTCATAGCTGTCTCATGCAAAATAGTAACTATTTGTGTTTTATGTATGACACCATCAGGACGAGCAATTTCCTTTTCAACAATACCCTTCTCTTGTTTCATTCTAATACCTTTACTTTATTTTGTTCAATTGTATAAAATTTACCCATTTTAGATTCAACTCTATATTTTTTATTTGTTTCATCATCCGAATGTAAATATACAATTTCATCTTTATATAGAGCTCCATCTGAAGTAAAATGATCTTTTAATAAAATTAGTTTTTTTCTCTTCATCAAAAATTCTTCCCAGATGGAAACCATCCATTAAATGATAAAAAACAATTTGGGCATAATAATCTCAAATTTGACATATCATAATTATCCCTATCACCATCAGCAAAATCCAAACGCAAATAAACATGATCTTTACCCAACACCATCTCATTATAAGCACAAGAAGTACATTCTTCTTCAACCCACTTTTCTCCTATCAGCCTATTTTTCAAATACTTTGAGCTCAATCTATTCTTCCGATTTTTCTTTGCAAGTATCTCATCCAAAGGTTTTCGATATTTACCATAACCTTTCTTTATACCAAATCCATGTGGATTTAAATTAGCTTCCCATAATCCATAAATCTTAGCATATTTTCTAAAAGTTAAATAATTTATACCCAACCATCGGGAAGCAGCTGAATTTGATTTTGTTTGTGATTGAGCATCCTCAATCATTTTTTTTGTTATGGCTAATTTCTTGCCCGGTATTCTAACTGGTTTTTCAAAACTACGACTTGACATATACTTTTTCCTGTGAAGGAAATTGTACTTCAACTTGCTCTTTCAAATCAGTCGCAAAATTATCACTACTTTTACGATATTGCTTATCTCGACTATTAGGAAATAATCTAAAAATAACACCAGTATTTATTTCTGAAAAGAAATCCTCTTCCCAATCACTTCCCAGGGGTGGCGGATCATATCTATCTTGTGCTGGATCATTCATTGTCCCATCTCCTCTAATTGTCTCAATTTATTTGCAATATCCTGTAAATAAGGTGTTACTAATTCAGATGGATTAACGGCATCTTTACTGGTATTCCCACCAGATTTTTTATATAATGTTACATTCAACACATCATATATTCCATCAACAGCTTTTCTGATTTTATCTAATTGTTCTTTCATTCTTTATTTTCTCCAAATTCAAACAATAATTGTTTTTTGTTTTCTTCCCTTTTTAATTCATCGGGTATCCCATCAAACTCATCAACATATCTTGCCAAAAAATCCGATGTATCCGATTTTAATTTAAACAATTCTTCAAAGGCAAGTTTTCTTAAAAAAAACTTCTCTTCTTTGTCTACAATTGTCATCATTAAATTATTAATATATAAACCTAATTTGTCCATTATAACTCCTATTACACTTATAAATATAACCTATTCTACATAAACAACATAATCTTTTTCATATGTGTCTAACGACTTAATTTTAAATTTAAAAATATCATATTCCATTTCACCAATTTCTCCAGAATCTTTCAGCATTTCAGATAGATTAGTTAAAATTTGAAATTTTTCATTAGTCAATTCTCTACAATCAAATTCTACCACAATATCATGATATTTTGTTAAATCAGCATTTCCATACAATTTTATTTTTTCATCTATATCAAAATCACTATTAGGTTGTTCTTCTTTTTTATAATCATGCATATAATCTGAACCAGTATCTAAATATATCTTACTACACCACGGTTCTAATGCTCTCAATAACTCCATATTACAATTCATAGCTTTAAAACCAATGTCGTACTTTGGTGCAACAATTGGTAACATCAATGGTGTGTGTTTAACTTGTGTTCCCCACTTACGAATAAACTCCTTTGTTGAATTATTCATTAACTTTTGCCACTCTTCACTTTTTTGTGAATGTTCCTGAGTTATCTTACCATGTTGAAATTGTCCACCCCTACCAGTTAAATGATAAACCAAACTATTCCAGGGCTGTATGAACTCAAAACCAGCCAAATACAGTCTATTGAATACATCACTATCTTCTCTTGCCGAGCGAAACATATAATCATGACCACCTATCTTAAGGAACTCATCTTTGTACATCATCCAAGGTGCAAAGATACCATTAGTTATCTTATCATCTTCCAAATGTTCAGTCACATACTCATCAAACTCAGTCTCTTTGAACTCCTCTGGCCACATCCCAAAATCTTCCAAAATCTTTTCTCCAGCATTTGGATGAATTGGTGGCTCTATGCGAGTTGAACAAACCACAGTCTTTTTCTTCAGGTGGTTAAAAGCCTTTAAGTCCGCATATTTCCCTAACATCATATCTGCATGAAATATCATAAATATATCTGTGGTGGAATTCTCTACACAAAAATCATAAGCTCTACCTATTCCATATAACCCATCTGTATTATTTACTGAATAAGTAAAATTATATTCATCTTTTACCGAATCCAGCCACTCTATAGTTCCATCATTATCTTCATCAACAAATACAATTATATCATGATCATCTCTATAAGCATTTTTCCTTATAGATGGAATACAAGTCTTTAAATACCGTAAGTTAGACTTACTCGGTATACAAAATGTTATCTTTTCCATACATAACCTCTCCTATTTCAAATTGCCATTGATAGTCAATGTCAAATGTTTCTAACTCATCCATAACAAATAATTCTGGCTCTATAGGTGATTTAGTATCCATATAAAAATTGTCACCTACTATATCCATTCTACTAGCATATAGACAATGTGCCGCTTCAAATATCGGATCTATAAATTTACTGTTTAATCTTGTAGAACCTTTCCAATCAGTTATAGCTTTGCCATCTTTATTCCAATAATAAGTTTTTTTCTCAAACACACCAAAACAACCTTCTTTATCGGATTCTATAAACTTAGTAAAAAAGTTATCAATTGTCTCTATCCTCAACAAAGGATTACATGCACTAACAATTATAAAATACTTATATGGCAATTCATCAAACCATTCAAATATTTCATAAAGAGGATCACCTTCCGATTTAGCAGATTTTTCTGAACGATGATATATGTTTAATTTATGTTTTCTGCCAATCTCTTCCAGCTCATCATCATACACCGAAAAATGAATATTACTTTTTGGTATAACTTTAGATTTATTTAACTTCTCAAATAATATATCCAACAATGTAGAACCAGCAAATGGTTTAATCATCTTCTTTGGTATCCTTTGAGAACCTAATCTAGCTTGCACTATGACACAAACATCATTTATATTTTTCATAATACTCATCTCTTAACATGCTAAGTATGTGTGAATCCCAATAGCGGCCTTCATTAAAATAATTTTGCCTCATCTTACCCTCATAAACAAAACCAACATGCTTATACATTTCCAATGCCTCATTATTATCATAAACCTCACACCAAATTTTATTTAAGTTTAAATCATTAAATCCATAACCAATCAATGCTCGTAAAGTATCAGAACCATATCCACCACCACGAAAATCATCGTCACCAATATAAATGCCGAATTCAGCGTAACTATGTAACCACTCTATATAATATAAACCACAATGTCCAATCAGCTTGCCAGTTTCATTATCATGAATTTCAAAATCAACTTGCTCATTGTTATTCAAAACTCTATTTTCATACCACTTAGATTGATTTTCTTTTGCTATCTCTTTGTACTCTCTAAAGTATTTTCTAAGTTCTGGTAAATTTCTCCATTGTCTTAATTGCTCAAGATTCTCTCTTTCAAGTGATGAGAGATATACTTTCTTTCCTCTAACCATAATAAATCATATCCTTTAATATTATTTCATCTTCTTTGACATCAACATTAATTTGTTTTCCGATTATGTCAAAATATTTCGTTGCCGAAATTGAATTTTTAAGTAAAGGTCTTTTAGTAGTTATATTTTCTTCCGTTAATACACTACCCATAAGAATATCCCTTTTAGCCACAACAGATCTTCTAGCCATACTAAAATCCTCTTCACTATCCGTATACTTTGTTTTTTTCTCACCCATCGATGATTCAACTAATCTGATATTCCTAACCATCTCTTTTAATTCATTTGGCTCTATAGCAAAAGAATGGTCTGGACCTGATAAACTTCTATCTAAAGTAAAATGTTTTTCAATAACTTCTGCACCCATAGATACAGCAATAGGTGGTATCAATATACCCTCAGTATGATCAGACAAACCAATTTTGGTATTAGCAAACCACTTATGATAATCACAATAAGATTTCATAGATTTCATTTGTCCAAGATTTATATCTTCCATTGGTGTAGGATAAGCGTTATTACAATGTAAGTAAGTTATATCTGGATTATCACTAAAATCATAAGTACCTAAATGCACTTCCAACACCTCATCCAAATCTAATATCCACCTTTGAATTTTAAATAAAGTATCTACATTAGTTCCGATACCCAATGAAATAATAAGTGGTAATTTTGTAGATGCAACATATTTTACAAATCTTGGATCAGTGCATTCAAATCCAGCTATCTTAAATCTTTTCACCCCCAACTCAAACAATTCATCTACAGCTTTCTCATCAAATGGTGTTGACATAAATTCAATTCCACTATCGTCACATTTAGACTTTAACACTTTATGCCAATCCCTTGGCATCTCTATATCTTTTATTAATTTAGTAATATTTTCATATCCAGCAAAATCAGGAGTATATTTAGAATATAATGTTTCCGAAGAATAAGTCTGAAACTTTACAGCATCAACCTTTGCATCAACAGCCACATCTATAAGTCTCATGGCCTGAACCAAATCTCTGTTATGATTAGCACCAACATCTGCTACAATAAATGTTCTATCCATTAACAACCTCTATTATTTTATCTAAATCATCTTTAGTTAAATTTTGATGAATTGGTAAATTTATTATTCTATCATATAAACTTTCAGTATTAGATAATTGTTGTTTACCTCCCCAAAATTTTGTTTTATGTAAAAATGGATAAGCAAAATCAGCGGCACACCCATTATCTCGCAATCTCTTTCTCAAATCCTTTGAGCTAATTTGAAGAATTAAAGTTCCCAAATAATAAGAAGATTTTTCATCATGTTTTGTAAAAAAACCAACCCCCACTTTAATATTTTTCTTTAAATAATTCAAGTTCTTTTTTCTAATTTTTATATTTTCAAAACAAGTATCAAGTTGTGATATACCCAATGTAGCATTTAAATTATCCATATAAAATTTAAATCCATTATCTACTATATTATATGAATCACCGACATTCTCTCTGCCAAAATTTCTATACTTAGAAATATAATCATAAGCACCCATATCATCAGTTGACAACATCCCACCACTACTCATAGACAATGGTTTTACTGGATGGAATGAAAAAAATATGTAATCTGATTCTATCGTTGGTTCAATACAATGAGCAGAATCCACTACTATTATATCACCCCAATTAGTATCCCTAACTCTTTTAATCAAACCATCTATATTACTTACACCACCATACAATACAGGCATAAAGACAGATTTATTAAATGTACTATTAAATTGTCTCTCCAAATGCCACTTTCTAACATTCCAATAAGATTCATAATCAACTAACAAATTATCATCAACATCAATAAAATATACATTATGATTATTCTTTTTAGCAGCCCATGCAGGTGAAGTAAAACCTATTGATGGTGTATATACATCACAAGAACCATACTTATCATATAGATAAGCAAACAAACAATAAGACGCAGATGATGCTGAATTTAAACCTATGTTATATTTTTTATTAGAATATTCAGAAAATCTCTCTTCAAAAACATTTACATTTGAACCGAAGGCAATATTTCCTTCAGCTAATACATCAGTTACAGATTGTATATCTTTATTAGTTATGGTAGGTTGGAATGCTTTCATAATTTACCCATGGAAAAAGTTCATTGAATAATATAGTTTTCTTTCATATATCTCTGGTTTTCTAGAAAATTGTATATGAGAACCTATCTCAGCATTATTCCAATGTGCATAGTTAGGCCCCCTTAAAATTCTATATAGTAATTTTGAATCAACTTTATATGTAACATACTTTTCATCATCAAAATCACTTTTATCTAATAAATCGTAACCACTACCATCCGCAGATATTTTTAACATTTTATTGTTTGGAAGGTAAAGATATATATTTGTATCAGTAGAAAAACTAAGTTCTTTTCTTTTTTGGTCATATCTTTTGTAAGCTTTAGGAATCAATTCCATTATCTGACCAACTTCTGGCTCTTCATCATATTCGTAATCATATTTGTCATGTATCAAAATCTCTTCGCAATATTTAATCTGTTCCTCTCTATCAATTGGAACATATTCTGATGAAGTCTTTTTTGTGTCTAAATCAAAATAACTTAGTGGATTTAATAAAAAACCAAAAGAATCATCACACCTATTTTTATAAAAATTCAAAGCATCATCCAATGTAGGAACAACTCTAAATCTCTCCAACTTTGCGAACTTACCACCTAAAACATAAGTCCCAGCAAAAGGCATATAATATTTTGGTTTGGTGTGATTTATATAGTCTAACCCCATATTTAAAAAATGATTCTTTTTATCCATTCCATATTTATTTAACTTATCATCATCACTATAATGCCAACATTGTGGATATGAACCAGCACCAGCATATCCAACTAAAAGTAAATCTATTTTATTAAATTGATTTACCACCCTATCCAAACACAACTTAGATAACTCATATGGACAATCATTAACATTCAAAATATAATTTTCACCATTCTCTATCACAGCCATTGTATCTATTCCAGTGGATCCCCCATCAATACTTTTAGATTTACCACAACCAAAAAAATTAAAACAAACTTCTGGATTACAATCATCAGCCGCAAAAATATGTACATTTAAATCATCTCCACAATGAAACTTTTCTCCATGCTTTAATTCAATTACTTTTCTACCCCACCTTTCCAAATTACTTTTAACGAATTGTTCATCATATTCATGAATCAAAACAGGTATATCTTTATTTATTTTATCCAAAGTTGTTTTACTCATATGGTCTGGATGAATATGTGATATGTAGATGTAATCAACATCATCAAACATACTGTAATCAATATCTAATTTCTCTCCAATGATCGGATCACCGGCATTCCAAGAACCATAATACTCTTTACCCTCTAACCAAGGGTCACATAAAATTTTGGTATTTTTATGTTCTATTAAAACTGTTGCTGAAAGTAAATGTGTTAACTTCATTCTAATCCTCTTCTTATTATTGTCACCAATTCATCTACATTATCATTCGTATGTAATGATGAATTAAATTCTAATCCTTCGTATTTTTTATCGTAATTATGTTTCTTATGAGTATATTGTGGCAAAACACACAATAGTTTATCCGATGGTTGCATTGTAAATTCTAGCTCTGTTTTGCACAACATATCCTCATGAAATTTTTCGCCCGGTCTCATTCCAATTATATCATATTCAATTGAATCCAATTTAGATATTTTTTTTATCGCTTCGATAACAATTTCCATTTTAAATGAATTTATCTTTGGAATAAACACTTCCCCACCTTGAGCAAAGTATAATGAACTTAACACAGTATCGACTGCATCACTTAAAGTAAACAAAAACCTTGTGCAATCCATTGATGTAACTTTTATCTTTTTATTCTGAGATATTAAATTCATCCATCCTGGTATAAATGAACCTCTACTAGCAATAACATTTCCATATCTTACTGAAGCAAATATCGTATAATCTGAATTATAATCATAATTAGTAAATATTCTCTCTGCTATAAATTTACTAGAACCATATACATTTACAGGTTGACAAGCCTTATCTGTTGAAATTATAATACATTTTTTCACTTCATTGTTCTGTGATGCTATAGCTACATTTTCTGAGCCTAGAATATTTGTCTTAACACATTCTTCTGGATTAAACTCCATATCATCAACTCTTTTTAATGCTCCAGTATGAATAACATAATCAGGTTTGTGTCTTTTCATTGTAACATTAAGTTTAGCTAAATCTCTAATATCACCAATCACTCTAATAATGCTTGAATCATTACCAAATAATAATGCTTGTTTTGCTTCATCTCTACTATAAACTATTAACTGGCAATCAACTTCTTTTAATCTTTTTATAAGAGCTTTACCAAGTGAACCAGTACCACCAGTTATCAATATTTTTTTATCTTTATAAAAATCAATCATAACTTCTCCTATTCTTTTACAAATATTAATTCAAGTGCATAATATTTAAATTTTTCTCTTGGCATAACCCTCATTTTATACCCCGTAGATTTTAATCTATTAATTAGTTTTCTTAATTTTTGATAATAATCAAAAAATTCTTCTACACAAGCACTATTGGGTCTTTCAAATTCTGCAATAATTTGGTTAGGATAAATTTCATTATCTAACATATCATTTAATATGGGTGGAGCAGCACCTTCTATATCCATTTTTAATACATCAATATGATTATGGTTATTACTATCCATCAATGAACTCAATTGTTCACAAGAGGATTCAAACACTTTACCTCTATGTTTTAAAAACATTGAAGGTGAACCACCATACAAAGGAGAAGAAAATCTCATAGTTGTTTTTTCAATCCAAACCGCTACCTCACGAAAAATGAATTTTGGATTATTTATTTTTTTAATATGTTCAGTAGCAATAATTGAAGGATCAAACATAAAAATATTACAACCATACTCATCACTCACTTTCTGGTCAAAATTTGTGTCATTTAACACTCCAAGAGAATAAACAATAGAATCATTAGATAAAGAATATTTGTTAGATAAATAATAATTTCCAACTTTATAAAATTCATCTTTCTCAATAATAGGAAGAGTCTGTTCATACCGTTTAGCAATCTGTCGCTCAGGATTAAAAAAGGTTAATAAATTAGAATGAATAATATGTCGAATAAAACGATTATAAATTTGATGGTTTATGTAATAAACAATACCTGTTCCCCCATCATGTATGTTGTACTTCATAATTTTTCCATTTCATTTACAATTCTTTCAGATGCCCTTCCATCATTGTATTCATCATACATACCCAATAACTCCTTATTATTTGGATTTTCTTTTGTTAAAAAATCAAAATTATCATCCCAACTTAAAGTGTTTCTCTCAACAATACTTAAAATTTTATTGTTATGTTCTTTAAATTTTATCATTCTATCTTTATCAATTATTTTAATTAATTCATCTTCTGAATTTAAACTAAAAACTCTCATCCAAAACTCAGCAGCTATCCCAGTTTCCCCACTAGCTATGTCAGTATTTTTAACAAATAAATTATCTAAATCAGTAAATGTATCCATACTAATTGTGCTATATAGATTTACATATTTTTTATTCAAAATCAAAGAAAAATATGATGCACTTGTAATAATTCCAATATGAGTATTACACAGATGAACAGCATAAAATAAATCTGTATCTTCCCATAGCAACTTAACTTTTGGTATCGTAAACTCAATATCACCATTTTTAATATTGAAATATTTTGAATACCGTGGATTATATGGTTCTCCAGGCAAAGCTTTATATAATATCTCATATTCATCTCCACACTTTTTTGCAAATTTTCTCAATAAATCCATACATTCGTCCCCCGCCAAATTTATATTGGCAAACCACAATATTTTTTCTTTGTTAGGGTCTAAATTATATTTTTTATTAAAAAGTAATGTTGATTCTAGATATGGTTTAAAATCATTTAAATTATCGTATTTGGGATTTCCAACTATAATACTTTTATCACTATTTTCAAAACCATTATTAATTCTGTTATTTAAAACAAAATCGCTATGTTCCATATAAACATCACACATATTTTGTGGGTATTGATTTCTAGAATACATCTCTAAAACACTTTCATATGTTTGAAACAAATTAGTATTTAATTCAAGTAAAACAACCTTTGTATTAAAAATCTCCTTAAACTCTTTTATTATACTTTGCTCAGGTTCCCATCTCTCCCTTGCCAAAAAAAGAATTTCTGGCACAAATGGTAAATGTATATTGAATAATGATTTTGATAATATCCCCTTAGATAAGTCAACTTCCTCTTTATAATCATAAGAATATTGAGATAAATCAGTACTAGTAATTTCCGATTCTGTATATAAAAAAAATGAATTATGATTCCTACTAAGTAATTCGTTATGAACATTTTTCAAATAGTTCACATATTTTTTGTCTGACGCAAATAAAAGTATATTCATATTAAATATTCCCACTATTTTTTAAATCTTGTACTGAATCATATCCAAAATTAGATCTTTTTAAATTTTTCCCTTCGTTATAATAGTTAACCACTATATGCCTATCACCATCAACTTTAACCTCAGTCCCACAATGAACTCCCCAAGTATCAAAAAGTATTAATGAACCTTTTTTAGCAATCACTTTCACATAATTATTCAATCTATCCTCCCCAAGCTCCGATTTACTAAAATTAGTTGGATGTTTTTCTTTATGTTCAGTATCTTCAAATTCATATCCAGGCCCCCAAACATCTTTTTTTAATCTTCTTAATTCATAATCTTTATGAGTTTTAATTATATAAGAAGTAGGACCATCTTTTTCCTCAACATCATTCAAATACAACATAGCCTTAAATGTTGAAGTTTGAAATGAATCGATATGAAGTCCTCTTGTGGGAAAATTATTAAATTGTTGCCTATCATACATTTGTACATGAACTGAATAATCATTTACATCTCCATAATATCTTTTACATATCATTTTTAAGAAACTATCATCCTTAAATTTTAACATATCTTCATTAAAACAATCTATATGATATACTCTTTTATCTTGTAATGGTTTAGTTGTTTTGGGACCATCATATCTTCTATAAGAACCATCCTCAAAATCCAAATCATCACCAACTTCAGCCCTCGTCATACAGGAATTTCTAACAGAATCACAAATTTCATCTGAAATATAATTTGGTAAAATGCAAATTCCATATTCTCTGAGACAATTTGTTATTGAAATTAAACTCTTCGAATTAGTAACCGTAACCTTACTTAATAATTGTTGATTTTTATCCATTACTTTTTACACAAAAGAAACTTGTACAAGCAACTCCTGGACCACCCTCACGATTGACATCTGTTATGTGGTCTACTTTCATTCTCTTTTCCTTCACGAACTCGTTAACTGCTTGATAAACCCCACATGGAAGCCCTCTCCAAATTCTCTCATCTGGAAAATAATCATGCCCAGCCAAAATTCCATTCTTCTTAATCTTTGGATACCACGCTTTACAATCTAATAAAACCTCTTCATATGTATGTGCAGCATCAATATAAACAAAATCAAAATACCCATCAGGAAACATTTTAGCAGCCTCTATTGAAAATTCTCTGACAACCCTTACGTTTGGCAACACTCCAAACTCCATCATAAAACTATTGTACTCACCATCTAATTGTTGCTGAGACTCTCCAAGATCATTATATTCTGGTTTGCCAGGAACTTCTTCCCAACAATCCACAGCAACAGCTAATTTAGGTTTACACTTAATTAAATTACTAAAATTTATACCACGCCTCACACCAATCTCACACAATCTTTCCACTTTAAGTTTAGATAAAGCAACATGTATATCTGGCTTAAAATTTGCATATTTCTTTAAAACTTCAATTATATAATCCCCAGTCATAATAATTTTCTCGCAATTAAATTAAATGTAGTATCATTATTCTTTATTTCATCAACAGTTATATTTTCTAACCATTCCATAGAACAAGTCTCCCAAAGATGATGTGAGTATGCATCTGAAAATTCAACAATATTTTCAAACATATCCCTTAAAGATTTTTGATGATAAGATGGATAAAAGAAACTTGTGTATGGCTCTATGTGTATATCATTGGGTATCTCTTTTGCTAACCTCAATGGATAATATACCGAATGAGTACACCAACCATCTGTTCCTGGAGCCCCACCTCTAAATGTATCTTTGAAACCACCCAACCAATTTATTCCAAATTGCGAATTCTTTTCCGATAGAATAACAGCAGGACATAAACCCTCAATACCACCAACACCTTGCTCTCCCATAACAAAATTATTTTTCAATAAATCTGTATAAGGTTTTACACAAATGGTATCCATATCAGTATAAATTCCGCCCTCATCTATCAAAACCTGTAATCTAATAACATCTGACATATGTGCCAATTCAGTTATTGGTATACCAAATATCTCAGTTGGTGGTTTAACCATAATAACATCAACCAAATCTCTTATCTCACTCCACCACTCTCCCCTTGGTTCCTGATTACAATAAAATTTTACTGCTTCTGGATTGTTGACCTCAATAGCCGATTTAATACACAAATAATGCACCAAATGAAAGCTCTGATACATTGGATGTTTATTACCATCATGTGTTAAATAAACATATTGAAAAACATTAGGAATCATAAACACATACCAAATTATGACCCGAAGTTGGGTTGATATCACCAAAAGACTTTATCTCTTTACCCAAATCATCGATATCTAACTTATTTATTTCTTCATCATAAGCTTTATAACCTAAAGAATGTATCGTATTAATTAAATCATTAATTTCATTCTCACTCAATCCATTATAAATTTCTGTTATAATAACAGGCCTATGCTCTTCCACTATATTACCAATAGTTTTCAATATTTCTTTATCATGCCCTTCTGTATCTATTTTTATTAAAGAAATTTTATCATTATCCCACTCTAAAAAATCTTCCAATTTAACAGCCCAAACATCTATTGGAATTCTATGACCAGTATTACCCACACCGAAATCAGTTCTTTGTGCATATCCACCATTACAAAGCCCATCATCCGAATAATGAAATTCCAATGGACCTTCTTCATCAGAAACAGCATAATTAAATGGTACTATATTAGAATTCACTTCTACATTTTTTTCCAAAATCTCATAAGCAGCAGGATTACATTCAAATGAAATAACTTTATCAGCAAATAAAGAATAAGCTACAGACATATTACCACTCTGGGCTCCTATATCGATAACTGTAGTGTTGGGAGTTATTATTTTAGAAAGATTATTAAGTTTATCTTCCGTAAACAATTCTGTTAATTCCCAATCTCCTTGAAAGGGGTGTAACCATCTATGATATTTTATATTATAATTCAATAAATTTAAATCAATAACCTCTGTACCATAATGATTATTGGTTTCTTTCAAAACTCCAATAAATTCTTCTCTATAACCTTTCATATCTTGCATATCAAATTCTACTATAAAAATTATTTTGTTCAGTTTGTTTATCGACATCTTTTGGATGTAATATACAAAATGGTTTATCTTCTGGAAGAGTAGAATAAGTTTTGTATCCTGTTATCATTTCATGAACCTTTTTCTCCCAACGAATATTAGGTCTATTTTTAAATATTCTTCCCTGCCAATCTGGAAAGTTTATCCACCCCTCTTCATTAACATTATATCTCCACATCCTGGCATGCTCCGGCGTCATACCCTCTACTGTATTAATTCTTGGCACCCAAAATAAATCGATTGTTGGATTATCTTCAATAATTGTATGAATATTTTTCATCATCCATCTACTTATCGCCTCGTCAGCATCCAAATTAAAACTATAGTCACCATTACATATCGACTTTAAATAATTTTTTTGTGCAGCAAAATCACCCAATAAATTTCTTTGTTCAAATACTATGTCGTGAGTAGACACATAGAAATCCAATATCTGTTTAGTCTTTTCATCATCAGAATAATCATCAAGAATCACAATCTCGTCTTGTGGTTGTTTCCACTTGACTAAAAATCTTAATAATTTTTCTAATGAATCTGTTTCATTATGAGTCAATATAGAATAACTAATTTTCATTTAGGTAGAAGGATCTCCTCCTGGTATATGAATCAAATCTTCAATTATACTGGTTACTTTTAAAGATGATAACATATCAACTTTATAACTACGATATGCTTGTTTAAATACATTATCAGCACTAATGACATCCGAATAAAATCGTTCGCTTGTCAAAAATGTTGGATCTTTTGAAGTTGATATCTGTATCCTAAAATAATCTTCCTTTAATGCTATCAAATTCTCCATACCAGTTGACCCCTTTTTAAAATCAATATAATTAAAGAATTTTTTAATCTTTGCAGGATTAATATAATTTATATTTAAACCCTCTATAACTTTTGATTTTTTATTATGATATAAAAATAAAAGAATTGGTCTGGGATCAGTTACCCCAGGTTGAGCGTAATTAAAAGTGACTATCATTCCAGGCAATAACTTACCAATAGGTAATGTCTGTTGTTCTGTAATTATCTTTCGATTATTATACCTCGTTGACATGATTTTTTTCCATTGTTTTTACTATATTGAAAGCATCACTATAATGGGGCATTTCAACTTTAGTTGCCTCTGTTTCCAATTTAGTTAATATATACCATATCAACTCCCCTTCTTTAACATCAGGAGTTATATAATAATTATCACTTGTAAAAACTCCAGGAAGCCAATTCCTTCCATTAATATTCTTACATACCTCTTTAAATTTAACATCCACATCATCAGCCAATTTATCTTTATACTCACTACTTGACGCATAACCACAATGCATACATTGCATACTTTGTCTCTCATCTCCTATTAAAATCAATGTCTCTTCTTCAACATCCCCATACTCTAAAATACAACAAGGACATTTAACCTTTAATCTTAAATCTTCGTAGCTCATTGTTTTTTCAATTTTGGTAATTTTAATCTATTTGATTTTGTACTACCAACTTTTTTTAATTTAGGTAATTTCAAAGATACTTGTTGTGGAATATTTTTTATTATATCATCCAATATTTTATTAAAATCAAAAGCCATTTTTTCTAAAGAAAACTTTTTTCTATTTTTCTTACCAAGAGATTTTGCCCTACCAGTAATTCCTTTAACATTATTATAAAACAACCGCAATTTTCTTTTAACATCGCCCTCACCAACATCATACCATTTAGACTGTGCTTCAATTATTGGTTTCCAAACCATTGCTTCTGGAACTTTCTTTAATTTTCCTTGAATTAATAATGATTCGGAAGAATTAAGAAAGTCTAAATGCCCACTCCAATTAGAAGCAATAACTGGTAAATCACAACAACTAGCTTCTAACATTGGTCGTCCAAACCCCTCACCATGAGTACAAGTTAAAAAAGCTTTTATCTTAGGTAAATTATATAAAATAGCCATTTGTTCTATTGTCAAATCCCCATGTAATAAATAAACATTAGGTAATTTATCAATACCCCCAAACTTCTTTTTTATTTCTTTTATTCTCTTAACAGTACTATATCTATCTAAAACTGAAAAATTAGACCCATTAGTTTTTATTAATAAAGCCGGTGTGGGTTCTTTAGGATCATTTGCAAAAGCCTCATAAAAAGTTTTAATCATTAAAGATATATTTTTTCTATCCTCACCATATGCACCTTTACCCCACAAACCGACATGAAGATAAACAATGGATTCATCTTTCAAGATTTCTTCCATTTCATCTTTAAAATTAGATTTTATTTTAGTAGTATCAAATGGTTTATATACATCAACATCAATTCCCTCAGATAAAACTAATACTGGCTTCTGTAATCTATGTTCTCCAACTTTTTTCTTTTCATCACCCGCCCCTTCCGACTTATCATAAACTGTATTAAGAAATGTTTTTTGAGTAAACTCTGATGGTACTATATTCAGATTCATTTTATTAGCACCTTCTATAAATTCAGGAGAAACTATATCAGTTTCAACCCCAGCAGTAATTCCTAAATTATATTTTCCTACTTGAGCAAATTCATTTGGAATTCGAATATCAATATAAACATCTGGTTGAAAATCTAAATTGGTATCTACAGTTAAAACATCTAACAATTTTTTATGCCTTGGTACTTTAAGATTTAAATGATTTCTTGGAGTTTCTCCCCACTTAGTATCAACACATGTTATATCAATATCATCCCTATCCATAATCGAATAAAAAATAGACCTAGCATGATCTCCATATCCACTACGAGTATTAAAAGGTGCTGTCATAACTACTTTAGTTTTCATATCTTCTCCACCGTATATCTTTTTGCTGGTTTCCAATTTTTAAATGCCCCATCCATAGACTTAATAAAGTTGGCACCCATTTCTTCAGATGTCATTTGATTGTCTTTACAGAACTGAGCTCCCAATGAACCAAGTCTTTTTCTTTCTTCTCTACCCATATCATAGAACTCACGAAGTAATGGTGCAGCATCTTCTGGATTACATCTATCATCCCAAATATATGGTGTGGGTGGAGAACCTTGTAATGAACGACTCGCTGGATAAACAGGTTTTACCCATTCACCGTGATTTTTGTATTTACCCCTATGGTTACTACCCAACTCAACATAATCATCTGGTATCAACAGTTCCCCATCTTCATTTCTAAATCCACATTGATCTTGTAAACCACCTGTAACATTTACAATAATGGGTGTCTCAACTGTAAGTGCTTCAGCACTACCTAAACCAAAACCCTCATTACTAGCAAGGTTAATATAGACATCAGATGAATTAAATAATAAATTCATTTCTTTATCTTCAAATGTTCCGCCCATATGATGTGTGTAACATACATCATAATCTGGCATCAAATGTCTACACATCCTTGGCAAATCAGTTCCATTATCATCTACTGGAGCACAATGGTATATCAATACACATTCATCTCGTTGTTCAGGAGTTAACTCATCCATAAAGTATTTATATGCCAACATAACATCGCCTGGTTGTTTTCTTCTAATATTTCTATTACTATATAATACTCTAAATTTTTTATCCGATATTCCAAATTTATCATTAAATTCCAAAAGTTCATTATCAGCATCATCAATTTTATAAAACCTACGAGATGAAATACCATGTGGAACATAAGTTACTTGCCAATCTTCATAATCTGGTAACAATCGTTTATTTATACCATAAGTCTGTTTTGATATTGCCATTAACAAATTAGAACTTCTATAATAATTTGTATTGTATTGTGGATCTGGTAAATCATCCCAAATGTTATAATAAAAAATTGGAATCTCTCTACGAATTTCCGCTTCCATCTCATAAAACCAAATCCAAAATCTTGGATCAGTATAGTGTAGTATTGCATCTGGTTTTTCTCTAACTAATATTTCTCTTACTACTTCTGGATTACCATATCCACTTGTTGGATAAATTGTCAATTTTGCATCATTTACCCCTGATATGTCTGCTATTGCCGCATCCATATTCACCACCTTACCTTCTTCAGGATGTTTTATAGCACCAGCCAATTGAACCCAATCATATTTATGTAAAGTTTCAACTACAATATCTTTAGATACAGTAGCTATACCACTATGCATTCTTAAATCATCCGACATCAACAAAATCTTCTTTTTAGACATATAACCTCACTTAACTCTAATCATTCAATAACTGTTTTTTTGATTTTTCTTTTTTAAAATTCTTTTCAATAGCGTTTAGCCGCTCTTCCATCCGTTTTAATATATCTCGTATTTCTTTCAAAATTCTATCATCAGATCTAGTTCCCATTCCTGTAGCCCTCATTAGAATCTACTCCCACTTATATATAATGCATCATAAGTTTCAAAATTTTCTTTTATAATATTTTCTCTTAGATACATATGCATTGATCTATTTACCAATTTTTGTAAATTCATTGTAGAATTAACAGTCTTTGTTTTAAAATCTCTATATAGACTTTCTATAACCTTCACGGATGTAAGTTTTACTTTCGTATCTTCCATTATATAACTCCCATTATGTATATATAAATATATATATATTATTCAATAATAAGAGTTTTTTTACCAAATTTTTTAGCATAATTTATAGTAGACATCGAACCATTCGATTTAACTCCTCTTGGAATAAATGCCACAACATACTCTGAATGAATTGCAATCTGTTTATTACGGGCAAAGAAATTCCTTACACTATATGGTTTTCCATAATTTCTTTCATGTAATGGACAATATAGATTATGTGATGTGTGTGCTGGTGGATATTCTTCATATTGTAAACCCAACTCTAAAGCATATTTCTTAGCATAAAAATCGGCACCTTGTGGACACCCACCACTTACAATTACTGTATCAGTGCCCTTATCATTCTTCAGTTTAAATATAAACTCTTTAATCTTCTGTCGGTTTTCGTATTTACGACTACCTACTATTCCTACTTTTAAAGTATCTTTCCCCATTCACAATGCTCCGTATCATAGAACTCACAAAATTTACAAGCACTACCTGGTTTTGCTGGATAATTTCTATCTATTCTATAATTTCCCTTTGAATCAAATATCAATTCACGAAATTCATGAAATGCCTTATTAACTTTATTAAGAGTAACACTTCCATGTGAAGGTTCAAATCTCTGCATCCTACTAACAGGCCAATCAGGATCTTTCGGTATCTTTCTTTTAAGAATTAAAAACTCCACATTTATCTTATCTAATGGAACATCAAATTTATCTGAATAAAATTGTTTATATAGAATTAATTGTGATGTCTTATAAAAATTCTTCTTCTGATAATGCACCCAACCACGAGTAGCAGTTTTTAAATCTATAATCTTTATATTATCATTAATCTTATTCTTTATCACCACATCAAGAAAACTTCTAAACTCTACTCCAGGCTGCAACTTTGTAAATATAGGAAGTTCTATACCAACTAATTCATAATTATTTTTCATAAAATATTTGGCTCTATGCTTCTTAAAATCTTTAATTATCTCAACCCCATCTTGATAAAACTCCACCATATCATCTTGACTACAAACATCAACATTATGCTCTTCTCTAATTTTAGTGAATTCTTTTATCATCTCATTCTTCAACATCAAATCCAATGGTAATTTTTCAGCATCTTTTATAGTATTATTATAAAATTCAGTAAGATAACTTTGTATAACAGAATGCATAGCAGAACCAAATATAGTGTAAATGTTACCACTACCTATACTCAATTCATCTATATAACGAAGTTTCCACTTTAGGTTACATTCGTTATAGGATGTAAACTGTGAATGTGATATTGATTTTAAACTCATACTATCTCGTCAATCATCCCATAATTCAAACAAGTCTCTGCATCCCACATTAAATCATGTTTCAATATTTCATCAATTTTTTTCATTGGAACTTTTGTATATTTCTTATATACATTTTTTATAGTTTTCATCATCAAATCAAGATTCTGTTTCTCATCTTCAAAGTTAGCATATGTTCCCCAAAAATTACTACTTAACTGATGAATCAACATATAAGAATTTCTACTCATAAACCGACCATCACCCACCACAGAAATAAATGTGGCAGCACTCGCACAAAATCCATCCACATATGTTTCAACTGGAACTTTACACCTCAATATAGTATCCATAGATGAAATACCAGCAGTAATTGAACCACCTCCTGAATTTATCAATACTTTTACAGATGGTGTGTCCACATCTAAAGTTTTTGACATCGTTAAACTTTTAGATTCTAACTCACCTACCTTTTTATTGAGTTCTACTGCACTTTCTCTATTTACATTAGCATAATAATAAATCTTATTCTCATGAACTGATATAAATTTATCTGGTTTACTACCATTTGGTTGTGCACTTTTTGGTTTAGGTGGTTTCTTTTCACCCCAATATTTTTCATTCATTATTTACCCCACTTTCCTCTACTGACAATTGTTGCCATAATTCCATAATTCGATACATCTAAATATGCATCTTCCATTGGTTCACCTTCAACTGCTGATTCTCGGTTATTCATTAACAAATTTTTTAATCTCTGTATCTTATCATTCATCCTAAACCATAATCCAGTAAGTGATAAATGAACCTCATCTTCTGTTTGTAATTGTGTACCTACGGAAATGTTACCAGGACCATAATCGTGTTGTTTGTGTAAAAATAATACATATTGTTCTTTTTGTATTTTCTTAAATTCCTTTGTCATTTCTGGCCATTCTTCTTCCATCTGTTCAACTATGTGATTTTTTTGATTCAATTCTTTTGGCATATAATCTGTTAAATCTGTTTCTTTTATATCCATAATATAACCTCTATATTTATTTATTCAAAGACTTTATTTTTCTCTTAATTTTTTTATTCAAATAATACACATATATATTTTTTGAATCTCTATCTTTAAAAAAGATATTTTTGTCGCCACTATCATAGCGCCTTTTTATCTCTCTACTATATGGCCTTTTCCTCTGATTCATAGATCTACTATGCATTTCCTTACCATCAACCATCAATATAATTCCTTTAGAAGTTTCTCCTAAATATTCAAAATTTGTAGCCCTATATATCACACCGGTGTGCCCATAATGTTTATCAGCAAAAGAAACTACCACCTCCATATCTGTATTTTGTTTTAACCACTTAAATGTTTGTCCAATAAAATAACTCTCTGTATTCTTAAATGTGTCGTCTACACATACTAATCTTCTTAATTCTAAGCACTTATTAGGATTGATAGGATTATACTTAGCTGCCGTTGCTGGCATAGACGGATAAGCATACATCATAGCCCCTATCATTGTTGGCAAACCAAAGTTACCTTCTCTAAATAATCCAAAGTGGTATAACGATTGAACCCCATTTACATTATGTGAATAATGGTGTTTTTCAATAAACTTAACAATACTTTTTCTTGGTATTTGTTCAACCGTATATTCTGTAACCGACATTCATTTTATTTGTTCTAAATTAGTAAGTTGTATTAAAATAATACATAATGCTAATATTAAAGAAATAATAGTTTTCATTGTAGGTATCTCATCTAAATAAAGCCAAGCCAATAGTCCAAAAACTATAGTTCCTATACCAAAACCAATTAATCTAAAATTCCAAAAAAATCCAAAATGTTCAAAAGACCATTTTGTTGAATACCAAAGAGCTGGGGCAATAAAAGCACTCAAGAATATAACAAACCATTGTTCTTTAAACCACTTAATATTAGGCCAAACATAATGTCCTTGTAATTGCACAAATGCTATTATATTAGCAAAAAAACATGCAATAAGAGCATATAACAATTTACTCATTTACCAACTCCTCTCTTATATATTCTATTATATCACCTTTAGGATTCCAATCTAATATCTCATTAGCTGTACCATCTGTGCATAAAGTTTCTCTCATCTCTCCTGATTTAGCATCAATATATTTAGTTGGATATTCACCACTACCCATAGGCGTTATGATTGAAAACGCCTTAGCTATTTCATTAATTGAATAATTTTTTCCAGACCCTAACTCAAATGACCAACCAGAAAATCTCCTATCCACAACACCATGCATAGCCTGCATACACCTTACCATCCCATCTACTACATCTTCAACATGAATAAAATCTCGTCTTTGTTCTCCATCACTCGTAATAGTTAATGGCTTACCTTCTCTATATTGTTTTTCAAAGACTCCAAGAACATTACAATAAGCCCCTTCAGTAGTCTGCCCTGGCCCATAAACATTATAAAATCTACAAATACAACTTGGTATATCAAATAACTCGCTATACATTTTTACTATCTCTTCAGCTTGCCACTTTGTAAATGTATATGGATTAATATATTTATCACCATGCACAGATGATGTTCCAGCATATACAACAGGTATTTGATTTCGTCTCGCATCTTCCATTATATTAACAGTAGAATATATATTAGATTTAAATGTTTGTTCTGGATCATCAAACGATGGTTGAATACGAGACAATGCAGCTAAATGAAAAATCACAGAAGGTTTGTCTTGAAAAAACGAATAATACTTTACCTCTGATAAATCGACTTCAAAATATTGACAACCATCCACTTCATTTTCTTTCTTACCAGTAGAATAATTATCCAATGATACAACCTTGTGCCCATCACTTACCAATCGCTTAATTAAGTTAGAACCAATAAATCCAGCACCACCTGTAACTAAACACTTCATTTTAATCCCATTGTTTTCATTTCTTTTTTAGATTTTCCATATTCCCTCAATATAGATTTTAAATCACTATTGTTAAATAAATCATAATAATCTAAAGCTTGGCGAGTACTTACTTCAAAATAATCTACCAAATAGCCAATCAAATCTTTATTCACTTTTCTTTTATTACCACTCATATATTTTAAATAAACCTTTTGCTTTGGCAAAAGATTACAGTAGAAACGATACACAGCACTATGTGGCATCGTTAGAATTGTAAATTTCTGAAAATGATTGACTATTGGTAAATAATCTTCCTTCATACTTAAATATCGATTAATCATAAATGGACTAAAGGTTTTTTTATCATCATCGGTAAATGTATTCCAATCCCTCTTTCCAACAAATAATTCGTTAATCCACTTAAATAAGTTCATCCATTTCCCCACCAATATTTAATATCTCACCACAGTTTCCACAATTAAAAACTTGAACTGGAGCAATGACTTCTTTTCCGGTAGGTGAAACTATAGCCGATATTCTTTTTACCACATAACCTTGTATAAAAATTTTATTTTCACACTCAGCACATGTCATAGTTTCAGCAGTTGTTAAATCAACTTGTACTTGTTGTTGTGGTTGTTTTATTGGTTTTTGTGCTTTCATATTCATTATATTTTCCTTAACATATTTGAAATTGTTGCTATAAAATTTATCTCTTTATCGGGCACTAAAATATCTTGATAAAGGCCATTTGAAATCTCTGCTATGGCTTCAGCGATTCTATCATCAGCAAAATTTTCTACTTCATCATACATCAACCTAAATAATTCTGTAAAATCAGTAAAATTATTATTAGCCACCAACTGTCTAATTGTCCGTATATCATCACGATTTTTTAATGATTCAATAAACAATAATTTAAATTCATTATTCAACATTCCTTGTTTATCAACTTTCAACTCACCATCAATACATTGTCTTTGTAAATCATTGATGATTTTTCTCAAATCTGGATAACCAGCAGTTACTATTAATGCTAAATCATCCAAATCAAAATCAATATTTTCTTTTTCTAAAATGCCTTTTACATGAAGTGCCACCTCTTTCTTTGATGGTGGTATTATCTTATAAGTCTGACATCTACTTTGTAATGGATCGATAATTTTTTCAACATAATTACAAGTCAATATAAATCGACAATGAACAGAAAATGTTTCCATTAAATTACGAAGAGCTGGTTGAGCAGAATTGGGATTTAGGTAATCAGCCTCATCCAAAATAACAATCTTATTTGGTTTAAAACCAATTGAAGAAGCAAATGTCTTCAACTTGTCTCGAACCAAATCTATGTTTCTTTCATCCGATGCATTAATATAAAGATAATCACACTCAACATTATTAACAATAATTTTAGCAAGTGTGGTTTTACCACCACCAGCCTTTCCATAAAGAAGCAATTGTGGTACATTTTGCTCCTCTATAAATCTAGCAACCTTAACTTTTAAATTGTCATTACCTACATAAGTTGATAGGTCTTGAGGGCGATATTTTTCAACCCATAATCCATGTGATTTCATATCAAGTCTGTTGTGATACTAAATAGTATTTTGCAACAAAATTATCTATCTTAAACTCTATATAAGCAAGACCTTTAGAAGATACTTTAAGAGTAGCTTTAGAACATTCTTTATTAGCACTTAACACTTCTTTAAATAAATCAGCATTAAATATAACAGGATTTTCTAAATCAACAGCACCACTTTGTACAGCAATACTAATCCTATTAGAATTCATATCTGAATATCCAATTGTGAATTCAACCCCACCACTAACAGGAGTAATTGCAAAAGTTTCTACATCAGCCAAAGCACCTTTTCCACGAATGAAAGAAGTAATAAATTGTGAATTTAAATTCAACGAAGTACCAAACTCAGGTATCTTTTTCATTTCCGGCACATCAGGTATAACCCCTGTAGCAGCTAAAACATAATCAACAGAAAGTGTTGTATCTGTAAAATTAAAATTAACCGGCTGATTATCCACTTCGTTAACTTTAAAATCCACCTTATCTGAAAGTGTGGATAGCATTTTAAATAACAAAGTGGTGTCATACACCCCAACTTCGAATTCTGGTAATTTTTGTTTAGCTAAAGAAAGTTCACCAAGCAAACTCTTATCACCTGAAATGAATCTAGTAGCTAATGTCGTTCCATCAGAATTCCATGTAACTGAATTTACATTACCACCAAGATGGTATTTCTGAATAAAAGCATTTAATGATAGTTTATTCATATAATCTCCTATGATTTATATTATTGTTTAATTTACACATTTTTTTTCAATTTGTCAACTAAAAAAATCTTTCTACTGTATTTTGTTTATCTACGGGCATATCCCACTTCAAAGCATCGTAAAACATTTTTATTTTCTTTGTTAATGCCCTATCAAATAATTTATCCCTATCTATATATTTAGATATAAAATCCATAATCTCATCTGGATCATCATACCCCTTATATGCAATAGTATCTAAATGAAATGGATTACTTTTTAAATATACCCATTTAATTTTACTATGATTTCTAATTGGTTCCAAATGATTAGCATTAAAATGTCTCAATAAATCATTATAAGATACCGATGCTTTTACATGTACTGGAGCTCCAGATTTCATCTTTGTAAAGATATCACCTTTATTTGATTTATAAGAATACTTCTTAATCCCCTTTACACCACTTGGTAACGATATGTCAATAATTTCATTAGTATCTAACTTCTTCTTAAAACCTAATATGAAATTATCAATCTTTTCCTTATCAATATCATGAAGAATAGCTTTCAATATATTTGTCATAAACTTCTGAAATGCTGGTGGGAAAGAACTTCTAACAATATCTAATCCCTTTACATCAAGTTTCTCACATGTAGTACCACCATCATTGATAATCCATTGACCGTATCGTTTTTTAGTTACCCAAAAAGCACTCTTAGCAATAACCTCTTGTTTAATGTCAAACCGATGTTCTTCCTTAATATTCAAAAATTTACTTGAAAAATAATCATAAGATTTATTAATATAATCTTGCACTTCACTAGCGATATCCAAAATCTGTTTTGTCATAAACTTTACATCACCAAAATCAGCATCAGGAAATCTTTTGTTAATCAATGGAATAGCAGAATAAAAAACCGAATCTGTATCAGTATATATACAATAATCTTCATTTGTTTTTAAAATTTTATTATAATAATAATTAGCTATTTTCTCTGTAAATTGAATCAATGTAACACCAGTTGTAGTAGTAGCTTCAGCATTATCAATATCATAAAATCTAAATACTGGTAACCCCAATACACCATAAAAACTATTCAAAAGAATCTTTTGGACATATTGCCTTCTATCAAAATAATCATGTAATTCATTATTACCATCTTTACTATATTTCTTAACCAATCCTCTGTATTCAACTCTTTCATTAAACCACTTTTCAAGTATTGCTGGTATAACACCTTTTCTATCTAAATGATATAACACTCCATTAGAAGAAATTGATACCTTATTCTTATTTAAAAAATCTTTCAACTCACCAGTACTAAATCTACGAATGACTTTCTTCCCCTTTTTTACTGTATAAGTTTTTTCATCCCCTCTCAAAAATTCTTCAGCATCCCAACCATTTAATCTTCCAATTTTTGTTTCAGGTGATATATTCAATGACATAATAACAGATGGATACATAGAAGTTAAATCCAAATCAAACACCCATTCATATTTACCAGGATTAGGATCCTTCACATAAGCACCACTAAACCCAACGCGAGAATTATCATAACTCACATCATATCTTTTACTTGGAGCAACTAAGTTGAGACTTTTCAAATAGGTTAACATGGCACCTTCAATATATCGAGAACTAAAATATACTTCTTCATATGGTATTCTACCCATATGAGATACAGCTTTAGCCAAATCAATTAATTTTAACTTCTTCTCTAATGCTACAATAATCTTAACATCAACTAAGTTATATTCAATAAACTTTTCAATGTTATTTTCTAACAATTGGTCTAATGTACCTTCATACTCAACCTTACCCATACCAACTTCTATCTGACCTATATAATCCAATCGATAACTAGATCGACTTATAAAAGTAAATTTCTTATACAACTCCAAATAATCTAACGAACTAACACCAGCTATCCTATATCTCTTTTTATTCTGATTATAAACAACTTTACCTATTGGTGAAAGAGCATTAGCCATATCCATTCCCAAAAACTGAGTCATCCTATTATATAGATAAGGAACATCAAATTTATCTATATTCCACCCCGTAATTATTGTTGGTTTTATTTCAACCCAATACTTCAACAATGCTTGTAATAATTCATACTCCGAATCAAAAATTCTTACATTGTTTTTTGAAATCGATAAATTTTTAGCTTCACTCCTGAAGTCTTGTGTGTTTCCTAATACATAAACTTTATATTCTTCATCAATGTTATTATAAAGTGCGACAGAAGTAATTTTATTCTTTGCTTCCTCCGGCAGGGGAAATCCATCTGTAACTTCAACCTCAATATCAAAATATAATTCAACATGATCTTTGGATGGTTCATCAGAATCAGGATATCTATCCATTAAAATGCGAGTATCCAATGGTATATCAGACTCAAAAACTTTACCGGTTTTAAAATCTTCTTCTGACCAATAATTTATTTTTTTTAACTTATCACCATAAATGGAGCGATATTGACCACCTCCATCTTTTACATAGGCATAATTCTTAAATATAAAATTCTGATAACCAGCTACATCATCCCATAAGTGAACTTCAACTTGATTATTCGCTCTTTTCTCAGACCAAATATTCTGATACATTTAGATTATAAAATCCCCATTTTCGATATGTAAATATAACAATAAAACCCTATATAAGTCAAGATTATTTTAATAAAGTAACTATAACTACCTCACCATAATTAACCAAAGCATACATACCACTTGATAATTTACGAGTATCCCAAATATGATGCCCATTTAAATGATTATTATATACTTCTCTACCTAACATATCATATATCTGAACATGTCCATAACCAGTAATATTCATAACACTATTTGATGGATTAGGCCACACAAGTACTTTGGGTGCCTCTACCATAAATAATTCTTGTGTCAATTGTTTGAATTGAATTGGATCCAATATCTGTTGTAAGTATTGCATAGCTTGTTGCTGATTACCACCTAATATAATTTGAACCAAACCTATGACATCCAATACATTCAAATAACCATCTTGTGTTATGTCTCCTGCTTCTTCTGCACAAATATATGTATCAGTTCCCAACAACATATCTACTAAAAACATCACATCTAAAATATCTATAGTACCATTACCATCTACATTCCCACCTGTAAATACTAAATTGTCACATTGATCACACGCGTCACCCATACCATCCCCATCAGTATCTAGTTGGTCATAGTTCTGTATGTCTATGCAATTATCTATAGAATCCAGTATACCATCTTGGTCTAAATCTCTCGGTATATAAGATAATCCTAATTCTATAGCAGCCAATATAGCACCTTCAGAATATCCTGAAGCTGTATAGAGAACTTCGTAGTTATGATCTAATACTACATTATGTGGTATGTATCCATCTCCATAAAGTGTCCAAGCTTCACCACCACTTGTACCACCATCTAATATTGGATAACTTATCCCAAATGCATCTGCCCATCCCTCACAACTATAGGTTGACCAATCAAATCCATTTGCAATTACATTAACATATGTTTCGTTTTCTGCGATAAATCCTTGCCAAATACTTTCTGTTTGCGGAGCCTCCGTTTGACAGGATGGTCACCAAGATGTAAATAGATTAATCCAAGTAACCTTATTAGCTCCTTCTTCATATAGGCTCCAATAACCATCTTCTGTGTTATCATTAACACAAACTGGTGCTTCGAAATCAGGTGAAATATCCCCGACCTCTAATTGTCCATATACTTTATTACCACATAATATTATTGCGGCTAATATCCAAATTACAACAGACCACCATTTAGGTGATAAGTCTCTTAATAGTGTTTTCATACTTGACCTCCGATTGGAATTTCACATACATCATTATTACAAAATTTATCTATTTCTGCTTCTTCACCTTCAACACCAACAAAACTCAAATATCCAAGTTTCTCAGTTTCAAAATGATATGTTTTTTCATCTATTGCTTCATATGGCATCTGTTTGTAAGCTCCACCATTTTTTCTTGGTAATAACGATATACCTTTTAATCTATATTGAAAATAATTTAATACATGTGGCAGTTCTTCAGCTTCTGTTTCAGGATTGAATGTTGCTGTACAACTAACTTGGTTATCTGCCCAATGTCGTTGTAAGAATGCAGCTAAACTGAATTGTTCCCAAATCGAAAGTTCAGCCGCAGTTCTTATACCCTCCCCCGCATCAACGGGCACATCTACTACAACTGTGGAATCTTCTGAACCATATGCTGGTTCTACATTATATCCAGCTTTCTTTAATGGTTCTATTAACTCCGAATGTTTTGATAGTCTCATCCTACGGATATAAAATCTTGACTCTGGATAGTGCATTCCAGGAGTTGCTCCTACTAAGAGTGAAACCGTACCACTTGGTTTAACTGATGTTGTTTTAATTGACTTTGGTACTGCTAACCAATCACTATATTGTTTATCCCATTCTTGAATTGTATCATATCCATCTTCTAACCAATTTTTTAATTCTTCTAAACCATGTTTAGTAACAAACTGTGCAACACCGCTTACTGAACATCCAATTCGTCTATTTCTTAACATAACTCTATTGGTTTCACTCCAATGAGTCTTTCCAAGTGTTACCGTTTTGGCATACAAATAAGCATATTTAAGTGTCCTTTTATAGTCCTCTAATGACTCATGGTTATTTGGAAAAGTTTCTACTAAACAACATAACTCATATGATTCAAGTGATTGTTCAAGACAAGGATTACCACCCGCGACTCTATGGTCTTTATTATCACCACCATTTTGCATACGAGAAAATTTTCTCATATTATCCAACCATGCAAATCCTGGTTCACCATTATCATTAATTCTCTTACAAACATCAGTATAATCCATACCGAGTTCTGCAAATATAGAATTATTTGAAGTCCAACCATATTGTTCCCTATGTGGGTTTACTTCATAATTTTTAAGATCTAAATACTCATCATCCTGTGGATCACCAAATACAATTTCTGCTGTCCTTCTTACATTACCTGCGACAACACATTTACCAATTAGGTTCATTATATCAACAATGGTTGTTGTGGTTATAGGATTTTCTACATTTCTATTTAATACTTTTCTTATCTCTTCATGAATTTCTTCTAAAGGTTCATGTCCACTTGATACACCACCGAAACCTTTGATTGGTGCGCCTGCTGGTCTAATCTTTGTGTAATCAAATTGAATTTCTGATGTTCCATGAAAATAACTCTCTAACAATAACTTTAATGATTCTACCCATCCTTCTCGTGTATCTGGTATCTCATATTCTTCTATACCTCTATTTGGATTAGGTAATTTAATCATAACCTCACCAGCACCTTTTGTATCGAAACCAACACCAACACCTAACATACTTGCATCCATTAAAAAACAGAATGGTTTTGAATAATCATCCTTAATAGTTCCAGTTGATACAAATGCACAATTATTAAGTGCGGCATATAAACCTTTTTTCTCAGTAATTGGTGTTCCCATAGCCCAAAGACCTCGACCAGGCGGTAAGAACTTCATATTGAACATTCGGTCATACATTTCTTGAGCTGATGCTTGTGCTTGCCAAGGATTCCAACCCAATTGATGAGAATCTATCCAATTTTTTTGCATTGAATATGTCCCTTCTACAACCCTCTTGATGGTTTCCCACCATCTTTCATTTTTACCATTTTTTTTAACACGAGAATAAGTTCTCATATAGACCAATTCACCCAGACCATTAAATCCGAATGGTGGTTTTTTTCTTTTGTATTTGGAAACAAAATTTTCCGATAATGTAAATTTTTTACTCATTGACTACCTTATAAACCTTAAAATCTTATAAATATAAATATGAAAATAATTACTCATCATCCATTAAATCATCATAACGAGCAGATAATATAGCTTTAGTCTGATTATCACGATTTTTAATTTTATGTTGAACATCTTTACCTTGTACTGAACTCGATTCAAATATCTCTATCTTACCAATATTTGTATTGATGCGAGCAGGATAAGTCAAACCATCAGGACCAAACCGATTCTTAATCACATGAAAACGACCAGTATTACTTATCTTATCTTCTATCTTACGACTTAACGACACCACAAAGTCCGCCGTCATAACTTTAGCGTAAGATTCAGCAACTTTACTGGCTTCAATCACATCTTCATCCAACGCACTTCTGTTAGCTTGGCTTGCTGTCCATATCGGTATTTGCATTTCACCAGCCAATCCTCGTAAATCCTCATAGATACTTCCCAAAGCGTGTCTCATCTCTGTATGTTTATTTGTATCTCTCATAATATCAGCATAATCGACCAATACCATATCTACCTTTTCACCAAATGTAATGACCTTTTTCAAATGAGCAGATAATGTATTAACTGTACAGGATTTAGTTGGATAATACTTGATAGTTAAATTACCATCCAATTTAAATAACTTCTCCATCACTTCTTCTTTATGATATTTTAAATTTTGACCTTCAACACCACTAAAAATACTATCGTACCGTAATCCAACATAGGCTTCATTTAACTCCAATGTATAATGTACAACATTCAATCCTTTAGAAATTCCATAAGCACCCATGGCAGCCAATGTCCAAGATTTACCAATACCAGCTGGAGCAACTACAACTCCCAATTCACCAGCACCCAATCCACCTTGCATTAACTCATTTATTATATCCCACGGCGTAGGTGATGTTATTCTTGCCGATTCTTCATATCGTCTATCTATATCTTGTAAATAATCGTGCCCTAAATTTCTCTCAACCCCAGCTTGCATAGCAGTATCAATAATAGACTTAATTTCATCAGTATCACCATCAACTTCTAATATTTGAGCTGATTTAATTATAGCATTCTTCAATACTTGTGATTTATGAAAGTCCAATGCCTTATCTTTAATATAATCTAAATCAATTGCTTCTGTATTCTTATATACTTCTTTTAAAATTTCCTTTACATTTAATTGTAATACATCAGAATCAATTTCTTGTACTTTAATTTTAAATACATTCAATGTAATAACATCTTTATAATCTGAATAATATTGATGTATTTCTTTTAATACCCATTGAAATGCATCATTTCCTAAATATTTCTCATCCAATATATCATGTATTTGTTCAAGAAATAATTTGTCTTGCATCAAACAAACTAAAAACTTAATTTGGAAGGAATATCCGTATTCTGATATTGTTTTTTCTTTGCTCATTTATTCATCCAAAAAAGATGGAGTACCTTCTCTAATCCATTCAATATTTTGATAACCTTTCTTTAATACCAATTCATGCACTTCTTTTTTATTTTCCCTATATAACCAAAACTTAATCTTACCCATAGCTTTATGTTTTGGATGTGTGGCTTTGATTTCATACCATTTCTTCATTTCTTATTATTCCAATAATGTCGTAATAACATAAATTCAGTTATCCAATTATCAAAATTAGGTATGTGTCCCCATAATTTATCTTCAACTAATAATCTCTGTAGTTTATACTTAACAATTGTTGGTTTATATTCTCGTATAGCATCTGTTATTTTCAACTTTGTATGATTTGGTATATCGGGATCATACAATTGCATCAAAATATAATTTCTCTTTATAACCATTTGACTATCTTTAATAATATTTGAAATTCTTGTTGATTTAGAATTAGCACTATCTATTAACATTTTAACATCAAACTTTTGATTTTCGCTTAACATAGGATATTCCTTAATCATTGTTTTAGCCCCAATTCCTCTTACCCCCGTTATATTGTCCGACTTATCACCTTCTACAGTTCTACAAGTTAACATATTTTGTGGGTAAACTCCAAACTCTTTTTTTACCAATTCCTCATTATATGTAATTTTCTTTGTGGGTGAATATAACTCAACTCTATCAGAAACTAATTGTAGAAAATCCTTATCAGTTGACATAATAGTGCATTTAGAATCTTTTAATGTAGTGTTAGTTAAATAACCAATAACATCATCAGCCTCTACACCATCAACCGAAATTACTGTTATTGGTAAATGTTCTAAATACTCCACCAATCTAACTAATTGAATTCTCATAGATTCAGCTTCATCAGTTGGTGTCATTGTCCAATCAACAGTACGATTTAATCTGGAACTAACTCCTCTACCAATTTTATATTGTGGATATAATTTGCGGCGCTTTTTAGAACCATTTTTCCCATCAAACACTATAACACAGCGTGTTGGTTTAAACTTATTTATCCCAAAACGAATTGATTTAAGAAAACCAACTATCCCACCAATATGACTACCATCCTCATTCATAGATGGATTTACAGCAAAAGCCCTAATAAAAGTATTTAAACCATCAGAAATGAATATATGATCATCCGGCTTTCTACTAATTGGTTTTGTGACTATATCTGATTCATATTCTTTAAATAATTTAGAAAGTGATTTCTTACTCATCTACAAGTTCATCTGAAGTAGACACATCATCGATACCGAGTTTAGCAGAATCGTATTTTAGTATTACTTTATCACATATCAAATTATATACATATTTTTGTGTATCTACATCAGCCATCAAAGAACCCCAATCTTTAGATTGGAACTTATGTTCTTTTCCATCTTGGTCTTCAAATGTATACCAAGCACCAGCCTGTTTGAGTAATTTATGATCTTTCAATATACCCAACCAACTACCAAAATCATCAATACCTTTATCAAAGTACAGTTGAAAGTCAGCACTTCTCAAAGGTGGACCTAATCGATTCTTAATGACTTGTGCCCTAATCTTAATACCAACAGTATTTTTTTTGGTATCTTTTATCTGTCCAACATTCTTTAATCTTACACGAGTAGATGCATGAAATGGTAATGCTTTTCCACCACTTGTAGTCCAAGGGTCTCCAAACATTACACCAAGTTTTTGTCGAAGTTGATTAGTAAATATCAAACACACTTTTTGACGAGCAATCATCTGAGTTACTTTTCTCATAGCCTTAGATAAAATAATTGCCTTTGATGTAGCCCAACCATCTTTATCATAGTCGGCATCCATTTCCATCTTAGTGGAAGCAGCTGCTAAACTATCAACTAATATAGTGACTAATTTATCTTTACTTGATTCTCTTATTTTTGTAATAATTGTTTCTATTGTATCAAATATTTCTTCAACGGTTTCTAAATGAATATATAACATACTCTCTGTATCTACACCAATTGCTTGTAAAAATTCAGATGAAACAGAAGATTCAGTATCTATATAAACAGCAAGTCCATCTTTCTTTTGAGTAGATGCAAGAGCATGTGCTCCAATCAAAGATTTACCACTACCTTCAAGTCCATTTAATTCTGTTATTCTTCCAGCAGCCAATCCACCAAGTGGTTTATTTGATACAGCCAAATCCAATAAAGTAGAACCTGTAGAAATCCAATCCGTGACATCAGTTGGTGTTTCTTGCACCCCATCTAAAAAATAAGCAACCTGGTGTGTCTTAGATTGTTTATTTAATTCATCCGCTATAACAGTTGCTAAATTATCACGATTTTCAGTTTTACTTACCATAACTTATTCCTAATAAAGTAGGGGTGATGAATAAAAAGGAGGAAAATCCACCACCCCTTTGTTAATCCGTTATACGGATATTAACTATTGAACAATTTATCAAAATCATCTTCTACTTTAGAAGATGCTTTAGTCGTAACCATTTCAGCTTCTGGTTCAGCTTTGTCTTCATTAGCAGCCGATGGATTAAGAAAATTATGAAGATGTTCTTTCAACTCATCATAAGTTGGTTCTGTAAAGAGCTCTGCATAATTAGGTTGTTCTTCCAACAGATTTTTCTGCATTTTGGAATCTTCAGCCAAATCAGTTTGATTTGGTTTAACACGAATTGTTGTCTTACCATACTGATTTCCAGCTTCTGCTGGAGTCTGTCTTTCAACAACAATGTCACGGCCTGTCATAGGATCAGAAATATCACCGTAATCTGGATCAGCGATGATACCCAACAGTTCTTGATATACTGTTTTACCGAATCCCCAAAACTTCACACCTTCAGATTCTTCCCCACGAACCACAACTGGTGCGAATGTTCTCATCTTTGGTTCAATTCTTTTGCCTTGAATCCATTCATCTTTATCGCCGGACGATTTAAGTTTATCAGCAAATTGCTGTACCGGATCAGGACGACCAAAAGATTGTGGTGATAATACAGTTTTGTTTGGTACTAAACTGTAATGAAAAAACAATTCAATAAATGGATTGTCTTTTTCATGTTTATACGGAACAATTCTAACTTGTGTTTTTCCTGGTTGAGGTTTCCAAATAACAGAAGCAGTTGTGCTTGTGTTTTGTAACTGGCTTAGTCTAGATTTTATTGCATCAATATCCATGTTTATTCTCCTAGTTATGTTTAAGGTTTATTATCTATTAATAAATATCAATAGATGTTGTTTATGTTTTATAATATACCACTTTTTTACTAAAAAAACAAGAGGTTTTATAAATTTATTATTTTTAATATCCTGGTTGGAATTACTGATAATCCTTCTTTATTGGTTATCAATATTTTATTACTATAGACATCCCATGGTATTTGTAGAGTTTGATCAAGTATACCATTGTTTATGTTTTTAATTATTTCATTTAACGCATTAATTGTATAAAGTGTATTGGTTAATTTTTTCCTATGAAGTGATATAGTTTTCTTAACCAAACCAAAATCCAATTGTTCATTATTCTCTACATTATAAGTACAAATTAATTCATGATTTTTTTCTTCGTTCTGTAGAACATAAATTTTATCATATACAATCGTAAAATGTTTAGTTACATCATGAGTTGTTTGTTCAAGATCCTTTTTATTTGTAAAGGTACACAATAATTGAGTTTTCATTATTTCATCTTCTTAATCCATCCCAATGCAGGATTGTTGTGTTTCATCCGACTTGAATATACATTAGTTGGTGCTATATAGCCAGTATCAGAAACCGAATAACCTTGATCTGCATCAAAACCAACCCAAACTACAGAATTCACTCCGTCTGAATGTACTCTCTTAATCCATTTCTTTTCTTGATTTGTTCCCTTTACATCATAAACAACATAATCTGAATTAGAAAAGGCTTGACTTTTAAGCCCTCTTTCAGGATGATTATGAACCATAGTAGTTACCCATTGATTGTAATGATATATCTGACCTCTACGAATAGCATCTTCTTTACTTTCCCCCAGTTCTCTTTTAGCTTTTGGTGTTCTTTCCCATTGTGTTTTAGCCTTTCCTCTACAGTATTCCCACATTTTATCAAGCTCAGCTTGTTTATTAGGATAATCTGATTCAGGATAAAATTCTTCAAATACAGCTTCATTATCAGTTTTATATTTATCAAAATCTTCAGAAGAAATAGGAGTTGGTGTATTTCCATCAGCCGGATAAAGTATACTATAATAACTCATTAATCCATGCAAGACTTCTTTCGTACCCTTTCTCTTTTCACCATTCACTTCAATAGTTACATCTTTATCTTTAAATGTTGAATTATCAACTTTATTTGGCATTTGAGAAGCACCACCCCCAGCAAATTTAACAGAAGATCCTTCCATTTCATATTCTTGTGGTGGCGCAGATTTACCATCGACTGTAGTTACAATTGATGTTGGTGCACCACCCTTGAGAGCCAAAACATCCGAAGTCTTAAAATTACCTGATGATGGTATATATGTTTCATAACCTTCATTTAAATTACGCATAGCTTCAACTGTTTCAGCCATATATGCTGTCATATTGGTAAATTCGTTTTGTTCATATACTTGTTTACCTTTACTATTCAAAACACGATTACCCTTTTCATCAAATTTAGGATTCTTATTCTTAGTTAATGCCAACATCTCATTACACGCATTAGCAAAAGCTTCAGTATCCTTAGGATCAGCATTCTCCAAATCACGAATTTCATCAAGTTTTTGAGTAACATCTTTGATTATCTTGCGATTAAATTTATCCTTTTTATTTAAATTTGTATTTATTTTAACTAACATATTAGCAAGATTTTCTGTGGCATTCATAATACAATGAGTTCTTCCTTCAGGAGTAGTAGCATCATTAATATCACAAAATTCAACTTCTCCCACAGGTAAACCTTCTAATCTCATCTGTGAAACTGGATCATTAGGATCTGCCTTTAAAACAAAAGATCTTTCCGAAACTTCACTACCATCTTCTCTTTTTCTAGCAGGTATTGTCACTTTCCTACTACCATCTTTTCCTTCTGTTACAGTTCCAGTTACTCTTTTTCTATGAAGTTGCTGTGGTGACATAATAGTTCTACTCATCCCACCAGGCCTCATTGGAATTGGAACTCCAGTACTCTCTATAGTTTCAATCCATTTACCAATCCCCTTCTTTGGTTCTTTTTTCCCACTAAGATATCTGGCATGATCTCCAACATAAACTTTTCCATAACCTTCCTTATCGTCTTGTAAATAAAGTGCTCTTGATAATTTATATTTTGTTATTAAATTTTTAGCAATTTTTGCAGCTTTGATTTTGGATTTTTTATCACCTTTAGCCATTAATTGTTCAATATCTTTAACTGCTTCTATAACCTTTGGTTGTACAAACTCTACCGCATCACTATGATCCATTTTATCAACATGTGGTTCTTGAGATTGAGTCTCAACATCACTATCACCAGAAGCGTCATCAGCAGTATCTACCGCACCACCCTTTTCTTTTCCTCTAGTATAAATCTTAGACTTTAATGTACCATCGGGCTTAACCGAAGCATAAGTCTCACCTTTTTCAGCCTTCGCTTTAGCCTTTTTTACAGTTGAAGCTGTTTTATCAGGTTTAGAAGCTTCTAAAGCCAATATAACATTATCTATTACTTTATTATCTATTCCATTTGCTAAACATATCTCTTTCAATATAACAATATGACCAGCATCCTTTGGATCTGGAGATCCAGTATGTACCTTAACTCTCCACTCTAAAAATAATGATTCAACTAATGGATGTATTTCCATTCATATCTCCGTAATTTTTGCCAACTCTCAATTTTGTCACAAAACCATTTTGTTCAAGAATTTTTCTAATATTCGATAAAATATCTTTCCCATCTTCTTTTGAATAATCAAATAAAAAACTATCATAATTGTACAAGACAATTTCAGTCCCCTTATCTAATAAATAGTTATGTAATTCTTTTAACAAAGTAACATTTCTTTCAGTTTCATAAGACTGAATATAGTAATTAAATAACTTTTGTGGATTCATATCAGTTAAATTTTCACTTCTCAATGGCCTTTTATAAATATGTGTCTTTTCAAATCCTTTAGCATTCCAACCTTCCCACATATAAGCAATTGTATCCTTTGTATCTCCAAGAAACTTAACTTCTTCCGCAACCTTTTTTGGTATCCCACCATATAGATATTGAAATGTCTTATTCTTACCCTCTTTTACATCAACACCATACTTATCTGACAAATACTCATGCACTGGTGTCTTTGGAAATTTATATCCTATCATATCAGCTATTAATCTTGGATGATAAGCATCAAAATCAAATTCCACAAATATATCATTCTCAGGTATAAAACATTGTCTTTGTGTTGGTGTTAAAGCTGCATAATTAATGTTATTTATAGCATTTGATGGTCTTGAAGTAATAGTAAAAAAATTATAATTCTGATACACTCTATCTTTATGAATTATATCTGATTTACAATTAAATGTATTTATAAACTTCTTCCTATCAACCTTAATACCATTCTTTTCAATTCCATAAAAAGCTTTAGTAAAATCATCATGAAATTTTTCAAAAGCTTTTAAATTTATCATACCATCAACTTTATCAAATTTTATCTCCTTAGATTGTTCAACCATTTTTTGTAAAGGATAGAAATATGGAAAATCATCACTTTCAGAGTAAAAGGTATCAAATTCAAATTTATATTTTGGTACATTATGTTGCCAATAATTAAAAACATTCATATCAGCAAATTTTATTCTATGTCGCAAAAAAGTTCTATAGTCAAAACCAAGATACATATTATCTTTATCTATAACATCAATAATTCTCTCTCTATGATTCGCATATATAGTTTTATCATCATACATAAAGATGAGTTTATTTAATGGATGACATTTTGAAAAGTTTGGGTATTTTGTTACAGTTATCCCCATATCCTAATATAACCATTTTTCATAAAAAAACCAAGATATACTTAACTATTTTCTCCTCTTAACTCCAGTTGAAAGATTTTTACCGGATTGGAAAATACCGCTCATATATGTATTAAGTGCTTCAGTCAATGGGGGTTCAATTATCTCATAAATATCTAACATACGATCTATAAAATTATGTGGAGTTACTCCTTTATTTAAAGAAAATCCAACAGCTGATTGTGGTAGAATAAAATCAGTAATTCCCCAAGTGTTCCATCCTTGTCTGGGTGTTATAGTATAATAAATTCTTTTTGGACTTTCAACAGAACCAATAAAATCATCACTATTAGAGGAGTAGGGGGCCATCCCTTTCGCCATACTAAAACTCACCCCCAATAATAATCTAGGAACTCTTACACCTTCATAATCATCAGCATCCAAATACTTCTTAACAGCAGGGGGCCAGTGAGTTTCATCCCACCATTTATTAATACCATAGTTGAAACCCAAAACAGGAGATCCACCCTCTCCATCAGTTCCGTCACCTACCCATTTAGGAAGACCCAGTAAAGTATCCCATTTTTTTCCTATTATTCTACCAAATTCTTTATACAAAATCAGTTCATTTTTATTCAAAGATCCTATTACATGAGGTAATGCTTCATCCATATCATCAATAATACCCCTTACAGATTCCATAAAGAACTTTGGCGGAAGGTTTCGATACGCGCGTCGCCCACCCCAAGCATCCACATCACCCATTGAGTCAGCAGGTAATGGTGCATGAGGCCACTTTGTAAACTGTGACGATAATAAAGTGAATTGATATGCATAGATTAATGCAAAACCCGCACCGTTTTTGGGTATATTAAACCTTTGAAAAAGATTTCCATCATCCCATTGCCCCAATTCATCTTCACTATTTACATCATAGAAATTTGTTAGAATTTCAAACCCACGATGATCATTCATTTTAGTAGTACTACTAATTCCATCCAAAAGCCCTTTAGGTTGATTACTTTGTTGTTTTTTGGAATAATGTTCACCCATTTTTATAATAACAGTTTCCGGATCTACACTAATTTTACTCAATTCATCTGGATTAGGTCTCATCATTGAATTATATGTTGTCTCCCAACCAGCACTACTAACTTTATGATCAATCCCCATAGTTTGAAAATAAACTTTATTTTTATAATGTTCTGGTAAATAATTAATATCAAATACATCACCAATATGTAACAAATTATTTCCATAAGTTGTTAATTCTAACTCAACTGGTAAAATAGGAGACACATCATTTGATCTATAAGATGACATATTAGCCTTCTCGGCCAGTGCCAAAGAATACTCAGAAGGAGAATTAGCAATAAGTACTATCTTATCTTCTTCAAATATTTCTTTTGCAGTACTATATGCATTTTTTTCTTTATCATCTACCTCTCCATCTCCATCCTTATCCTTTAATATTCTTTCAACTTCTTTATTATATGCTTCTAAGGCGCCCCCTATCTTTTTATTATATATATCCGTTGCTTTCGCCCCATCAACTGATTTTGTTTTACCGGTAAAATCAGTCAGATCAACATCTATAACTTGATATTCCTTTATAGTAGGATCTGGATTTCCCATATCGGGTAAACTCTTAAAATATATTTTCTTTCCCTGACTTTTATCATCTAATAGTTTAAGCAAACTTAATTTCTTATAAGCACTCTCCTTAAAAAAAACTTTATCATAAGACATATTACTTATTGCTATCATACTAGCCATACCTGCCTTTGGGGTTTGAAATTTTATATCAGCACTCTTTACAAATCCATTTCCACTAGTTAAATCAAATACAAGTTCTACTGGTTCTTTAATTGATTGATTTATATCATAAAAACCTATTTGTGACTGAATATCCACTAACCTCACTTCGGATGCATCTCCTGATGTATTCTGCTTTGTAATTAATTCTTTTTTAGGGCTAGCCATTTTTATTTTCCATGCTCCCTTTGATTCTTCACTTATTTTATCCCAAATATATTCCAATGCATCATTTACATTTTGTTTTTTCTGAAAAGCTTCACTTATCAAAGCTGTCTTTATAAACAATTCTCTAAGTGGCATCAACCCATTATTGAAATCGTTAGCATAAATTTTTTCTTGTTCTTCTTTTGTTAGATGTTTCGAATTATAAGATTTTGTCCAATCTTTTGGCATCATAAATACATGTAATCCCTCGTTTTTAAATTTTGGTTGCCTTTGTATTTCATATAAATTTTCATTCCATTGTATTTTAGATTTTCTAGAATCAAAACCATAAGTTAATGATTCACCATCGGATTTTGATGTCACACCCTCTTCATCATCCACCGTCCAAACACTTTTAACAAAATTATTTAAAAAAACATCTTCAAATAAACCATATGAAACATATAAAGCCTCTGCCTCTGCACCTACTTCATTTTCTACATTAGATGAATAATCGAACCACAAATACGCATTTTCATCTGTTACATCTGCATAATAAATACCTCTTATTAAATCATTTGCAGTTAACTTTCCCCATTGTTGTTCCCTTGCCACAATTAAAGTATCAAAAAACTTTTTATTAGCTTCTTTCAAATTAGGATGAGAAAATGGATTTTGAGTAAGATTATGAAATTCCATTAATGGATTTTCTTCCTCAAATCCAGCCCTTGTAGTTAAAATCCTAATTAAAACCTGATCAATCATATTAGCAAAAATAAATTTTAAAGAATTTTCTTCTGAAATCTCAGCATCTAATAATGAATAATTTCTAGAGACTATTTCTACTGTACATTTAAAACTTCCTAACTCCGTTATACTAGCATCATACTTCCTAACAATCCCAATAACAACTTCTAAGTCACCCAAATTATCTCTAACTTTCTGTTGAATCTTCATATCAAAAGATTCCATTGTCATATTATCTTTTATTATTGCTTGTGGATCATATAATTTAAAATTACCAGAACTCCACCCAAAATCAACACAAATCAAAGCCCCAGGCCTCAAAAAGAAAGGCAAAAATATTGTTTCAAAATCTCTCTTATTATGAACCTCAAATTCAACACTAGTTGTTCTTAATGCACCCAATGCCCCTTCAGATTTTGAAGAAATAGAAGTTATTCCAGAAGTAGGTTTAAAATATGGATTTTTTTCATTTTGTACTCTGTAACTACCGTTTACTGATTCAGATGGTGATGGTGTTTCTTTATAAGAAAAATTCCTATTTTCATTTACCGAATGAAAAACCTTAACAGTATCGGAACCAGTTATATGAGAACCTGATGGAACCATAGCAGTTGCTGTCCACATTCTAGCAAATGGCGTTTTTCCACCAAGATAATCATCAAATACTGGATCTCTAGAAGATAAAAAATCTTTATCTTTTTTCGTAGAAAAAGATCCAGTTTGTTTTTGTAATAAATTTAACTTTTTTAAAATACTAGGAGATGGATTTCCTCCAAATATTCTTTTCTCTACATTTTCGGACATTTTACTTCAATTTTGCTTGTTCTGTAGATATAGGTATTCTTAATTGTGTTCCAGCTTCTATGTTATTACCTTTTAAATTATTAACAGTTGCAATAAACCACCACAAAGAAGAATCCTCATAATATTGTTGTGCTAACATATCACATCTATCTCCTTGAGTAGCTATTAATAATAAATCCGAATTATCTTCTTCTACTTCTGGCAAATAAGATGTAGTTAACGCTAAACCTACGCGTTTTTCATCTTTTATTTTTATTCTATGTGTTTGCTCGTGTCGTTCCACTAAATATACCTAATTTTTTATCACCATAGAACTTATCCCTATTAAGTCCTGGCGGTTTTTGATTCAATATCTGATAACTAATAGACACATCAATTAATTTAGCTAAATTAGTATCAGCATCCCAATCACCTGCTTCACTAACTGTATAGGTTAATGTTTTTATAAATCCAAATTGACCTTTGTTTCTACTTCCAATGTGTGCTACATGCAGTTCTGTAAATGGAGCTTTCATTCTAATCATAGCTTTATTATTATCTTCTGCCATATATTCAGGATAAGCCAAACTAGTCAAATATTCTATTTTTTCATACATAGCAAGCAACTCATCTTTATTATTAGGATATAACCTCAAATTAAAACTTAAATCTCTTTCGGCTCTTTCATAAAGATATACAGGCTCACTTCTACCAATGTAATTAGTTGATGTGAATGTTGGATTAACATTTTCTGTCAAACCAGTCACATAACCTCTAAAGTAAAGTAATTTATTATTTCGTAAATCTTTAATCTTTACATAAAAATCATTACTAGCAATATCAAGCTCTTCTCTACCAGTTGGTTTCTGTGAAGCTATTTTATCATTTGAAATTAAGTCGATTTCCTTATTTAACCATTTAGGTTTCACTTCCGCAGTATTTGCTACTAATTTTAAGAATGGCAATGCTGGATTTTGAGTAACCGCATCTTTAACAGCAGTAAAATTTTTACGATTCGTAATAGCTTCTTTTACCGTTACAGGTTGCCTCTTTGGTAGATTAAATTTTCTAACCTTCTTACCAGCAAGAGGATTTAATTCATCTATAAGATTAGTAAATACACCCAATTGATAAACTTTAGAAAGATCCTCAAATCCAGATTTAACCAAATTACTATACTGAAATGCTATAGTTCCAGGTCTTCTTATACTACCACCACCTAAACCTTGAAATGATGAATTAAGAAAATTTAAAAATCCAGTATTACCCCAACCAGGCATTGGAAATGGTGGTAAATGTATATTAGTAGCCAATAAACGAACATTAGATGTATTTACTAAACTTCCAAGCAGATCAGCAAATGTATCACGAATATATTTTTGAATAACAGCTATTGGTTGACTCCAATCAATCTTTCCTGGATAACCATCCCAAATTTTTGTTGGTGATATAGTGAACATAGATGAAAACATAGCACCTGTAACATTTTCTTTTACCATAAAGGAAGTGCCGATAGGTGTATCGAAATAAAACTTAGATAATCTTGACCAATCTTCTTTTGACTGATTAAATGGTAATAAATCTCTATTATCTCCTGATCTTATTGTTCCTTGTTCTACCGAACCTATATCGTTAACAACATAAGGTTCATTTCCTCTCACACCATCTGGAGTACTTCTTATATCCATATTACTCCACGCTTGACCTATACTCCACGCCATAGTATTTATAGTAACCTTTTTACCATCCCCAGTTGTTCTGCCAGTATCTATTAATATTCTATCAGTTTTTGCTGTTTGATTTCTATTATAAAGAGTATCGAAAACAAAATCACCTTCACCCAATCGGTTGTTCTTTCCTAACTCAGTACTTACTTCTACTTTCCTAATATCAGGATCAATCATCTTCCCAGAATGTTCGCCATAAAGTTTTAAATCTGTTTCTCCGAATATATTAGGTTTATGTCTAACATCAATACTTCTTCTAGCCAAAGTAGTAAATTCACCATCTAATACATCTCTAGCTATTGGACTATCTATTTGCCCCTTTCCAATCTCATTTATTAGAATTAACTTATCATGTTTACCTTTACTACCAAATGTATGTTCATCATCTTTTATTAAAGATTGATGTGTTGTTAATTGAATAGATTTATTAGCAAAAACCGAATCCATTATTGGATTTGGAGAAAATCTTCCAAAACTATTAACATCCCCATGATAATCACCCACCAATGTATTTGCCGATGTTACCCTTTCCATATAATTTTTACTTATATCTCTATAGCCAGATTGATTTCCTATATCAGGACTTACAAGTGGTTCATTATCAGCTAAAGCATTTTTGCTTAAGTCACTAAATACTGATGTTAAATTTTCTAATCCTGGCATTATACTAAATTCCTCGGTGTACCATGTGCAAGTTTATTAGTTATAGATATTTGTGTATTGTCATGTGATATTTCATTTTTAAGTTCAAAGGCTCCAGCAAATTTAAGCAAACTATTGTCAAAAACGTCAGCAAATTCGGATTTTGTTAATCCAAATGACTTTTGCATAGCACTCTCTCTTCCAAAGTTTGGAGCTAAAGTTGGTTCAACATTATCATCTGCAATACTTAATAATGATTTTTCTTTCATAATAATTTCAGGATCTGCTGAACCACCTTCTATATCAACATTAGCAGTTGGGGAAACTGCTTGAGCATAAGATGTCTCACCCAAGTTATGAAAAGATTTTGCCTTCGCTGCTTGTGCTGCCATCATACCACCAAAACCGATTATAGCAGGGATCCAGAGTGCTGGATGTTTGAGTGCAGCAATTAGTGATCCTACTCCTTTCACATAAGCCTCTGTAAAAGCGGCTTTAGCAGCTATGATTAACTTTCCAGCCAAAAATCCGAGAGCAGCACCCACCATTGGTAACAACCAACCCATTTCATCTAAAGCACCCACTAAATCATTAAACACACCAAATACTGATGTCACTATTGGAATAATACTATTTAAAATAGGACCAAATGTATTTGTAAGTTCAACACCAAGTGATTTTATTTGACCAGTCAAAACGGCTAAATTAGAAAGTCCTTCCTCTCCTAATAAATCTCCAAAACTATTTGTAGCTAAAGCACCAGCTAATGTCAACTTCTCTGTTTGATCAACCATCTTAGCTAACTCTGCGGAACTAACTCCAATAGACTTAGCCAATGCTTCTCTTTGTATTAAATTTAAATTATTAAATTCTTCCTCTGAACCCAATTGGCTTACTATTTCTCTAGTAGCACCAGCAATATCATTACTAAGTGCCAATTCCCTAGCTTTTTGATAATTTAATTCCCTACCCAACAATACCGAAGCTTCCACTTCAGCAGCTACAGAACTTTCGAAATCCAATAAACCTTCAGCAATTTTTGCAGCAGTATCTAATGATAATCCCATCCTTCTAGCCTGCACAGCAGCTTCAGCAATATTATTACCACCATCCTTTGTAAACTTAGCAATAGCTTCGGTAGAACCAGCTATATCTTGCATTACAACAGATGGAGCAACTCCACTTTGTCTAGCTAATTGAAAAGTACTCTCTGCCAAATATTCTGCTTCATCTGAAGTGAGATTACTAAGTTGCATGAAATTACCGATTAACTTTGCAGCCTCATCAGTTGATAAGCCGATTGCTTTACTTGTATCAAATATTGTAGCAGATAATTTGGAAGCCTCATGCAAAGTAACTCCAAAATCTGAAGCCAATGTACTTGTTATAGAAGCAACATCCTCTATACTACCACCAATTTTACTTACTTCTACTTGCGATTCTAATAAATTATCTTTAAAATTATCACTATATCCAACTAAACTACCAAATTTCTTTCCAATTTCATCTACTGTACCACTAAAAGAAATAAGCATTGCAATTATTGGTGCAAAACCTAAAGTTGCTAGCCCTAATGCTTTATTGAAGGCCAACATCTTCTCCGTCACTTCGCTTTGAGCAAGTGCTTCCTTTTCAACCGCTTCAAGCAGATCAAAATGTGCCTGACCAAGACCTTCAATCTTTCTTCCGTTCTCATCTTCAATTTCATTAATTTGAGCCTGAATATCCGCTTTTTGATACAAACCATCATTCACACCCTTCAACAATTCCCTCAGCTTTAATTGTTGTACACCACTCAATTGATCAAAACCTGCCATTTCTTTTCGACCAGCCTGTAAATCGTCATGCAAATCAACTCTTTCTTTGGTGGCTTGTAATACCTTTCTTCCAGTAAGTAAAGCTAATGATTCAGCAACATTTCCTTTTACTAATTGAGCTGCTATATCACCTAATGATGTTTGTTGTTTTTTCAGTAAATTTGTTCGAGCTTTATCTGCCCCAGCAATAAGTTTAGCAGTTTTAAATTGTTGAACTAATGATAACCCTATATCATCAGATGTAGCCGCCTGCTTTTCTTTTACACTAGCAATATAATCTTCTAAATCTGCTTCTCTTTTCTTTAATTTAACTAATTCCTTTGAAGCCTCTACACCCAATTTACCTTGATTATTATAGCGTGCTTGATTTTCTGTAATTTTTAACTGATCGTCTTGAATCTCTCTAAGTAATTTTTTTAATTCTTTTTGTGATTCATTAGCCATTAATTTGATTCCTTAATATATTAATAAATATTCAAAAAGGATTATTTCTTTGGATTGAATCGCCGTGGAATAGTAGGTTGTTCTTTTTGATTAGATTTTTTTATTTCATCATTCTGTTTTTTAACAAATTCAGTATGTTCTTTGAAATAAAAATTTCTCAAATGGACTGGCATACTATATAAATCATTATATGTAAAGCCAGGATTGGAATGTATAAAGTAAAAAAGGTTTTTATGTAAATTTAATTTATCGGATGGACTTTGGCCAAAAAAACTCTACAGTCAGCGGAATTGACACGCTAACTGTTTGACCTCCCATTTCGACTTCCGATGTCAAATCAATATCGGGTGATATATCACTAATATAATTTCTAAATGCGGCCGAATCTCTAGCCAACATATTCTGTGAAAATTCATTAATAGTTTCTTGTTTTGAATCTCCATCAACTTCTGTAATTGTATATCTTAATCTAGTAGATATATCTGTGCTATATCCAACTTTTTTAGATTGTTCTAAATCTTTTAAAATCATGCCCTCTTCTTTACCAGTCAACAATCTAAATTTAATATCTGTTTTTCCTACTGGTGTAGTATATTCAAATGAATTATTTGAATAATCAACATTTTCAGATAATTCTTTAAATGGACATTTAGATAAATCAAATGTATATTCTATTTTTTCATCAACATCATTTGGATTTCCTATTTCTACTATATATTCTGGTCCATAAGCCAATATACGGGCTGCAACCAATACAGCATTCTTATCACCCAAAACTAAATCTTTTTGACTAACTCCTTTAGTAACAATTAAACTATCTAATAACTTATCAATAACTACACCCTTCTTAATGAGATTTTCAGACATCAATATGTCTTCTTCTCGTGTGGTCATATATTTTAATTCCAATTTTCCATTGGCTACTGGTGAGTCTTTTGAATACACCTTGCCTTGTGATGGTAAATCTATTATTTCAGTAGGAAATTTATTCTCTGTCATAACCTTTAACCTCTTGTTTACTTAATAAACTATTTCTTTTTCGATACCATTGAGACAACAGCCTGCCAAATTGGTGTAATTATAGTATCAAAGATAATATCATCTTGCTTTGAAGGCGATAATTTAACAATCTTTTCTAACGTATAAAAACCAAGCAGACACCATTCCCAATTTTCTGATAGCCATTCAACCATTTAGAATTCCAGTATTGCGTAATCATAACGCAGTGTTAGTGTAATTTCAACTGCTTCAGATGCGGAAAAGTCTAAATCCCCAAATGTAGCATCTTGAATCCAAGAACCATAAAGTGTCCATTTCTCTACAATGTCACCAACAGGTCCTAATACTTGCATTGTAATATTCTTCTTATAAAAATCTTGATATCCATCACGACCAGTAGCAGATTCATGATGTAATCTAACCCATTCAATTACTGCAGCAGAAGCCGATGGAACAATTGGATCATACATCGTAATCTGTAGAGTTTGCCAACGACCTTTACCTTTAACATACTTAGTAATATTCATGTGTTCCAAAGGTACTTCGTCAAAAGTAATCTGAGGTCTTTGAGTCGTTTTTACCATAAAAGCGGGGATTCCACCTATTTCCATGATAAACCGATTTTTTAGCTTCGGTTCATATGGTGTGTAAAATACTTTACTCGCTTCTAATAATGTGTTAGCCACTTAATTTCTCCATATAATAATAAATATCAAATTTCTAATTTTTTACTCTGGAAATTCTGCACCAGTTGGTTGTACAACGAAATCCAGCACAATAAACTCAGCAGTTTTTGTTGGTTGTAAGAATATCTGCCCAATCAACATATTTCTATCAATAGTATCTGGTGTATTATTTGTATCGTCCATAATAACTCTGAAAGCATTTAATCCACTATTTGCCTGTACTTGTTCCATATACGGATTAACAACATTCAAAAATTGATTCCTTAAATCTGTTGTATTTTGTTCAAATACCAATGATTTTGAAGATCTAGCAACAAATTTCTTAACATCAATCAATAATCTACGAACATTTACTCGATCCAAAGCACTTGCTTTCTTCTGTGTTGTCTTTTGTCCAAAAGCCGTAACACCTTGTCCTGGAAATGTAGCAATCGGATTCATATTTGAGTCATACAAGTCATCTCGTTGACTTTGACTTAATTTCTTATATGCCTGAACTGCACTATCAATACCACCTCTATTCAATCCAGCAGGAGCGAACCAAGGTTGTCCAATCACATCATTAAAATGATAAACACCAGCCATAACAACTGAAGGCGGAACATATCGATAAACACCTAAAGATGCATCTTGAATCTGTACCCAAGGAAAGTATGTAGCAGCGTAACTTGAATTACGAGCCTCTGTATTTGTTTTAGCAGTAGCTACAGTAGATGTTTTTGAAGTGTTGTCATAAACTAAGAAACAATCACCTCTATCTTCACAAAGTTGAATAGCATCACCTATAATTCCATTATGATGAGCACCCAATTGATCGATTATTCCAGGTAAAAATAATAAATTAAAATCATACTGATCTTTATTTTTCAATAAACTAATAGCAGCACCATATCCACCACCAACAGAAGCACCAGATGGTTTAACAGCTGAATCAACCATCTTCACACCTTGTACATTAGTATTAGTTATATTATCATAAAATTTAAATGGATGTTCTATAGAATCTCCAAAATCACCAGCAGTTTGTTTAGTACCACCTTTTACATCACCAAAAGCACCATCATAACTTCCACTTCCCAATGCCGGAAGAAAACTACTTGGATTATCTGAATATTCTTGTGTTATATTTCCAGCATTATCTAAATAATTTGGTGTTTTTACATTAAGAGCTTTAACTCTAACATACTTAGATTTATTTGGAAATTCAGAATCAGCCTCATCTCTAAGATAAACCACACCATCTTCAGCATAAAGTTCTTCTTTATAATTACCAATTCTTTTTAAAATGTAATCTGGACTTTCATTATCAAGTGACAAATTAGTATATGTTTCAATTACTTGTTTAGAATTGTGAGAATCATTACCTGCACGAATTAATAATGTAAATGTACCTTTATTTGTATTTCTTTGAGATATTTCCCAACGATAATTAGTAGCTCTTCCACCAAAACTTCCGGAAGTCCAATGATCGTTTGTAGCAGCAGAACTCGTCAATTGTGTTAAAATATTATTTGTAGCACCAATAGAACCAGTATTATTAAATGCAGGACCATCACCCAAAGCCTCTAAGGTGAAGAATGAAGTATCAGTTCCAGCAACACCAGTTACACCAGCAGTTGCAGTTCCAATCGTTGTGTTATGTGTACCAGTACCTGCTATTACTATATCATTACCAGTAGTAGCAGCATCAGCTTCTACTGTAATTACACCACCATCATTAGTTGCAGTCATATCACTTATACTATTTACTAATCCAGTTATATGTTCAGCAATAGATTCAGCGAAATTCTCATCAAGAAAATTATCAACATAAACATCAGCTTCATTACCGGTAAATGTTAACTCATTTGTTCCCGCACCATCTATAAATTTTATTCCTTGTGCTGTAGCGCCACCAACTTTAAATGTAACTGTGGAAGTGGTAACAGGATGAGTAGCACTAAAGGTAATAGTATTTGACGATTTTACTGCAGTAACACCACCCGTTACGGCCCCACCAACAACAGCAGTTGCTCTATTTGTATTTGGTTTACTTACCCTAACTATTGTACAGGGTCCACCCTGTTTTAAATATTCTTTAGCAGTATGTGATGTTAAATACTGATAAGAATCAGACCCACTTATTATAGCCTCTCCAAAAGTCTGAACATATTCCGAATATGAACTAACTACGGTAGGTGTTAATACCGGCCCCTTTACAGTTGGACCAACAATAGCCGCCCCAATAGGACCAAGCGCTGCGGGTAAAAAACTCTGGTCTATCTCATTAGTATAAACACCAGGACTTACAATTTTTTCAGCCATTTATTATCTCCAAAGGTGATTTTGTACATTTTAATTCATATATAAATATAAATCTAAAATTGAAAGACAATCTATGTGTTTATTTTTTTGCTTCTTCTGGCGAATCAACTGGAGTAAATGTACCAGTTGAAGGATCTAATTGACCAGGACCATACTTTTCAGTAATATCATTAAGTACCGTCTGTTCACTTTCACGAACTTTAGCCAATTCATCCATCAAATCCTGTTCTTGTTTTTCAATATTAAGTTGTGTTATTTTCATTTGTCCAAAAAGATTTGTTATCCTTAAATATTCTTGTTGTAAAGATTGAACTTTTTCTAAATCTTCTTGTTTAAATTTTACTTCTTTTGCCATTTTATAACCTCATGTTTAGTTGTATATACATATATAATTATAATATTTTTTCCGAAAACGATACTTTTTTTGATGAATATTTTCTCACCATTTCTGATGTTTTACCAAATACATTATCAGTAAACTCTGGTATCATATATCCTTTAATTTCGATACTTAATTCATTTCTTATCATTCTTTCACCAGCATCTTCCATTTGTTCTTCATTCGATATATCGCCTGATAATGCTGATAAAAACCTATAGCTTGTTGGATCACCCCAATATGTTTCTAAATGTTCAATCCATATTGTATTTAAATCATTCATTTGTTCCATATAAGATGTCATCATTACTATATTATAAGTACATAATACAAAATCTGGCATACCTGTTTTTACAAATTCTTCAACTGGATTCTGACCAGTCAATACTGAAAATCTATCATAACGGTTATTTTTACTCCAACCATTACTTGCCCTAACAACACTTATAAATTTACCTTTCACATCCATATCAAACGATAAAGGCATATCAGGATTCATAGTAAGTGAAGTCCTTTTAACCACCATCACAGGTAACATTACTGCACCATTTCTATCTCTAAGAGAAGTATTGTTTCTTATAGATTTCCACCTTTCTTCATTTCCCCATAATACAGGAACTTTAACTCTCTCGTTAGCCTCTATAACAGTAGGTTTCATTATATTTCTTATATGACTTAATACAGCTGTATCAATATCCTTTAATCCTATTGCAAAACCCTTACCTGCATCTTTTCCGCCTGGTTTTTTAATAACAACTTTAGCATTACCTTTATCACTACGAATACTCGTTTGTTCGGCTCGATTAATTGTCGATTCGTTTACTGTATTTGTATTAGTTACGGGTTTAATTGCCATTTCTTAACTTTCTCAATTTATCTAACTTATTATCAATTGTATTATCAAACTCTTCAGATTCCAATGCATCAGTAGAAACTTTATTTATAGCTATCTGTTTTTTTACATCCACATCAACTACTTCTAACTCACCATTACTCTCTATAGAATTATTTGATTCATCATAAATATTTTTTGTTTTTAATAGATCAAGTATTTCATCCATCTTACCGTCCATTTTACTGGCACTATCATCGATTGGTGGTGTACCAACCTTTTGATTTAATTGATGTGGTTGTAATGAACCTTGACCAAGAACAATCTCCCCAGTTTCTTCATTAACCCATAATTCTTTTTCTATTTTTTCAATTGCCATTTTCACTAATGGATGTTCGTAATCATCCCTTACAAGACTTTTCGGTTCTTGCTTACCATCTTTTCCTAACTGATACATATACCATTCTTATTTTGTTCGTTGTTCAATTTGTAAATTTGACATCCTACTACGATGAGCAGTTGCTTTTATCGTATGATTAAAATTTGGATGTCCTCCAATTAATTGTGGTTCAGTCACTCCATTCAATTCCCAATAAGTATCATTCCAATCACATATATCACCAGCTTCAGGATAAAAATTCAAACTACCACTCGCTAAATTATTTCTCTGTAACATCAAATCAATCGATGAATTCACATCTGGCCCCACTTCATTAAATTGACCAACTTCTGGTGGATTAAATCTAATCAAACAATTAACTCTAAAACCAACATTATAATACTTTATAGTGGATTCTCCATAAATATTTTCATCAGTATGTTCAACATTTACTTTATATATATCAACACTTTGTCCAACCATTTCATCAATCAACTCTTCATTTAAATGATCGATTAAATTTATTTCTTTTTGTGTTATAAAAAATGGTCTTGTTAAAGCCATCTGTTTATCCTATATAAATTGGTAATGGTACTTTTGCCAATACTTCTTGTTGAGCATTTGCTTCTTCTGCCTCATTTCTAAATTTCTCAGTTAAAGATACAGATTCTAAAAATTCTTTTATTTCTTCTAACAATTGTGTTTTTTCTTCACGACCTTCTGCTTTCAACCCCTCACCATCAAGAGTAACTTCAGCATCTGGTATAGGCATAGCACTATACTTACTTCGTATAATACCCAATAATTCTTTTGCTAGAGCAGCAGTAAACTTCCTAATCCATTGACGACCTGGCGCATTTATTTCATTATAAGTTATAAATTTATACGGAACATTTGAAGGATCTGATACCCCACCTTGCATTCCTCCACTTGAACGGTTTGTATTCTTTATATCATCTTTAACATAATATTCAAACCATAGTTTATTTCCTGTATCACCTGATTGTGGTCTTGGAAAAATTCTTAAGTTATTATTATGTAATTCAAAACTATAAGCACTTTTTCTAATCAAATCCGATGTTTCTATTTGATTTGCTCTAACTATATCTTGCGATATTGGTCTTAAAATAAATGATATTGCAGGCGATACATTTCCAAAACCAAAGGAATCTAACATAGTTCTTTGATCAAAAGATCCAGCATATGGATCATAAAATCTAGTTATAGCAGCAGGTCTATCATTAAATACTCTTTGTACTTCTATTCGTTTATAACTTTCACTCACATCAGCCCAAACTTCTTGTAAATCATAATCTTGAACCGAACCACTTAAAGTAATATATCCTCTTTTCAATTCCACATTACCACCAACATTAGCCAATGTTCCATATTTTTCTGATAATTGTACTGATGGACCAGTTGAAGGTGTTACAGGATTAGCAGAACCAGTACTCATAGAACCAGATATTCTATTTTTCTCTCCATATTGATTCCACATCCAATTTCTAATATTGTAATTATTAATATGTTGAGAATATTCACTTATTGATTCTTCAAAACAAGCATAAATTGAACTTGATGGAATTTCTAATTGTAAAACAGGATATCCCAATCTACGAGCAACCCATTTAGTTACCGATACAATATCTGAACGAAAAGTTATGTCAGCATCATATGTACCATATGGTGTTTGATTAGATCCATCTTCATAAGTAGTAGGATCAGTATAAGCATAATCTAATTTTGGCATTTACATTTTCTCCTACCTATAAATATTAAGATAATAAAAACAAAAAAGGGGAAACCTAAGCTTCCCCTTTTTCAGGTTATTTAGAGTTTAAACTCTAGATTAAAGCGTATCTAAACCAGAACACTTAATCAAAGCATAAAACTCAGGACGAATCATCTTCTTAGCATAACGCGTCATCACACCTTTACGTGGAGTAAAATCGGAAGGATCATACACCAACGGAGTTGTGATAAGCGGTACATAAGGACTGTAGACAGCACCTGTTTCTAAGAAATTACTTCCACGGAATCCAACCAAGATTTGGTTTTCAGTCATGTAAGGGTTCTTATAAACTGTGAATCTTCCAGCGGCTTGACCGACTTTAGAAATACCCATTGAAAACTGCTTAGCAGCGGCATCACCATCACCAGGTTGCGACATATATCCAGGAAGTGATTCAAGGATTGTGGCAACTTTAGGTGAAACAACAACAAAGTTAGCACCACCACGAAGTGTCAAACGATGAATTTCGTTTGATACTTTTTGGATTTTAGCAACAAGTGTTTGATACCATTCGAAGCGAGTACCATAAAAAGTACCATCTACGAAACCTTCAGTTGCAGCATCATAGTCCTGTCCAACTTTAGCATTCCAGTAATCGACAGTTACAGCATCATTAACAAGCATATCAAGGATTTCCAAATCGATTTCCATCGAAATGTAATCACTCAACATAGATGTCAATTCAGCTTCAGCATCGATTGAATGGTATGCGTTAAGGTCTTGAGCCAATTCAGGCGACCATACAGCTTTCAGCTTTCTGGTTTTAGCAACAATCGGTAAAGACCGAAGTTCCAAATTGACTTCAGGAATATTCAACGTATCTGATGTAGCATCACCCGCACGATCTTCAAAATCACCACGAGTTGCTTGATCAGGTTGTTTTGGATATTCAACATCCCAAGCACCATCAGCATCAGCAGAATCTGAAGCAGATACTATCATCTGTAGTTTTCCATTAGGCAGAATCTTATTAAATTGTGGCATATTCACAGCATTATTAGCACCACCAGTAATACCCCAAGCTCTTACAGCTGCAGTATCTGGTCGTACTAAAGTAGTGATAGCAACATCTACTGTCCAAAGTTGAGTTGTACCAAGACTACTAGCAGACAACTCTGAATCAAAATCAACATCTTTAAAAGATGCTGTTGCAAGATTTGAGAATGTTAGCTCTGCAACTGATGCACTACCATCAGAATAGCCATATTTTCCTACACCATAGAATCCACCTTCTCCATAAGGACCGGATGACCCAGATGGTGAATTAGGACCAGTTTTACCATGAATGGCATCACCCTCAGTTCTTCCACCTACCGCAGTTCCATATTTGAAATCAAGGTAGAATACAAGACCGGAAGGTAAGTTCATCGGTTGTACAGAAACTAATTCCTGTGCAACGATGTTACCAAATACTCGTCTTACCAAAGGTAGTGCAACACCGGACCATTCTTCATCACCCACACCTGCACCGGCGTTAGGGGATGTCATAGAATTCTCAGAAATCAACTGACGTGCCTGGTTTTCTAGCAATACTGCCATACCAGAGCGTTGCCACTCATTATCCATTCCTTCTAATAGTCCAGATTTTTCCCATTTGACCACGAGTTTTGAGGCCTCTTCCTTTTGCTTCTTTATAGGGGAAGCATCAAGAAGAGATTCGTTTACATAATTACTCATTTTCGTTCTCCAAATTAATTATTAATCTTTCAGAATACCAGCTAATTTCTTAAACCTAGATGCAACTTCACTTTCTTCTGTGATAATTTTCCTAGAAGTAGGTTTAGTTGAACCAGTTTTACGACTAGCTGCTTCTTGAACACTATGATTTTTAACTTCAACCATTTCATTCTTCATAGACTCTGCAAGTGTTGACCAAACTAACTTAATTTCACGAGTTGTTTGAGCTCTATCAAAGGTTTCAACAACTTTAAGTTTCTGTTCATTCGTCAATGCATATTCTTTAAACAATTTATTAGTGTAAAGTAATTTAGCGTTCAAAATATTCACTTCATGAAGCTTATCACGCAAAAATGTGACAGCTTCCTTATACTCTTTAAGCTCTGATTGCAAATAGTCAATCTGTTCGTGTACTTGTCCTTTACCAGGATCTTCTTCATCAGAAGCGGAAGCGGATGTAACTTGATTGTCACCTTTTCCGATACCAGATGAACTAGATTGTTCTTTAACAGATTCGTCTTTTTCTTCTTCATCATCATCAGCATCATCTGCTTCAGATACCACTTCTTCATCTTTTTCGTCATCTGCTTCAGTTACTTCTTTTTCTTCATCATCATTTTCCGACTCAGCAATTTCCTGTTCAAGTTCTTTAATTACAGCTTCTAAATCAAGTTCTTCACCTTCATCAGTATTTTCATACTCTTCAGTAAATTCATCTTCTTCAGAAACTACGGGAGCGTACTTAATGCCATTAATTTCAATGACACCTTCTTCTTCAAACTCTTCTTCACCTTCTTCATCACCCATAGCCATCTCTGGTTCAGGTTCACCCATTTCTTCATCATCTTCTTCACGATATGAATGAGTGCGTGCCATTTCTTCGGCATCTACAGCATCCATTTCTTCTTCATCACCCATTTCTTCTTCATCACCCATAGGATCTTCTTCATATTCTTCATCATCTTCAGCCAACTTGGCGGACAACATAGATTTGAGTTGTGGAGCGAAAGCTTCTTGAAGAGCTATTTTAGCATTTTCTAACGCCGTTTCACGAACTGCTTTTGCATCAGCAATAGCTTCTTTTAGTAAATCAGACATATTTTGTCTCCATATATTTTTTTATATTGGAATAAAGTTATTTGAAACTTTAATAGAGGTTTCTATTTTAGACACCTTAAAAAATACCAAGGTGTATTGAGGTACTAATAAATATAAATTAATTTAAAAAACATTATTATTTGATAAATTTAAATGCTTTTTTCTTAAAACTAAACTTTTCTTTTTTCTTCGTTTTATTACAGATGGTTTTTCATAAAAACTTCTTTCGTTAATCTCTTGCATCAATCCAGATATTTTTACATTCTTTTTAAATCTTCTTATCATAGATTCAACCTGTTCACCATCTCGTGCAGTTACATATAATCTACAATTTTTTATTTTTTTACTTTCTTTGTCTTCTATCACTTAAAAAAAATCTTTATACTTTATATTTTCTGTTGCAATTAATTTATCACTTATCTTTTGTTTGATAAATCTATCTGCTAAACCTTTTTCTTTAGAATATTTAGCATGTTCCCATTTCTTTTGTAATGAAACAGGTAAATCTGTCTCATTTAAACCATTATTTACAAATGAAGCAATTCTTCTAGAATCAACAATAGGTATTTTTCTATAGCGAAATTCTTCCAAACTTTTTAACCACTTTTGTATTTCATTCACCGTTACTTTCTTCATTTTCCTCTTCTACTAACATAGCTTCTGACAAACATCCTCTTGAAACAGCTGTGTGAGCATCCTCAATTAATACTATTTCTGAAATTGGTATAGGGAAATCATTTTGATCAAATTGTTCATTGAACACATCTAAAAATCCTTCCACCAAAGCAGTTCCCCCACCTATAACTATTGGTACAGGTTCAGGAAAATTAGGTACATTTTCAATACCCTCAAATTGAACTTTTAAGTTCGTTAATAAATAGTTAATAAGAGCAGCATAATAAGAACGAACCGCAATTAATATATTAGCTTCTTCAGTACCCTCGTCATATACATCAATTTTTGACTTTGATATATTTAAACTATTCGAAACTTCTTTTATATTAGTTACTTTTGCTTCTGAAACTCCAGTATCCTGTGAAACATTAGTATCTATCCAATCACCCCCACGAGCAACACTAAAAGAAAGTGCAGTCATTCCTTGATACATAACGGCTACATTACACATACCGGCACCCATTGAGATTGCAACGCCCGTCAAAGCACTATCTACTAATCCTTCATATCCAAGTGCAACAGATTCTTCTATCTTCTTTACATCATATCCGTATTGTTCAATAATTGTTTTTAATACATCTTCATGATAAGAAACTTCTCTTTTTATATCAATTGGTTTTGCAGGAATACAATAAACACAAACTTCTTTATTTGGTTTAGCTTTTGTTGGTTTTTTTGCTTTACCTAAAAGTTCACCAATAATAGCATTCAATATTGGAAGTGCGTCATTTTCTTGTGGATTCAGTAAACCACTTTTCATTGGTCGTCTTAAATGAGATGTACTGAATATCTGTGCATAGTTAAAAGCGTGCTGACCAACAATATGTACTCTATTAGCCTTTTCAACATATGGAATATTTTGTCGTTTTAACATTCTCTTTACTTGTGAAGATTCCCCCTCAACAGTTAAAAAAGCATTTCTTTGTTTTTTAATTTTCTTTTCTCTTGCTGCAATATAAAATGATGTACCACAATCTATACCTACACTCATAACCCACTCCTAAGTTCTTTTAATTTGTCTTTTTGTAATTTAACAGACCCTTTTATTGTTTCATCCGTATCTATTTTAAAATCTGTTGGTTTTTCTGCAACAATATGTTTCTTTATATTCACGTCTACAACCCCAATATCTTTTTTTGTTTTTGGTAACTCAACCTCAACAGCTGATGGTGTTGAAATAGTTTTATAAATTTCTTTAGGGTGTTTCCCATAATGATTTTTTAGTAAAAGATGTAATATTAATCCGATTTGCCATAAAACTAATGATATTAATATATAATTAAATAACCATTCTATTAAAAAATCTCTCATATTGTTCTTGTAACCTATGTTTTTTTATTGGTTTCTTTTCTTTAGATTCCTTTATTGGGCGATATTTTTTTCCGTTAACTGTAATTTCACCTTTTAATTCTTTGCCAGTTCTATATTGAGAACCTCTATGTCCAAGAGCACCCATCATTCCGCCAGCACCACCGCTTGGTTCTTCTGGTACATGCTTATCCATCATCCTACCAGCCTCTTTCTTAAAATTTTCTAACTTTTCATCAAAATCATCCCAAGCATCATCATTTCCTCCTTGGGTAGCATCCATAAATGAATCTTCCATATCAGAATACATATTCCCCAATTGACGAGTAAATTTTTTACCAAGTTTATCTTGATGATCTTCTAACCAACCAGCAACATCATCTGGTTCATTATAATCCTCTAACTCAGCTTTAGCTTGTTCCTTTGGAGAAGAACCTTCTGGTTCACCACTTGGTTCTTCACCACCAGAATCTTTTGCTTTTTTAAGTGCACTCCTTGCAGATTTCAGTTCATCCCATTCCTCTTGAGATGGTTCAGCCACCATATTACGCAAATTTGGGTCGTATGATGACATCGCTTGGTGCTGTAACATTCTTGAGTGATGATCCAAATGCTTTTCAAGTTGATCGTGTTCTTCAGAAGACATATCCGCAGGGTCTTTAGATAGATGTGCATTACCTGTAGCTTTTCTATTTGCATCTCTTTGGTCTGGCCAAGAAAGTTTTTTAGGTTCAGGTTTTGGTTCAGGTTTTGGTTCAGCATTCACACCATACTTTTGTTTAGGTTTATAATCCGGATCTGGTTGATTGGCCATGTGTGACCGCGGCCCGTCAGGTCCATGTTGAAATGGATCAGCGGCTATTTTTGTCTGTGTTGTAGGTTCTTTGCCATCATCTCCACCAGCACTATCATCTCCACCTTTTGCATAAGCCACTGCGCTTTCTTTATCATCACCAAAAGAATCTTGATTGCCAGTATCTTTATTTATTGCTTGCCAAGCTCCTTTCCCGCCTTTTGGATCTTCTGGATCATCACCTGCTTGATGTGCTTGCCAAAC